TACCAAGTGCCACAAGGTCTAAATACTAATCTGCATAGCTTTTATTGATTATTTTATCTACATAGCGGCAGAACTACCATGTTATTCCAACACCTGATAAAAATTTATTAGGATAATCACTTAACTAATTATTAATTATTATAGCATCCTCACTAATTTTTTCAGCTCCGTGATGGTCAAATACTATTGCGGGGATTCCTCTTTCTTTTAAGAGTTTATGCTGCTCATAGTCATTACTTCCCGCATCTGGAATTAAAACCAAAGAAAAATTATTTTCAAGAATATAATCTATACAATCATCTAGTCCATGCTATTTTCCTGTATGAAAATAAAGCTAAAGATTATTTTCTATCCAAGAAGGACATATGTTATGAAGATAATTAATTAAAGTAGCGGAAGCTGTGAATCCATCTGCATCTGGGTCAACAATGATTATAGCTTGCTCACTATTCTTTACTGCTTTGAATAAAATAGCTACCGCACTTTTTAGATTTTCTTCACCCAATAATAAAGGTGAATTTATATCTTCATCTGTTGTATTTATATAATCCTAAATTTCATTCTACTTTATTCCTCTATTCATAAAAATCAATTCAAGAGTAGATGGCTAGTTGTCATACTAATTAATTAGCTAATATTTCATTTATTTTTCTCCCATTCTTTACATTCAATTCCATTGTCATTTAGCCATTTCGCAACCAAATGCCTATGACAAAAATCAGATGGTTTTTCATAGCATAATAGACATATCTCTTTCTCTTGATAATTGTCAATAGTAGAAATTAATTTTAATAAATCTTGTTTTACTATTTCAATATTAAGCTTATTTAATACTTGCTCATTAAAACATCTTATATAATAATCATTATCGTGTGTTTTTTCCCACTACATAAAAAAAGTATACTTTGGTGCGAATTTCTTATATTGAAGTCCAGTGTACCATTCTGGTGCTTTTCCGCATATAGAAATAGGTATGAAGTTTTCTGGAAGATTCTTTAATTGAGCAAAATAACTTGTATACATTATAAAATCACTCTTTCTTTAAATAAATGTAAAAAAGTATCTTTTCCTGCGTCAACTGGGCTCATCTTATATTCTAAGTTATGTTCTTTGTCAAATATAAAAGATATATTTACTAAGCTTTTAAATTTCTTATTAAAGCCTTCTAACTTTTTAGTCCAATGCTTAAATTCGTCATCGCCAATCTCTTTATATTGTCTATCAAGAGCAATAACTACTTCTTGAACGCCAAGAGAAAGCAACAACTGAATTTGATAATTAATTATTGAGCTGCCACAGCACGCACAACTAATATCATTTTCAATTCCATAATAACTAGCATATTGTAATGTGGCTTTCTCCGATTCAAATATAATAGCTTTTTTCATTATCTTTATATTGTCTTTACTATTGTTCAAATTATACAATGAAAAACCAAGAGGATGATTATACATTATGCCATTAAATATTGCGGGTTTATATTTACCATATTGCTCTTCCTCTTGTATTAATGTTCTTTCTCTTATTCCTATAAGATTTCCATTTATATCATAATGCGGGATTACAATACCTTGGTTTGAGGGGTCATAGGCGATTCCCGCATTTTTCATAACATCATATGATATTCCTTCTCTTTCCCAGTTTAAAATATGCGGCTGAGGTAAATTATTTAAAATACTCTTATCAAATATTTTAAATTCAACTATTTGTTTATGTTCATCTATTGTTTTTATTCTTTCATAATTATTGAATACTTCCCAATCTTTTAATCTTTGTTCTTCATCAAAATCTAAATCTTGAGTTTGTATCCCAAAGAAATTTGCTATAAATTTAATAGCTTGCGGCAACGTCACTTTCTTAACCTTTTGAATTAATTGAAACACATCAAATACTTCATCACATTCTGTATAACAACGAAATAAGTTGGTATTTCCATAATAATAAAGTTTATGACTTGAGCCACCGTGACATATTGTACGTGAAACTATCAAATTATTTTTAAGAATAGGTTCTGCTCCTAATTCTGCTAATAAATCATATATTTGCTCTATTGTCAGGTTTTCTTTTATTTCATCTTTATTATAAGAAAATGACATAATTAATTACTACTTTCTACAACTTTTATTTGTGTATCTTCAATAGGAATAAAGTCATAATTATAACCAGTTACAAAGAGTGGGTCAATTCTACAAATTCCTCTGTTACTTTTACACCATATTAAAATATGTTCATATCTACTTCTACGGTTTTTATACACTGAAATCTTTATATCTGGCATCTCAAATCCACCTTTTCTGATTATTGGACCCAGAGCTTCTTTTTCCTCTTCTTCGACTCTAAGCATAATCATTCCCACATCAATTTTATCTCCAAGACTCTTTGCACCTCTCAAAAGATTTTGGTCAAATACTTTAGCTTCGACATAGCCGCCATTTAGCTGAGTTGATGTGATAATAAATACTCCATATTGCATTGCTATATCTTTTAATCTTACTCCTATCATAAATAAGATATTATCTTCTCGCAATCCTTTAACGCCAGTTTTAGAAGATATTTCGCTAAGAATTTTCATAGAAGTGTGAATATAGTCATAACAAATATATTTTACATTTTTAAGTTGAATATTTCTTTTAATGCAATTTTCAATATCTTGCATTGAAAAGTCTGGAAGCATTTCTATATAAAGTGGAGAATCTTGTAGTATCTTTGCCGCATATTTTACTCTTTCATATTCATCATTTTCATATTTACCAGTGAGAATATGTTCTTCATCTACTGCGGAAACAAAAGCTAACATCATTGATTGAATTTCTTTTTTATCTTGTTCTGTTGTTATATAAACTGTTGGTTCTTTTGTACCATTTGATACCCATTTATATTCAGTTAAATCAAATATTGTATCGCAAGCAAAAGTACAAGCATCAGCAATCATTGTACGAGTTTTACCGAGTCCTGTAGCGGCAGACCGCATATATACTTTGGAAAGCCTTGCACCTCTTGTTATAGTATTTATATATTTACCATAAAGAGGAATACCAAATTCAGGCTTGGCTTTAAAATCTTCAATTAATTCAAATATGTCGTCTCCCGCCTGACCAGCATTTTCAATAGAATTATCAACGTATTTACTTCTAACCTAAGAAATTCTACTATCTATTATATCTGCTATTTCTTCAAGAGAATGACTATCTAACCAATCTTCTTGTGCTTGTTTCTTTTTTGTGTCTAATATATTATCTATATCATAAAGCCAAGACAAATTAATTCCAGCTTTTTCGTACATTCTAAACAAAGTCATTTTTTTAACTCTGCCATAGTAATAATCAAATGCGGCGACCTGTGTATTCTCTTCCAACTTCTGAATGTATTCTCTACCTTTATTAGACTGATAAACGCCATATGCTTCTGGTCTTTGCTGTAAATAATCTTCAATTGCTATTATATCTATTTTAGTGACACCTAAATTATGCAAATTATAGATAGTACCAAAAAGAATCTTATGAAATCTTTCTGTAAAATCATCCTCATCAAAAAAATAATGAGAATTATCTAATACTGAATTATTTAAATAAACTCCGCCAATTAACTGTACAATAGCAGGAATATCAATATATTTTTCTTTAGCCATTATTAATCCTCCATACTATCAATATTAAACATTTTAGGTTTTTTAGTTTCTGCGTGCGGCGATGGAATAATGATGCTTCTTATCGTTGACTTAAAGTAGTTTACATCTTTATCTTCGTTTGCCTTTTGTGCTAAGAATATATTATAATAATAGTTGTATGATTCCTAATAAATATATGGTACAATACCTATGCCGTGATTTGCTTCTTCTTTTGAATTGCCTTTTATTTCATAAAACCATATTAAGCTTTTTAATATTCCACTATATGTATAGTTATATTCTTTTCTGTAAGTTTCTATTTGTTTTCTAACTCTTGGGCTTATATAATCATCGTCAAATAGCTTCATTATATATTGTTCAAGTGCTACTAAATCTGGGTCTTTTTGAGAAGCCATTTCAACTAATTCTCCTTCTGGATAACAAGCTTGATGAGCATATCTCCTTGCCCCACATTTTACGCCTTGTTCAGAATTTAAATCAAACTCTTTTCCGCATATTTTACATTTAACTATATGCTTTGCCGCCATCTTATAACACCTTTTTCTTTATTATATATTTATTATAACATATTTTATTAAAAAAATCAAGAGAAAGATAATTCTTCCTCTTGACTCTTAACTCTTTATTACTGAGCACTTACTTTAGATTTTTCTTCAAGTTCTTCGAGGTCAGAAACTATCAAACTAAGCATCTCAACTTGGTCACGGGAGCAGCCGCTAACTTTCTTTCCTTTACCAAGGTATTTATCTGTAATTTGTGTAATTCGTGGAGCGTAATATGAATTGAATTCTTCTTCTGAATGTGTATTAACAATATTGCTAAGAATAGAATTAAATTTGTTTAATAGTTCATCAAAATCAAGAACTGTAATGTTTGGAGCTTTTTCTCTTTCATCTGTTACATAAGCATTATTTGTAAGTTTAGCTTCTTCATCTATTGCATCATTTAATGCCTTAACAAGTGAATCATAGCTTGAATCAATTTCTGGGGCAATATATTTAAATCTACCGCCTGCCGCAATTGAACCATCCAGTGAACGTAAAGTCATTTTTACTTTTGACTGTCCATCTTCATATACTGGATGCATATATCCATACAGGTCAGCCATATTCTCTATAATACTATTATACGTAGTAGTTACAGAAGGCTTAATCTGTGTATATTCTGTACCATCCTGTCTTTTGAAAGTACCTTCTTTAGAATGTGAAATAAAATATACTGCATACCCAAGCTGCGTCATAGTACGGAAAACTTCTTCAAATTCCTTTTTAAGTTTGTTCCATCCCTGTCCATAAGGAATCTGTGAAATGGAATCAACTTCTGCTTGAGCACATACATATTTTTCGCAATAAACCGCTGCGATATCTACTGTATCAATGATAATTGTAGCAAACTTTTCTTTAACTTCGGGTTTCTTGAGTTCTCTTAAAACATCTCTAATATCTCTCCAAGAAGTTATATCCTACGCAATAATTCCCGGTATTGCATTATATCCCTTCTCACAAGCTAGGAGAAGAGGGCTTGGCATCTGAGAGCCAAGCGTTGTCTTTCCTACCTTTGGAGGACCGTACACATAAGTTATGTAGCCGCTTAAATCACGGGATACTTTATGAGGCTCAAGAGCCATAAGATTAATTCCCATTTATTTGTCCTCCTATCTTAATTAGAAATTAAATTCGCTTGTTGCTTTAGGGGCAATTGCCTTTGCTGGAGCAGGTGCTACCGTTTCGCCCTTAGAAGCATTGTATTCTTCATTTCTCTTCTTGATTTCCGCAAGAACAAGCTCTCTGTCCTGCTGAGCCTTTGTAAGTTCATCTGTTGTAAGAACTCCCTCTTCACCAAACTCATAAGGAACTGCCGCTCTACCTGAGATTACCCAATCTCTAACATTTCTTTCCTGAGTATCTACATAAGCTTCGCCCCAATCAGAAGCATCAACTTCCTTAGTAATTGTAACTGTTGTATTTACATTTTTACCCCATACCTTAATGAAATAAGGATTAGAAGAAGAAACATCAAGACTTTCAAAATCTTCAATACCCTTTTCATTAGTTACTTTAAGAGTAATAGGAAGAATTGCATTTCTAAAGTTAAAGATTACACCACGAAGATTAAGATAATCCTTATCAATATTCTTCTCGGGGTCTGCTTCAACTCTTGTTGCCTTTGTGATAAGCATATCAACAATAAACTTATTTCTCTTATTTTCCTTTTCCTCAGAAAGAGAATTAATAATATTAATGAAACCGCCTTCATTAATCATCTGAGAAACAATCTGATTGTCTCTTGAAGAATAAAATTCGTTAAGACCAATAGCGGTTGTTGCCTTTATTTTCATTGCTTCGTCCTTACCATTCTCTACCCAAGTAGGACCATCCATAATCTTTGAAAGTGCAGTGAATGTTCTATTTTCGCTACCTGCATTAGTTGTAGCAGTTACATAAGTATAATGAACCTGTACTACATTAAGTCCTGCATCATCAGTTGCAATATCAAGAGTACCAGAAATAAATTCCTTACCAAAATTTTTAGAAGACTGATTTGATACTGTCTTCTTTACAAGCTTGTGCTGAAAAACTCTACCTTCATAAGTTGCTTCATTTACCATTTTCTTCATAAATAATTTTCTCCTTAAATTTTTTTTAAAAAATCAAAAACACTATATAAATATTATAACATAAAATTTTTATTGTTTCAACTCAATGCTTTTTCTACTCCAAAATCTGTAATACTATAAGTAACTGGTGCGGTGGTTGCATCTTTCTTCACATATCCAGATTCAATAAGCTTTCTCATAGCACCAGATACTGCTCTACCAGTCATTGTAATTCCATCTCCAATGTCAATAGCTTTAAATACATTACTGAAATTGTCTTTGTTCTCCGCCATATACTTTAAAACTTTTGTTCCATTTTCTGTAAGCTTTTCAGTACCAACTTTATGCTTTATAGATTCAAAATAAGAGTAAGCTTCATCAGAAAGGTTCTTTCCGCTTTCTGTTATCAGGTTTTCTACTTCTTCAATAAACTTATCTTTGTTAGTCATATTAAATTACCTCTTTTTTTATTTTCTATAATAATTATATCATTATTTTTTATAAAATTCAATAATTATTCTAAAAACAAAAGTTCATTAGCATAAGGAAGTAATTCTACCCAATCCATAAAGCTTTCGCTCCATTCAGTGAGTTTATGATTTTTTCTTTGTTTAACCATAGAATATATATTTTCATAGTTCATAGTTACAGTACGAGTTTGAAGCCAAGATTCCGGAAGCCATCTTATTAATTCTTTCCAATATTTTTTATCTTTAGTTTTAAGATATTCAAGACGAAGTCTTTCTAAAAAACTAATATAAGATGTTATAGAAAAATCAACAGAATTAGATTCTTCTATATATCCTAAATAGAGACATTTTCCTGTATAATCATCTGTTTCAAAGCAATCAATAGTAATGGGAGTAGTTGCAAGTTTGTGCATTGTAGAAGTTGAGTTTGTTGTTACCCCAACGCGATAGGTATCAGCTTCCTTCCACCAATACAATGGGGCGGTAATATCGACAGAAACTTGTATCTGCCGCATGAATTTACGATGTTCTCCGCCAGCTTTTATAAGTCTTTGCATAAGCCGCATATCATGCGGCCCAATATATACAAACTATTCTATATTATTATCAAAATCAAATCCAACTTCATTATTATAAGAAAGCCAAGATTCATAATCTGATATAGATTTTTCTTTAAAGTTTTTAATATTTTCTCTTAATGATTCATTATAAGTAAACCAAGCTTCTGCTGCATCTTTTAATCTATAATTAACTGCTTTAGTATCATAATTATTATCTATAAATCCAAATCTGCTATCAGAGCGGGACCAGCTTTCAAGCGGATTCCGCATACCTCTTATTGCTCCCTCAAACCCAGATACAAGAGTTCTTTCAAATTTCATTTACTATTCACACCTTTCAAAGTATTATAACCAAATTCTTTTGCCTAATATAATTCTATATAAAACATTTCTTTTTCATTTAATTCGTCTTTACTGCACTCTTCCAAAAGTTCCCAAGAGAAATTCTATATGCCATCTTCCTGTATAGCTTGATAAAGTTTATTGCCGGGCGGCGTGTCTATACCCAAGCCGCACTTTGCGTGATTTTTAAAACGAGTACTTATATCAACACTCTAACCTATATAGCATTTATTATTTAACTAATTAGTAATTTTATATATACCAGTTACTTCTTTAGTTCCTAAAATATTATTACATAATGTATTCATTGGCTTTTGAAAATAAGTAGACCAAATTAACATACTTAGAATTCTTGGCTTATTTAATTGCTTCTTAACTCTTTCTAATACTTGAATATCATTCTAATCCTCAATAGATAAAGGTAAGCAATAAAAACTTTTATTATCTTTTATTTCCTAAGCCCTAGTTTGTGCGGCGGTTGCTGCATTAAGTGTATCCTATATCTTCCGTAGTTTATTCTCTGCCGCAGATATCTATTCATTTATTTTCGCAACACTATAATCATAATTATCCTTTATATCCTAATAATCTTGTTCACATTTTTCTTTAAATTCTTGTTTCTTTTGCTCTCTCTATATTGTTAATTCTTCAATTGCCGCATTAAGCTATTCTTGTCTTTCTTCTATTTCTTGATTTAAATTTTCTTTTTTATGTTCTAATATATCAATATCTATTTCTAATTTACTATATATTTCTCTCTGCTTTTTTCGTTGTTTTAAAAACAAATAAGTATATATACCATATGTAACAGTAAATACCAATATATCAACTATTATTATTGTTATTAAAAAATTACTCATACATTTATTCCTCTAAGAAAAAGGGAATAGATTATGTAACCTATTCCCTAAAATCTATATTAAGTAACAGCTATTACTCGTCCTTTGCGGGAACGTCTTCTGCATCAGGATCGAAAGACTTACCAGCTTCTGTAAGTCTAATAAACTTTACAGCCTTATGAGAACCATCATCAAGTTCAATCTCAGCTGGGATTCTCTCCATCAAGCCCTTCTTCTAAAAAGCAGAAGTAACAATACCATTTACACTTCTTACCTCAAGACCTGTAGCCTCAGAAATATCTGTTGCTGTGATGTTCTTACCATCCATATCCTTTACATAATTAAATACTGTCTTTGCATTATCCTTAAGCATAATAAATAATTTCTCCTTTTAATTTTATATAATTTGTTTTTATTTTAAAAGATGTAATTTTTTCATCTTTTTTATTACATATATATTATATCAAATATTTTTTATTTTGTCAATATAATTGCTTTGTATATAATCATCTAATTCAAGCATATCCGCCATACTATAGTTTCCTACTATACTAGCAATATTTCTTTCAATCTTGTCTTTTTCCTCTTGTGAAGCAGATATTGAATATTTATATTCAAGTTCCGCTATTCTTTCAGCAACTACTTTAAGCTTTTTATTGTTCATTTATTAACCTTTCTGTATATATATTATATCAAAAATTTTTCAATTAATCAAATTGGGAAACATATTAGCAAATTCGCTTTCAGTAATTATAGGAACGCCAAGTCGCTGAGCTGTTACGTTTTTTGATGAAGTGCTATTAATATCATTATTAATTAAGTAGTCCGTTTTTGAAGACACAGAGCCAGTAACTTTACCACCTGCCGCTTCAATTCTATTTTTTAACTCTTCTCTTTTGATACTTACAAGTTTGCCTGTAACACAAAAGGTATAATCAGTTAAATCAATTGCGGGTGTGGGTTCCTGAGTGCCTTCATTATAATCAAGTATTAAATAGTTTTTTACAATATCATCTAATTCTGTGTAGTTATATGTAGTTAAACTTTTGTTCATCTCATATCCAAAATTGGGCAAATGTGTGAAATCCTTTGCTTCTCTAAATGCTTCATAAGTTTTAAAATAATTTGCTAAATCTTTTGCTACTGACTTACCAATAAGGGGGATACCTGCCGCAGATATTACTTTGTCTAATGTTGTATGTCTTGCTGCTTCTATTGAATCCAAAATCTTATTTACAGATTTTTCTCCAAATCCTGCTTTTGAAATCCATTCAACTTTAAAGGTAGAAAGACTAAATACTTCTTTTATATTTCCAATGTATCCCCAATCAATAAGCTTTTCAAATGTTGCCTTTGATAAACCTTTTACATCAAGTCCGCTCTTTCCAAAGAAATGGTCGAGTATATTGATAAATTTTCCATCGCAATGAGGATTTATACAGTATAATACTTCGCTATCATTATCTTGCGTTATCTCTGTTTCTTTTCTGCAAATTGGACAAAAATGAGGAATAGTAAATCTTTTTGCACAACAATCATACTTATGAAAAGCACTGCTTATTTGAGGTATTATTTGATTTGATTTATAAACCGTTACTGCAAGTGCATCATTCCATTCTTCGGGATATATATTTTTCATAACACTAATGTTATGGAGACTCGCTCTCTGTACAATTGTGCCATCAATTTCAACAGGCTCAAATATAGCTACTGGAGTAAGAATACCTGTTCTTCCCATGCTCCATTCTATGTCTAACAAACGAGTTTCATATTCTTCATCATAAAATTTGTAAGCAATTCCGCCACGGCTATGATGATTTGTTTCACCCAAAGATTTGTAATATTCACAATCATTATACTTAATTACAATTCCATCTATTGGATAAGAAAGTTCTTTGCAAGTATCTGTAATATGAGTAATTATGTTATCAATAGTATCAATATCTTTAAGATAAATAAATGGTACAGTTACAAAATTTAATGCGTATAAATACATCAATTTGTTTGATAAAGTTTGTTCTACATCATTTGGTATATTAGTTATTAAATCCCAAGCTACAAAAGTAAGATTTCTATTAGCACATTCTTTAGAATCAAGCAGTCTAATAGAACCAGATGCAAAATTACGAGGATGTTTATACTGGGAAGAAAAAGGTTCAAAATTTTTATAAGTACAAATTATTTCACCATCTACAATAGTTTTTTCTTTGTTGCTAATAGTTTTAGGAATAGAAGGTATAATCATGGCATTATGTGTAATATCTTCTCCCACTTCTCCATTACCACGAGTTTCCGCTCTTACTAACTTTCCATTCTGATACAAAAGACTACAAGTTAAACCGTCCATTTTAGCCATGAAAATAACATCTTTATGATTTATAAACTTGCTTAAATCCTCTATATTTTTTGTCTTGTCGAGTGAGAGCATCTTATGACCATGTTTTACTTTTGTAAGTTCGTTTACAACAGTATAAGAAATTTTTTGAGTGGGGGAATTTGGTAAGGCGATTCCTGTACTCTCTTCTAATTCTTTCAATTCAAAATATTTTTCATCATATTCTTTATCTGAAATTATAGGAGTACCTTTATCATATAGTTCTGTATAATTGTTAAGTTCATTAATAAGTTGTTTCATTTTTTCTTCCATAATAATCAATCCCTTTCCATAAAACCTTTTCCATCAACGCTTAGCATACGAAAACCATTACATTTATTAAACTCTTCTTCTAATTCAGAAATAGGCTTGCGATTAGAAGAAATAAATTCTGTTTGCTTATTCTTATTTTTCTTAACTTTAAAATATTTTCTACCTTTTTCTGTAAGAGAAACATATTTTATTTCATTATAAGTTGTTATTCCATTCTTAACATCTTTACCAATTTCTATATAATCTGTATTTCTTATAATAAAATTCTTTTCATATTGCATATAGTCTAATACTGTATTTATTTCTCTTTTTTCTTTTCCAGTAATTAACATTAAATCAGTTACAATAACATTTTCTTTTCCATCCTTAGCTTTAAGGTATTCGCCAATCTGTATAGCTAATTTATCCATATCAATCAATCCCTTTCTTTATTTTCTATAATTATTATATCATAATTTTTTTAAAAAATAAAGAGGGAATTTATCCCTCCTTATTAAATTGTTATATCTTAGTGATTGATAATACTTTGCTATCTTTAATCATTTTAACGCCAATACTAACTCTTCCAAGAGATGGAATTTCTTTTGCGGCGACGCAGGTTGAATTTGGCTGTCCAGTAATGATTATATGGTCTTCCGCATCTACAGTTGCCGCACCTATAAGATTGCCTGTTGATTCAGAAGCCTTATACGTTAATAATCCTCTTCCCGCCCTTTGCTGAATTGGGAACTCACTTAATGCTGTTTTCTTTGCTATACCATTATCTGTAAATGTTGCTAAATCATCACTTTCTTTATGGATAGGAATACCTATAAGGACTTCATCATTATCAACTAAGCCTATTGCCTTTACTCCAAGAGCAGCTCTACCAACAGGTGCAATGCCTTTAGTTTCAAATCTAATAGCGTATCCCTTTTTACTTACAACAATCATTTGTTCATCATCTATGAAAGTTACATTTGCTAAACTATCTCCTGATGATAATTTAAGGGCGGTAATACCTTTTCCCATTTTACCATTACCATATTCTTCAATAGCTGTTTTCTTAATCATTCCATTTTTGGTTATAAATACTACATACTTAGCTTTAGAGTTTCTATAAAGCGATGTTGCCGCAATTACTTTTTCATTTTCCGCAAAATCTATTAAATTATATATTGAAACGCCTTTTGTATCGTCTGGTATATCATTTACTGAATATCTATACATCTTACCTTTGTCCGTAAACAGTGTTAATGTGTCAATAGTATTAGTAGAAATTGTTGATATAATTGTATCCTCTTTTGTCTTAATGCCCTTTGAATTTCTCTTGCTAATTTTAAAGGATACTAAAGGAACTCTCTTAATATTTCCTGATTCTTCAAGTATTACTACTACCTTTGCTGGTTCAGGTAGTTCTTCCTCTTCCTTCTCTTTTTCAATCGTGATTACTTTTGTACGTCTTTCATCGCCATACTTATTAGCTACGTCTTCCCAACCTTGAATGAGTACATTATTAAGAGCGGATTCACTTGATAAAATAGCTTCAATCCTTTTAGCTTCTTTATCTAACTCTTCCTTTTCCTTAATAAGCTTTTCAGTTTCCAGATGAGCCAATCTTGAAAGTTTCATATTTAAGATAGCATCTACTTGGGGTCTATCCAATTTAAATTTATTCTGTAATGCTATCTTAGCTTCTGTTGTTGAAACTGATTCTTTAATAATCTTAACAACAGCATCAATATTATTCAAACAAATCAAAAGACCATCAAGAATATGGATTCTCTCTTTAATTTTGTTTAAATCAAATTCAAATCCTTTTCTATATACGCTCTTTTCGTGATTAATGTGGGCTTGGAGGGCTTCCCGCCATCCATATACTTTAGGGAATCTACCATTATCAAGCATTGTCATATTAATGCCATAATAATACTGCAATGAAGTATTCTTATATAAGAAGCTAATTACTTTGTTTATTTTTGCGTTAGGTGTTAAATATATTTCAATAAGCGGCTGCTCACCTGTTAAATCTATAAATTTGTCTATATCAGGACAAGAGCCATCTTCAATTATCGCTTCAAGTTCTTCGCATATTGTGTTTGTATATACTCCATATGGTATTTCTGTAATTTTTAATGTATGTTCGCCTTTATCATAATCTATTTTTGCTCTAAGTGCACAGGCAGCACCAGTACCTTTCTTCAAGGATTCCTTTACCTCAGGTTCGTTTATTAGGAATCCGCCTGTTGCAAAATCTGGAATACAATAAATATCATTAAAATCACAATCTGGATGCTTAAGTAATGTTGCTAATGCATTATTAACTTCACGTAAATTAAACTGAGGTATAGAACTACTTACACCAATGCCTATACCCAGTGTACCATTTACAATGTTATAGAAGCCTTTTGATGGGAGAACTGATGGATACTTTTCAGTATCATCATAATTATCACGCCATTCATCTATTGTATTTTTATTTACATCCTCAAATAGCTGAGTTGATACTTCTGACAATCTTGAAGAAGTATATCTTGGAGCACCCCAGTTACCAGTTTCAATAAGGTTTCCCGCATTACCTTCAATCTCCATAAGGGGGTAACGCATGGCAAAGGGCTGCCCAGCCCTCATTATTACGCCTTCTGCGGAAGCATCTCCGTGGATGTATAACCGAGCTATCGCGCCTATCGCCTTCAACGTCTTTTTGAAAGGTTTAGATGGAAGAAAATTGTCTGTATACAAGCAATAGAAAATTTGTCTTGCGGAAGGCTTCAAACAATCTCTTACATCAAGCAATGCTCTTGACTGGAGAACTGCACCACTATATTGTATAAAGCTTTCTTCAATGACATCTTTTAAATCTACATTTGCCATTTACAATATTCCTTTCTTTTTTATTATATATTAATTATATCATAATTTTTAAAGTAAATAAAGATTATTCTTTTATTTCACTAAAATCAACATTATTAAAGATAAAATCTTTTCTAAAGTCAACTTCTTCGCCCATTAAATAATCCAATAATTCAATAGCTTCTTGCGAGTAAACTAAAGTATCCATTCTCTGAAATTCAGGAGTGAACATTGACCTTCTCGCTTGCTCTGGTGACAGGGCGCCTACGTATTATTTCTTTATTTCTAAAGATACTGACCATTTCTTCTCTTTATTAAAAGAGGATGCCGTTTCCCCATTTAATTGACTTCGTTTCCTAAAATCAAACTACGTATCAATAGTAGCGGTACTTCCCAACAACGGGAATGGTCGATACAGGTTAATTCAATTCTATCCAATGAGCTATTTCATTTGTATTTGGAATTTTTCCAGCCGCTCCATCGCTAGCTAAATGATTTGATAAAGTTGTTGCTCCACATTTTGCCCATCTTGCCGCAGCAGATATGGAGTTAAAGGTTAATTGAGTTTCAATATTTTTAACTTTTCTACCTTGATTTGAAGAATTTGTTGGCTTAAAATTAGGATTTAATAAATACTTTTTTACTGTATTATTATCGTGATGGTATTTTTTAGCTATAGCATTAATAGTCATTCCAGATTTATAATCATTTAACATTAAATTTACTTCTTCTTTTGAATATCCTCTTTGTTCATTATTTATTCCTACAAAATTAGAGGGTATAGATTGATTTTTATGTTTTTCTTTATTTTCTTTATTATATACATCACTATGAACGCCAATCCATGTTTCATTATTCCATACTTTTATTAAACTTCTTTCGCTAAATCCTTTTTCAATATAAGGTGCTATTGCTTTACTCCTAAGAGTTCCTTTTGCATATTCTTCACGAATATCCCATACTTCTTTTTCTGATAAGAGTGCTCTAGGATGGTCTTCTCCTCTAAGGGATTTTCCTCCAATAGTTCTATTATATCCTTCTTCAAAAGAATTGTAAAAAGAAATCCAATATTTCTCTTTTTCATCAAGCTTTTCTACTTCACATAATTCAACAATAGAAAAATTAAAATTGTTTATTCCATATTTATTAATTGCATAATCTACACCGCAGCCATTCCTTGAATCTAAATTATTAGAATCGTATATATGCTATTTATATCTTCTTTCAATATCTAAACTTTGTCCAATGTAGATATGACCATTAATTTTGTTCTCAAATTTATAAATTCCAATACTCATTGAATAAAATCTCCTTCTTCCCACGAGATTATCGTGTTTTTATTTTCTATTATATAAAAATTTTATTAAAATTAGGTTAACCTAAATTAACCAAGATTTTTTAATAGAAAATAAAAATTTAGACTACCTCGTTAGCTAAAAGATTTTATTCTTTTAACCCCGCCGATAAGCGGAAAAACATCTGAGGGCCAGACTATCTCTTACCCTTTATTTCTTTGCACCTCACCAGTTATTGAACTTCTTGCTGCATTCATTTCTTCATCTGTGAAATAATAACTTTCTTTCTTACCATTTTTTACTATATAAAGTGGTGAGCGGAGCCAGCATAATCTGCCCTCTTCCAAGAATTGAGGAGCTAAATACCGTAGAACTGACATCACCAGTAACCCAATGTGATACGTTTTATCTAATATTTCTATTAGCACTGACTAACTTTTACTTTCTCTTTATGAGAAAGGAAACCATTTCGGCATTTAAAGCAATTCGTTTCCTAAAATGCTGCTGCGTATCAATAGCAGCCCTACTTCCCTGCCCATAAGACTTAGGGAATAGTCGATACAGCTTCAATTATTCTTTATATATTAAACAGATATAAAGAATAAAAGTTTGCCACGGGATTACCATGCTATTTTAGTTTAGGCTTCCCCGTTAGCAATATCTCTTAGATATTACCCGCCTTGATGTTAGGCGAAAAGTTTTTCATCGGCCATCATTATTCTTTGACCGTCACTATCTGCATCTGTGCAGATGCCAATTTTCCCGTATCGAAGCTTCTTACTATCATACTTACCGGGCACTATATTCATAGCTTTTAAAAGAAGCGTAATCTCTTCATTTTGTGCAATTTTTTCATCATTATTACGGATACAATTAAGCATTTTACCTCTTACTGCCAAGATACCGTACTTCTTATAATCTCTTGCATTAGCGATGCCTCCTGCAGCCGAATTTCCCTCTACAATCAAGAGTACAGAATCTTTGCCTAAGTTCTTCGCATCTTTTAATTTATCTGAATTAAAAACCTTCTTATGTTGATTTCTTTCAATTTCTTTACCGGTTTCAAGAATTTGCTTTCTTGCCCGGTCTGCGGCATCTTCCGCTTTCTGAACCTTGTTAAGCATTTCAACAATAGCATTAAAATCTGGTGTCTTTGAAAACATTGTCAAACCATCTTTAAATGCTTGTGAAGCTAAAGTTCTCAAATTAGGATTGTTAATTTTTGATTTAGTCTGATTTGCAAATGAAGGATTTTTAACCTTACAATTAATTGCATATACAAGACCTTTTCTTATCAACTCTGGGTCAAATTCCTTACCGCTTAGCTTCTTAAACTGAGTTGTGATGGCGGTTTTAGCTCCCGTTATAGGGCTTCCACCCTCGACACAAAAGAGCCCGTTGACAAAAACATAAGACTGCGAAATATCGCTTGACCAAATAAATGCTATTTCAATTTCATCTTCTTCATCTTTAGCCGTACAAATAATGGGCTTCTTCATTAAAGGCTTTTTAACTTTGTCTTTAATAAAGTCTGCAATGCCATTCTCAGAATAATAATGTTTCTTTTCATTTGTTTCTTCATTAGTTACATAGAAATTAACCTTTTTATTAAAGAAACTTGAATTTTCTACTTCCTTACAAATTCTATCAAAAGAATACTGAATTTCTTCAAGTGAAAAAACCTTTTTATCTGGCGTGAATCGTACATATGTACCATTTATATGGTCGGTCTTTTCTTCCTTATAAGAGGTATTTACTCCTTCTACAAATTCCGCAGTTGCCATTTTGCCATCTTTATAACTAACAACAGTAAACTTAGAAGAGGTTGCACAAACTGCACTGCCGCCGCAACCATTCATACCTGCACTATTGGAATAATTCTTATGATTAAACTTGCCGCCAACGTGAAGTTTAGTATAAACTGAAACTAAGACATTTTCGCCATCTTCTCTTATGCCAAATGGAACGCCTCTACCTTCATCAAGAACACTTACTTCATTTGTTTTTTCATTTACTGTAACATAAATATTAGTACCATAACCTTCAAGACTTTCATCTGTTGAGTTATTAAGGATTTCTTTGAACGCTTGATATGTACCTTCAATATCATTACTTCCAAGATACATTTGCGGACGTAGCCTAAATCCTTCCAAGGTCGTTAAAGATTCAATTGAATTAATATCATATCTTTCCATTAATCTTTATTTCCTTTCTTATTTTTCTTATATAATAATTATAACATATCTTTTAATATTTTTCAATTAAAAGATATGTTATTCAATGTTATATTAATTTTTTTCATTCTTGATTTCAATATCTATATTATTTGGTATAAAAACTACTTTACAATTTAAATCTCTACGAACAATATCAAACATATGTTGAAGTTCTTGTGGAGTATAATCAAAGTAATTAAAATGAAATATAACTATATCATCTTCTCTTAATTCTTTTAAATCAATATTATTATTTTCTTTAATATCTAATATATATTTATTAATATTATCTTTATTTATAAGCATCTTTATACCTCTGACCTTTCTTTGCCTTAATTTCAAATCCCTTTATAATTATAACAAAAAATTTTTTTGAAGTCAAATGATTTCTTCCTTAAAGGAAAAAGAAAAAGGCAAGTATATAAATTCTATATACTTGCCTATATATTAAACTTTTTCAGTGTAATTTAATGAAATCCAGCCTATACCAGATTTTAATTTACCCCAGCCATTCTTCTCTTCTACTATTGTATAAATCTCACCTTTTTTAATCTATGCAGTAACCTTATATGTAGTTGCCGCACCCGCTCTTACATTTAAAACATTAGCAGTAACTTTTACTTTATATTCTGTACTTGTAGTTGTACTTACTGTTTTACCAATAGTGCAATAGTTTTTGTTTTCTAAATAAATCCAATAACCATTAGATTTAAGTTTTCCCCATCCATTAGATACCTGTGTAATTGTAAATGTACCTTTACCAGTCTATCCTTTAATTGTACCTGACATAGAAGGTTGACTTCTATAATTTAAATCTGATACAATTACGCTAACTGTAAATGGAACTGCGGGAAAACTGGTATTGGAAGTATTGGTCGAGGTACTAGAAGTAGTAGACGTAGTTGCCGCACTTGTATATGTTACCGTTGGCACGCTAGCTGCTTTTATTTTTGCTATAAAATTATACCAATTACTAAGTCTACTTTCATTTACTGTCCAAGGATTAGGACATATCTTACCAGTTACCTAGTGATGCATTATAACATGATTTATATCAATACTATATTGTTTCATTAAATATCTAATCAATAATATTGACAATTCTATTTCCGCATCTGTAAAATACCAATCTGTATCAGTAGCCTATAAAGAACTTTTATTAGTTTTATTGCTACATACTTCAACATTTATGCAGTTGCTATTGGTGCATTTGCCATAATACTAACCGCCAAGAGAAGTTGTCATTGTGGTATATTTAGCTCCTCCAACTCCCCAAGTGTATCTATTTTTAATATCTTGATTATACTATACAATAGTTTCATCGTCAACAGTAAAATCAGAGGAAGCAACCATATTAGTTGCATAGCCATTAGCAAGGCTTTCTGCACTTCCTTTTTTAGAACTTGTTCCAGCGGTATAATGAAATACAATCCACTCAATTTTTCTATTAGCTAATGGAGTTGTATTTCTCGTATTAAATTTCTATATAATCTTAATTGAATCTGCCATTTCTTTACCTCCATTTACATTTACTCTTGAATATTTATCATATATTTCTTGAGCATATGTACTTCTTTTTATCTGAACAGCAATACTCTAATCTTTTGGGTTTTCAAATTCTGTTAGTACTATATTAGAAGTAGTAAAAATAGTAGAAGCATTTTTTAAACTATTTAATACTTTGGGAAATGATTCTTGTAATTCTTTGTATAAAAATTCCATTTGCATTTCTAAATCGCCTATTGATTTATTTTTTGAAATAGCATAATCTAATAAAGCCTATTTGCGTGTATGATAAGTCCATTGTGCCAACCCATACCCCGCCCCATCATTAGTGAAGTTTGTATAACTTTTGTTATCAACGTGTTTAGTGTATTCTTCACTTGTTAAAGACAATTTAGAAACAAAAGAGGTCTGCAATATATTTGATTGCAGACCTGATTCAGCTTTTAAGTTACCCATTAATGCAGCAACACCAAAATCATTATTAATTTTTTGTTTGAAATAATCCCAAATTTGCTATTCATTAACTAAGCTATTGTTAGCCATTTTTAATTCACCTTTTAATTAGATGAAACATAATCCTGTAAAGCAGAATTTTGTTCCAATTGGGCTTTAAATTTTGTCAATGCGTTATCAACAAGAGAGCTAAATGTGTCGAAGGAAATGAACTTCGCAACAGCCGGGAATTTGGTCATAAAAAGGTCATATACATATCTAAGTTTAATCTAACCAGTACCTGAACCTAATTGTTTCTCTGCCTCTGTTACTGCATATAAAAGCCATTCCTCTACCTTATTAAGCTGTTCCTTTGAAGGAAGTTTAACAAAATAAAAAATTGCGGCACCTGCTACTGCGCCGACAGCCAACGCCGCAACTAAAATAAACCAATAACTAGCTAAAAATTCTATCATATTTCATTCTCCTTATCCTTTAGGTTCTTCATCATTATCTTCTATATATTGCTACATAGCTTGGTCATATATGATTCCGCCCTAGCAATTTTCTCTTACAGCTTTGAGTGAATATATAGCAAATCCTATTACCTCTCCAACTATTGCACCTATTAAGGTAACCAAAGGGGTAAAATCAACTGCTAATCCAGTAGCTGCCGCCAATGTGAAGCTTTTTAAAGTTACGAATATTGTAAATAATTCAATAATTGTACAATTAATGAATAAAAACAATATTAATTTTTTTGAAGTAGACATTTTATTAGATTTTGCAAATTCCTACTTCTCTTGTTTAATTTTACTTTCTCTTTGTAAAAGGTCTTTTTCAATTTGCCATTCTTGTTCTTTACGCTCAATTCTTTTAACTGCTTTTGTGCGTTTATGTTCCCAAGACAAATAAATCAGTCCTTTCTATATATAATAAAAGGAAGCTTATTAATTTAAGCTTCCTTATTTTCACATATAATCTGCAATAGATGCAATTTCAGAACGATAAATATATTTTAAATCTACTTGACCAAATATTTTTGAACCTTTGAATACTTCTGACATTCTAGCCATACCATTATTATCATTAGCATAAATTTCCATATCGGTTTGCTCTTCTCTATCACCATCTACTATTGTGATACAATCTTCGCCTATTCTTTGAAGTATCATTCTCAAAAGTACAATATCAAGATTTTGACTTTCCATAATATATACACCAGAATGTGCGGGAACCTCGTAGCCGCGTGAATCTCCAGCTGGCATAAGAACCAATGAACCTTGATTTACCAATCTTTCAACTTCTGTAATATCACCAAGCTTACTTGACAGTACGGCTCCAACTTGCGTCGATAGTAGCTTCTCCAACACGGTTCCCGGATAAAATCCGAGCTTTGCGGCATTTTTAGCGACAACTGGATTGCAGAAAATAACTATTCTATCTATTTCACCTTTTTCAAGCAAGTAGAATAAATAGCCGAGTGACATGAATGTTTTACCTGAGCCCGCAGGTCCGCCTACTAATGTTACTTTATTTGTATTAAAGCTATCCAAAAGACATTCTTGGTAAACATCTTTAGGTACAATTTTACCAAACATTTTAGAATTAAATTTTGTATATGGTACTTTTATAAGTTGATTGTCTGAATATTTATAATGGTCAAATATATTTCCAAATTCATCTGCAATTATTAAATATTCATTATTCAAGAGTTTATATTTGTTTTCTTCATATCCATTAGCATAGAATTCGGCAGCCTCTTCCTGTGATAGCCGCATTTCTTTATATCCGTGATATTCTTCTATTTTCTTTTCAGGATATAATACATTTATATTATAGTTTTTTGCTATCATATAGCAAGCTAAATCTTTTGTTACAAAAGTTATATCTTTTTTATCTAAGTTTAATATTGAACTAATAATCAATTCATCATTATTATGATTTAATTCATTAGAATCTACAGCAAATGGACTTGCTATATGAAGTCTATTTTCATTGTTTTTTAAAAAATGCAACGCTTTTCTTGCTTTTTCTTTTGTACTTTCGTCTTTATTAAAAGAAGTTTTGATATGCTCTAATTCTTGTAATGTGATAATACTAACATAAAATTCATTATTTTCAACAATAGATTCTACATTATTATCAAGCAAAATATTTGTATCAAGAAAAAATTTACTCAAATTTTTATCTCCTTTGCTTAGAAATTATTTCTTAATATAAATGATAAATTAAGTAATAATTTTATTAATATTTGCCCTATCTCTACATTCCTTAATTTCTTTAATAATATCTTCTGCGGCAACAGGTGTATTGTTGTGTGAATCTACTCCTACATGATATTGAGTATAATTATCATTTATAAAGTTAGTAGTTTGATGAGTATGCCCATGAAGATTCAACACTAAATAAGATAGAGGCTTATTTGCATCATAATCAAAATTAATTGTATTAGTAGGATAGTGAGAAAGCCAAAAATTGTATTTGTCAATTTTTATTCTATCTGCATATTTTACATCTATTATATTATGTACAATTTCATAAATTCTAATGCGGGCATCAGTATCGTGGTTGCCAATGATGACGATAATTTTACCATTAAGCCTATATAAATATCTCATTCCCGCAAGTTTATCACCAAGCATTATATCGCCTAAAGCATAAACTATATCAGTCTTTTTTACTACTTTATTCCAATTTTCAATTAAGGCTTCATTCATTTCTTCTACTGAATTATATCCTCTTGCTTTATAAATAAAATCTTTATTATGGTTTAAATGTAAATCACTTGTAAACCAGATATCTGACATCTTAATCCTCCTTCGCTTTCCATACTATATCAAACCCTTCTTCTTTTGTAGGCTTTTCTAAAGAAAAATACATACGTTTTACAATAGACTTAGGTACAAATTCTCTTCCTGTTCTTTTATTGTTTCTATATAAGCAAGTTTCAAGAGAAGTATCAAAATAAATTGCGGAAAGGGATACCAGCATTATTCCATTTTCTAAATGTTCAGAATTGTAGTTTAATAAAGCTTTTAATGTTTTTCTTCTTGATTTTTTATTTAAATTAGTGGCATCTACAAATACATCATATCCATCAAGTAATGCTTCATAAATCTGCTTAATAAATTCCTTAAATACTGCATCTTCCTTATTAAAGTAATCATCATTTTTGTCAAGCATTGAAAATCTTATTTTATCTCTTGAAATAATTTTATAATTTGAAGAATACTCATTTGCGTGTTCTTTTAAATATGTAGACTTACCAGAACCGGGTGCCCCTACTACGAAAATTAATTCATTAGGATAACGAAATTTCTTAGTCATTGCTATCTTCCTTTCTCTTATCACAATCATAAGAATGATTTGTGTTCCAACATCTTCCATTAACATTATAAGGGCAATCCTCTTTGCAAAGCGGCAACTGACCTATGGGGGTAATATTGCCATCTACATATCTTCCAAGTTCAAACTCTAAGTCAAAATCTTCTTTTGTGTAGCGGCAATTGGGTCTAATTTCAACATGATTTCTCTGACACTGGCAATTGCAGCAAAACAGATTCTTCAGATGACCGGGGGCTCTCTGCTTACCTCTATTTCGAGGGAGGCTCATGCCCTTGGCTCCGCAATGAGTACAATAAAATTCTGAAATAATATATTCTTTCTTTTTCATTCTAATCAACCTCTTTCATATTTCTTATTTTTTATTACATATATATTATAACATAAAAAATAAAAAAAATAAAGTTACTGCTTTATAGTAACTTTATTTTTAAGAGTGAAAATATATGTTAATATAGGGTGGTTAGTCCTATATTATATTACTTAACTTCATACAGTGAGCAAAAGCTATCAAAACTAGCCGCATCATCAGGGTATTCTATGTCCGCACCTGTTGACAAGTCAATAGAAAGAAGACCCATAAGCGAGCAAGCATCAACGCAGTACTTACCCTTGGATACATCTACTGCACCCTTAATAGACTGTGCCTGATGGCAAAGACTTGTTATATCTCGAATGTCTGAAATACAAATTGTTCTCTTCATTATTAATTCCTCCTTAGATATTGTGCTTCAAAAGGTATTCAGCTGAAACCGATTTAAAGCTAAGTTTATTATCTTCTTCACTTCTATATACAATTCCTTCTCTGTATACTTCTGGATTAACCAAAGACTTACCAGTAGCAAGTTTCTTCATTTCTTCCATAGTATCAGGATTAACCCATTCTGTTGAGATAATAGGAACCCACTTCATTCCCCAAGATTCCAAGATTTTCTTACCTTCAAGAGATGAAATTCTTCCTACATCTGAACGAATAAAATTAAAGCCGTAAAAATCATCTTCCTTAAGTTTGAGCGGATTGCCTTGTACGCTTCCTACAGATTCGCCCTGAAGACATACATACTTAAGTTCAGGATTTTCATTAAGGTAATTCTTCAAATGCTGTTCAATATTATATTTAAAAGCCATATTCCAATAGATATTATCATCGTGATAGCATTTCTGGTCAGGCGTAAGCTGTCTTACATTACGAGAAAGTACATAAAATTCAAATTTCTTTTTGCCCTTACGTTCCAAAATAAATGTTGTACTTGTGCCATCGAGCTTCTCGGAGGCTATGAGTTTTGTTTTATTTTTGAGTAGATGTGGAACGCACTCAATTCTTTCTTCGTCTGTTTTCTTCACGTATTCAAAGTGTGTAGGAAATGAAGTCTTGTTTTCTTTCTTCTTGCCAAAGAATAAGAACATAAGCTTCTTGCCCCATTCCCGCTTCATCAGCCAACGTGCAATAGGACGCTTAAAGATATTGGGATGGCGGCGAGTCATTGCCGCATACTTATCAGCAGAATTAGCTTTTCTCTTGTTATCTTCCTCAATAGAATAAGTAACACCAAGTGTTTTAGTCATATCAACATTTTCTTCAAGAGGAATATCAATATCAAATGCGGCAGCAGGAAGTGCAAGACCCTGAGATATAACCTTGAATTTACCAAGCTTCATAGTCTTTACTTTATAGTGCTTAGATGCCATAAACGCAGACCAAGGTGCTTCAGGAAGCTTAGAATCAATTTCAAAATAAACGCATATGTCTCCCTCTTTGAACTCTCCAATCTTAGCAATACAAGTCCAACCGTTAATGCCTATTAGTTCAATGTTATCAGCACCTTCGATAGGCTGTACCCAGCTTACTCTTGCGGTGTAAGCAAGCATTCTCTCATTATCTTTATTAAGCATATCTACCACTTTTCCTTTCTTTAATAGCTATCATAAAAAGTTACTTTTTCAATATTGCCTTTATGATATTTCATATATCTTTTAAGCCATTTAATCCTTTTGATATCTTCTTTAAGTTTATCATTATATTCTTCAAATTCCCATATTGAACGAGCATTATCTTCATAATACTTTTTATTATAAGCATATTTTTTTAATATATCAATTATATCATTAATATTTTCAATTGTCAATGAATAATCATATAATGCTTCTTCATTGATTTGCAAAATATCATATATAATTTCATTTCTTATGCCCCAACATTTCCGCCAATAGCAAACTTCAATTGACTTATCATAATCCTTATTAAGCCAATCTTCTTTTATAACTTTTGGCAAAGAAATATGACTAATCTTAGCTTTTGTTTTAAGAACTATACCATTATCAAGACCCATTATAATTCCTCCTTTTTTATCTTTTCTATATATATTATATCATATTTATTTTTAAAAATCAAAAAAGCAGAAATATTTAAATAAGAAATATTTCTGCTTCTTGTTTAATCTTTTAATCCATTTCTTTTAAGAATTTTTTAATGTCTTTAACGTATATATCATTAGTGCGGATGCAAGTGCCTTTTGGTCCTCCAGATGAGATTTCTGCAATTTTATACTGTTTCATCTTTGCGAGCAGACTGTTGTAAGTTGAACGAGAATATCCATATATATTTATTAAATTGCCTATACAAATGTCTCCATGTCTAGGATTTTCAATATTGCTATATATATTATACATAGCACATTTTTCAGAATCTGTTAAAGCTTCTTCAAACGAGTGGAAGTCATCATCTTTGATTGCAAGCATCATAATATCTACGATTGCCGCCTTATATTTGATGTTATAATTAAGTCCAAATTCTTTCTTTCCGCCTATTATTATTTTAATAAGCTTTTCTGCTGTTTCTTTGTATTGCGTGTTGATTAAATAATTAAAGTAACCATCATCATCTGTTACAATTTCATGTACTGCTGAAGAATCAAGGTCTCTAATGTCTACGATTTGAATTTCCGTATCTTCATAATAAATGTAATTCTTCTCCTGCCTTGTCTCAAAACAAAGTTCTTCAAAACTTGGTAAATAAATTGCATAATAAGATTTCTCTGAAAATGCAAAAAGACCAAGAATACGCTGGTGACTAAATATTCCGTTAAGATAATCCAGTAGTGAGTAGTAAAGTTCAGTCATTTGTTTTTCCTTTCTCAACTTATATTTTATATGAAATTACTTTTCTAAGCAGACTATTTACCGCATCTTCACCAAATGAAGCAATGTTATCAGCATTAAATCCAAGATAGTCTTTAAGAGAAATATCTATATTATCTTCTTTATATTTATTAATATACTTATCAATATCATTAAATGAACAATGATTCTTCATATAATCATACATAAAGTCGTTCATAGCTTTAGCCTCCTTATTATTCATAATCTTAATCTCCTTTAATTATTTTTATTATTTTTATTTACATATATATTATAATATAATTTATTTAAAAAATCAATTTAAGTTATTTTGTTAAGGGTAAATTAATATAATATTAATAATTTAAAAATTATTTTCAATAGAAAAAGATATATAAGGAGGATTAATAATTTTGGCAAAATTTAAACCTTATAAATTGACTGCCGCACAAAAAGATGCTTAGCCTATATCAGAAGGCTAGCTTATTTTTACAACAGATGAATAGAAAATTTATCTTGATGAAAGTGATACTAATAGAATTTCTGTTGGCGGCAGCGACATTGAAATAGATAATAAAACTATATAGAAAAATTCAAATGGATAGTTAGTAACTTCTCCTATTGCTCCAATGTCTTGGACTAGTATAAGTGGATATAATACATTTGATGAAAATATAACATATTATAAAGGTTCTTTAGTTTTAGTTTAGAAAGATTCTTTACCACCTATGCTATATGTATGTATGGTAGATAATACTTAGGGAACTTGGAGTACAATTTCAACTAATTTCTAGTATATATACAGTTATGGTACAGCTATTCCACAAGTCTTTTCATGGAATGCAACAACAGCTTATTCTTTAGGTACTATTATTTGGTATAATTCTAAACTTTTAGTTTGTACAACTGCTTAGCCTGCTACATTAACCGCATTTGATTCTTCTTATTGGACAGAAATTACAGTTGGCGGAAGTAGCGGAAATGGCGGAGATGGTATCTTAGTATGGACTGCCGCAACTGAATATAAAGAAAATCAAGTAGTTTTATACAATTCTGCTCTATATCTATGTATCTCCGCACATACATCATCTGATACTTTTGAAGAAGATAAATGGAAAGTATTAACTGGTTCTTAGGGAGAAAAGGGAGAAGCTGGTAAAGATGGCTATACTCCTACTATAAAAACAGAAGAAATAGATAATGGATACAGTATTGAAATTACTAACGAAACAGAAAGTAATACTATTACTATAAAAAATGGAGCAGATGGTAACGATGGAATTTCGCCTACTATTCAAGTCACTACTATAACTACTGATAATGGTGGCTATGATTTAACTATAAATGATATTAATGGTACACAGCCAACAGTAGGACTAAGAAATGGTTCTAATGGTGCTTCCGCATATCAAATTGCTGTTAATAATGGTTTTAGTGGGACTGAAGAAGAATGGCTTAAAAGTCTAAAGGGAGAGGATGGAACAGTTACTGTCTCAACAAATAAAATAGATAAAACTTTTGTTTTGTCTGCTTCTGATTGGAGTAATAATATTCCATATACTTAGACAGTTACTGTAAATGGCATTACAGAAGATTTAAATCCAAGAATGGATGTTGTGATTTCTGAAAATGTGGTACTTGGTATGAAAGAAGAAGAAAATTTTGGTTACATAACAAGGGCTACAACAGGAACTAATAGTATAACTGCATATTGTTATGAAACAAAGCCATCTATTGATTTAAATGTGATAATTGAGGTAGTTTAATATGGGACAATGTTATCTTACAAAAAGAGGGAAAACTGGCGGCGGTTCTAGTGAGTAGTTAGGAATTTATCCTACTGGTACCGATGGTCGCCCCGCAGGAAATGTTATAATAATAGATAAGACTATTAATCTTAGCAATATGTTATTTAGAAATAATATTAACGTTAATAGTATAAGCTTTCCAGAAAATTTAAAAAAATTTGATTCTTATTGCTTTGAAGGATGTAATTCTTTATCAGAAGTAATCCTTCCAAAAAATTTAAATTCTATTTCAGAATATTGTTTTAATAATAATACTGGACTTATGAAAATAGAATTTGATAATAATTTATCAGAAATTGAATAGTATGCCTTTAATGGTTGCTCTAATTTATCTATAATTACTATTCCAGAAGATATAAAAAAATTAAAAGTTAATGGTTATGCTTTTAGTGGTTGTTCTTCCCTTGATAATAAAACAATTTCCACATTAACATAGCTAATTGAAGAACCAGTAGATTATTCTTTTGCTGGTTTAACTAAAATAACAGATATAACAACAAATTTTGTTAAACATTATTATTTTAAAGATTGTACTAATCTTAAAAAGGTTACTATATTGAAACCTAATATAAATGGTTCAACATTATATTTTGGAAATTATGCCTTTAATGGTTGTACAAATTTAAATGAAGTGGTTTTACCAGAAGATATAGAAAATAGAGAAAATTATTTATATTATGAAATTTCTCATTATATGTTTTAGAATAATGCAAATTTATCAAAAATAAATATTCCTTCTACATTAACAACAATAAGAAATTATGCTTTTTATGGATGTACAGCTTTAAATAACATTACTTTGCCTTCCACTTTAACAGAAATTGATTAGTATGCTTTTTATAATTGTTCTGGATTATATAACTTAACAATAGAAAAAGATGCAAGTTTTTCATTAGGAGAATATGCATTTTATGGATGTGCTAGTTTAAGAGACGAAACTGTAACAGATATTTTAGAGCATTCTTATACAGTATATCCATATGCTTTTTCTAATTGCACTAATTTAAAAAATTTAAAGGTAAAAAATGCTTGGTCTTATATGTTTTAGAATTGCACTAATTTATAGACTATACAAATTTATGATAATTCTTTTTCTGAAACAGGAAGCTATGTTTTTCATAATTGTACTTCTTTAAAAACTGTAGAATATCTTAAAACTCCACCGACTATTACATCATAGATATTTAGAAGTAGCAATGGATTGCCAGCGTTAAAAAGTGTTTATTTTGGAGATGGTGCAACTACAATTGGTTATTTTCTTTTTTATCCTGATATACCTGTTTAGAATATTAGAATACCGGGCACTATTGTGGCTCAATAGAATAATACTTTAACGCTTACTAATAGTAATAATTTTATTTATTATTGTCCTAATTTACGAAATATTATTTTAGGAAAAGGATGGTCTTTATCTACTAGATTAAATATTAGGTCAAATACTTTAACAGGTAATTCATTACATAGAACTATATGTAATTTAAAGGCGGGGGTTAGTAGTCAAACATTAACTATTGGAGCAACAAACTTAGCTACTTTACTTCAATATTACAAAGATGGGTATAATAATCATACAGAAGATTTTATTGACCCTGATACTTGGGATGTAAATAATTTGGAAGAATTAGAATCTTTAGATAATGAAGCAGAGGCAAGAATATCCAATGAAGAATATAATGGATTAACTTAGTTTATGGAAGATAATGAGATTGCGGTAATTGATGATTTGACTTCCGCAAATTTACAAAGCTATATTAGTATATTTAAAAATGGCTGGAGTATAGCATAATAAAAAGGCAAATATAAGAAATTTATATTTGCCTTTTTTCTTTTTTTATGATATAATTTATATAAAAGGAGAGTGATAATTTTTGAATAAAAATCAATTTAAAAAAAGATGGATGTTAAGTTATATTAATAAAGATTTGTTTAAACTTCCTACTAATATAAAAAATAAAACAAAATATATAGTTTCTATTAGTCTTAAGATGCCTTATAGAGAATCAGATATAGTTACAATAAAAAGTAATAATTATTGTAACTGTTTAATTAGTTATTATGTATATAACAATAATAATAGACTTATTTCTTTTAATGAACATACATATTCTATATATGAAAATCTTTAGAATGGAGTATATTATTTTATTATATCTTTTATTTCTGGTGCAAAACCAATCAAACAAAAAATAAAAGTTATTATTGATAATTCTAATGTTATTGGATATATTCAAGTTAGTCCATATCTTTTTAAATTAAAATTTCATGAAAATTTAGAAGAATGTATAACTAGAACCCATACTTACAAATTAGGATATTTAACCACTATAATAAATTCTTCCGGAGAAAGTGTAGAAGATATAAGAATAGCAAGTAATACAGATTTAGCATAGACCAATTTTAGTACTTTATATTCTGATATACTATTAAAGTTTAGGCAAGTAGATATTTATAAAAATAATTAGGAATTTATTATAACAGAAGGAAAAGCTTATTATAATATAATGTATACTGGTTATGCAAATGGACCATGGTATGCCCCTTCTTATGATAGAACATAGTATAAAAATTTTTTAGCTATACAAGATGAATTTAATAAAGATATTTATACTTGGAGAACTTTAAAAGCAAATTATGAGTTTGCTGAAAGTTTAGATAATAGATATAGAATATATTATGACATTATTGGAATAGATAATGAAATACAAAATTTAAATTATACTTCACATTATTATGTATATACTAATAATATATCAGCATAGACAACTTTTAATACCTATTGCGAAGATTAGGCTGTTGGTGTAGGCGGTTATGCCGATGTTACAAATGGACCTTTTTCGTCTTATAAATTTTTATCTAGATATACTACGATACCATATGCTTTATATAAAAGATTTGGAAATAGTGATAGTGGTTGGAATGAATATATAAAAATAAGTGTTCATAATACAAGTGGAAAATCTGGCTTACTTACTAATGAAAGAAAATATGATATTGCTCGTTATATAAAAACTACGCCGAGTGAAGATTATGAAAAAGACACAAAAGAATTTTTAAAAAAGACTCCAGCATTAAATCGCATTTATAATAGCAATATATTTTTATCTCATATTACATCTACTTTAGGACTTAGTGATAATTCATCAATTCCTCAATATAAAGATTCTATTTCTAAAGGAGAAGATTTTATAGAAGGTATTTTTGCTTTAAGAAGGCCTATTATTAGTTATGTATATGACCAAAATACAAGTACAAATATACCTGAGTATGACCAATTTACTACTACGCAATTTACAGAATCTGAAATAGAATAGATACTATTATCAAAAGATTATATAGAAGTAAGAATAACTTAAATAAAAATCCTCATAGAAATTACATCTATGAGGATTTTTTTAATGTTTTATATTAATGTAATTTAATACTTCATCTAAACCTAATCCGCCTTCTTCTTGTGGCTTCATACAATATTCATATAATTTAGGATGAGTTTCTTTAAGCTATTGAAACCTATTAGGCTCTTTTTCCAAATGACAGCCAAAACCACAATATACGCAACCTGTTCTATTACAACCTGTTGTATAATATTTTCCTTTATTGTCTTGCTTAATTTCTCCATAAGGCGAAGCAAGAGGTAAATTATAATCTAGTATATATTTTAATACATCTTGTTCAGTCCAAAATGATAATGGAGTAGACTTCTGATGTTTTGCGGAAAAAGCATTACATCCTGTTTTTATCCAATCGTTTTTACGCAAAGCACTTTCACAAGCCATTGTTGCTATAATAGGTTTAAGTCCTGTTTGCTTCTCAAATTTATGTGCGGGTTGTTTCTTCATTACATCGCAGCACTTTTCACTAATTTTAAATGGTGCATCAACAAGATATAAATACTTACCTTTATTAAATTGAGATGGTGAGCCATCTTCCTAAACTACTAAGTTATGTAATAACTTATAAGCATACGAATATTCTCCTGTTTTTTTATTATATGCTCCACTTTTCTAAACTCTACCAACATCTCTTGCTACTGTTTTACTTATTATTGGATAACCATATTCTTCTATGACATCTTTAAATATAATACGATTTCCTTTTTTATCTTTAGGATAATCTTTAATTATTTCTACTTCAATTTCATATTTATTTTTAAGAAATGCTCCAACATAATCAACATTTGATTTTATTTCTGGATATTCAAGTCCGGTATCTGAAAACCACAAAATAAGTTTATATCCTAACGTTTTGCACACTCTTGCTGCTAAGTCGGAAAGCACAGTAGAATCTTTGCCTCCGCTGAAAGAAATATAACAGTTACCTTGCCAATATGTATACCATTCTATCAAGCGTGTTTGTGTAATTTGAATTTTTCTGTCAAGAGGTAAGGCTTGTAATTCTTTTAATCTCTACTTATCATGTATTTTATTATCCTAAGAATACTAATCCATTTAATCCTCTCCTTTCGTTGTCCAATGACATTCATATTCTTCTTTGAACGCTTCTGCTACACCTTTTTCTAATAATGCTTTACATTCTTTATCTTTAAAAAACAATTCATAAGTAAAAACACTATCAAATTCATCTGGCATTAAATTATAGTTAGTACTTTTAGCTAATTTTTCAATCATATAATTAGCATAGCCAGTATACAATGTGGTTCTGCCTATATGTCTTGGCGTATATATATTATCACCACGTATAATAGCTTTCAATATTAAAAGCTATGCAGGAGTAAGAGTTATATTATTTTTCTTTTCAATATATTCTTTTACTTCATTTACATCTATCATTCTATACCTTCTCTTACAATAAATCTTTCTGTCCAGCTACCTACATCTACACTTAGAGAACCATCTGGATATTCACTTATATTTTTATAATAGCTTTTATATTTATGTTCATTAAGAAACTTATCAATTGCGACAAACGCTGCTTCTCGGCTGCCAACCGCCGCAATTTCTCTTTCAATACCTCTGCTATTTTCAAAGTAAACAAGATAAGTTTTCATTTTAAACCTCTTCCTTAATATACAGATTTAATTCTTCTCCTGTTTTCTACTCATAATATTCATCTTCAATTTTACTTTTTTTCTCTTGTCCAAGAGCATATAAATCAGGATTAATGTAATAAGTTTCTGTTCCATATAAATTTACATATGCTATGCAATTATCATATTCATCTTTATATGATACTGTATCCATTGAAGTATTAAGACGGGTAATGGCGTTTTTATTATAAAGAAAACTTTTAAATTTAGTATGAGATACCTTTTGGTATTCTGGAATATTTTTCTTAGTATAAATTCTTTCAACAGGATACATCTTTATAGATTCTATTTCTCTGATTCCATATTCACTCAACTGGTTTAACCTTCTTTATTAAATCTTCTATGCTATTTATGTAGACTTCTTCTTCATTTTCTATCTTAATTATTTCTCCTTTAAGTAATTTTAACAAATCAAATTTACCGTCAAATTCTATAGAACTTAAAGCAGGAATAATAAGAGTACTATTGTCTCTTAATATCATTTTAAGAGGTTTAATATCTTTATCTTCAAATGAAACTCTTAAAGTACCATTAATAAAAATTTTAGTATCAGGAGCAAACAATTCTAACCAGCTTTTAGAAAATTTTCCTATCTCATTATGAAAGTTCATTATAGAAGCTTCAACATTTTGACAAGTAAAGTCTTTAGGTTCAGTAATTTCAAATTTCAAGGTTGAACCTAAAGTTTTCTTTTCAAATGATATACTATTTATTTTTATAAGTTGCATATTATTAAATTCATTCATAAAATATCTTATCCCTCTTTGCAATCATTTCTTTAATGCTATTTAAAATAAGACAAATACCATAAGATAAACAATAGAAACATACAATAATATTAGAAACTGGAATACTAAAAATTATTGCGGCAAGTATGTAAGCTAACCACCCATAAGCAATAATAAACTCTACGATATTAAGAATGCTTGGAATTTTACTTTTTCTCATTGTTATCTTTCTCCTTTTATTAATTTTTCTATATATATTATATCATATTTATTTTTAAAAATCAAAAAGAGGAATAAACATTACATTTATTCCTCTCTATCTTAATGATTAAAAAATATTTGCGTATCTGTCATTCAAAAGAACTTCAAGCATAATGTCGATTCCAGTTTTGCCTGTAATGACCGACTTGAATATTATGGGGGAAGCACCTGACACAAAGGTTACATCAGGACCAGAATCAAGAATTATGTCGGTAGTTGCATTAACGTTCCAATACACGATTCTAGGAAGCGTTAAGCCAGCTGCCGCCCACTCTTCTCTTATCTTTTCCATTTCAGTTGATGCTGATTTTGTTGTCCAGCGTTTAAAATCGTTGTATTTACGCCAGCAGCAAGGACTTGTACCTGCATCAATTTCCATATCAGAGATTACAACTATTGTTTCGGGCATATCTTCTTTCTTTACATTAGCTTTCAATGCTGTATCCTTTAAAAGGTTAAATACTGCCACAAGGTTAGTATTTTCGCAAAGATTTGTGTCATATATTCTCTTGACCTTATCTACAAAGTCTACACCTTTTGTTTCAATAAGCTGAGGACGAGATGAAAAACTAATATAATGATTCTTGAAAGGACCGCCTATACGTTCTGCACAATACATGGATAATCCAATCGCAACATTAATAGGGGCAGCGGCAGCACCTCCACGCATACTTCCGCTTGTATCACAAACACAAAGCATCTTGCAATCTGCTCCGTTCAAATAATCAGGAAGATTTTCCCAATACTTATTAATCATATTTCTATCAGTTTCTGAATTACCATAAAAGCCATAACTGTAATTAAAGTCAATTGCCTTTTTTACAACGTCATAAGGATAAAGTGTAGAAGCATTAACTTTTGTATTTTTGTTTGCAGCAAATGCCTTATATCTTTCTGATGTTATATCATTTCTTGCAAATGCGTTCTTGTAAATAAGACCAGCTTTAGAAGGAATCTTATCAAACTCAATCTTATCCCACTGATTAGATGACATAAGTCTTTCAAGAACATTAATCTTTTTTCTCAAAGCAGAGAGAATCTGTCTATATTCCTTATGAGAATAACCAAGATACTTTCTAAGCTTATGAGCCTCATTCTTAGTTTTCTGAGCGGAAGCATTCTCTGAAGGAAGCCACTTACCCATAAGGCTAGGTGTCTTTGAATCCATATCAAGAGCAAGCTGAGTCTTAATTACTTCATAAGCTTCGTTCTTAACATAAGTAGCAGAATCAGGAATTGCATAAAGAATGTTATCCCATCTCGAAAAGAAAGGAATCTTATCTACAAGGCGGAAAGCAACTTCAGGATGCTCATTACAAAGCCAAGCGAAGCACACTCTGAAGAATCTACGCTCCCCCTGACCTCCGCGTACATCAACCAAGTAGAACAGACACTTCAATGCCATAGAGGAATCTTCCTCATAAGCATTCTTAAACAAATTAATACAATCTGCTTCGCTGCGATTACGATATGCACCGCCAAAAGCAAACAAATCATATACCTTGCTCAAGGTAGACTTATGAGCAGTTGCACCATTAGTGGTTGTAGTAAAATTAGTAGTCTTTTCAAGTTCATTCATAAAAGTATTCATAATTTAATCTCCTTTAAGATTTGGTAATTGGCATTACCATTTGTTTCTTTTTTTTCTTTTTCATTTTCTATATATATTATATCATTAATTTTTAAAAAATGCAAAAAAAATAAGGCGGAAATATTTTATTTATTTATTTCCGCCTTATTAATTACGCTTCCCATATTTTACCTAATTTTTCAATAGATGCAATATTACCATTAAAAAATTCTAATCCAGAATATGTACCTAAATTTTTTATTCTATTAGGAACATAATTTTCATTTACTATAAATTCAATCATATTTACACAATAGTAACCATCGTAGTTAATAGTTGAGTGTCCATAATAAACACCCGCTTTACAATCGCCCATAATAATATTAAATTCTGAGCCATTATCAAGTGTTACTTTATAGGCGACGCCTATATCAGTCCCACACACAGAACCTAATGCCACTATATAATATTCAATTTCGTCTTTTGTGTAAATTCTAATACCATTTTCATTAGTAGATACATTATTGTCATATTGAAGTTTCCATTGATTAGAAGTAGAATCTGTAATAGTTTTATAATCCATAAAAGTATACATATTAGTAGCACAATTTGGAAGTTCTATTAATTCTTTAGCTATTGAAAGAGTTTCTATTTTTACCTCTTGTTTAGCTTTGTATTCTATTAATTTAAAATTATCAATAGACTAATATTCAATTCCTTCTTGAATAATTGGAATAGCTTCATCCTTTGCGGGCGTTGGTATAGTAGTAAATGAGCAAGCTATTAGAGCTAACACCATGGCAAGCATTGTTATAAGTTTTTCCATTATTTTCTCCTTAAAGTTTTTTGGTATACCGCTAAAGTAATTTACCTTTATTGGTATAAATAAAAATGCGGGAATTAGCTATTGTGCATCATCCCGCATTATATGAAAGGATAAAGAATATAGTGGTTGGCATAGAAGGATTCGAACCTTCGTAATGGCGGAGTCAAAATCCGTTGCCTTGCCGCTTGGCTATATGCCAATATATATAAAATAATTAAAGTTGTATGTAAAGCTTCATGGTTTTTTGATTCTTATCTGCGACTGCCGCACCATGAAGCACTGAGATAAGAAACCTTAAATATTCACGCTTATTTAAGTAACGTCATAATTTTGTCTAATACGTATTAGCACGGCTCTCGGTATATATCATTTCAACCATTGAGAGCAGGTTTCTCATTCCTCAAAATTACGAAGCTAGTAAAGAGCCTTCAGCCATAGGAGCAGCTCTCATGTTATCACCCTAACGAAGATTTGGGTAGAAAGGAGATAATTCAATCCTTTCTTCTTAATTTAACTCCGCCTATATTCACAGCTACTAGCCGTTTTGGTACTTGTGGTAAGAATTGAACTTACAACCTCTTCCTTATGAAAGAAGTACTCTAGCCATTTGAGTTACACAAGCAAATAAACAAGACACTTTAGTATATTATTTTTGCTTTACCTCTAAGCTATACCGCCACTAATTGCAGCGGCAATGGGAATTGAACCCATGTACAAAATTCCTTAAAATATCTAATTAATATTGCTGAAAGTGCCTTTAAATTAGTGGGAGGAATGAAGAGATTTGAACTCTTTCTATCAGTGCCACGAACTGACGTGCTAACCATTACACTACAAACCTCATATATTGGTGGGGGAACTTAGACTCGAACTAAGGAAACCATAAGGTAGCGAATTTACAGTCCGCCGCAATTGCCACTATGCGATTCCCCCATATTAACAAGATGCCAAAATATTTTTATTATATGAAAATTAAGTTTTCATTCAAATAAGTTTTATTAAACCAGAATAATTTGCTGTTAGCATCTTTAAAAAATTGGTTGCGGAGCAGAGATTCGAACTCTGGACCTTATCGCTAAGGGGTGCAGGTGTTAGAGACCTGAGGCTTAACCGCTTGCCAACTCCGCAAAATAAACAAGGCATTTTAATAAATAATTAAAGCTATTATATTATTTCCTTTAAAATTTGCTGTAAATGCCTTTTGATTACATATTAATTATAACATAAATTTTTAAATTTTACAAATAAAAAGAGAAGCGGAACCCTTTGGTTATTGCGTGGACGTCCTTACTGCTGCTATCAAAGGCTAAGGCTAGCAGTCATAGCCCCTATAATGCTTCTCCGTGGCGGGATTGGTAAGATTCGAACTTACGCTCCATTGCTGAACTAGCTGTTTAGTAGACAGCTCTCTTAAACCACTTGAGTACAACCACTTGAGTACAACCCCTTAAATTGGTGCCCATGATGAGACTCGAACTCACGACCTACTGATTAAAAGTCAGTTGTTCTACCAACTGAACTACATGAGCATAATTGTAAGCACTTTCTCCATTTTATCGGAGAGGCAGCTTACCGCCCCAAACGTTTGTGGTTTCTTTTCAACTTATGGCGTTTAGTAGAAAACCAACTTTCTAACTCCCTTTTCAATTTTTGTTAAGCCTGTTTGTTGGCTCACAGACACAGAAAAGTACAAACTGCTTCACAACTATTCTATCCCCCTCATAGTAGGGTCTTAAAGCTATCCGCTACTTTAAGCTAGCGATGTAAAGATTTTGTAAATTATACAATTTACTAAATAATACAATGGTAGGCGATTAGAGATTTGAACTCTAACATACTAGCTTCTAAGGCTAGCCCCTATGCCTATTCGGGTAATCGCCCATATGGTCGAGATGAGAGGACTCGAACCTCCAGCTACTAAGCCCCAAACTTAGCCGTCTACCAATTGACTTACATCTCGATAAAAACAAGACACCGGAAGTTTCCTCTGGCAAGCATTTGGATTAATCGAAAAACTTCAAAGAGTATTTAATCCATCAAACGCTTCATTTATAATAACCTATCTTCTTTTAAACAAAGAAACAAATTATCATTAGTATTACTTATCTATTATAATTTGATTTTTTGCTGCAATACCCATGTGTCTTTAAAGTGGTTGCGGGGGCAGGATTTGAACCTGCGACATCCAGACTATGATTCTGGCAAGCTACCAAGCTGCTTCACCCCGCGATACATAATGTAATAATATTAATTTTGGATTTTCTAAGCATTTAATATTCTATATTTTCTATTATTATTAAAAATTTCTTTAAAATTATATTAAAATTGCTGTTAATGCTTACCTTTAATATTATTACATATATATTATATCATAAAATTTTATAATAATCAAATTTTTAATGGTCAATATCCATATTTTTTACTTCTTTCTTTATTTTGTATAATAATTATATCATAAATTTTTTTAATTTTCAAGTTCATATCTTTTCATGATTAAAGCTTTTGTACCTTGCGTTAAGATTTTATCAACTTCAAAATCTCTATCATCTTTTAATGAAAGCGAATCTTCTAATATCATATTAAAAGTTGATTTAAATTCGTCTATTAAATCTTTTTTAGGATATTCTTCATTTCCTTCTTCTTTCAAAAGCATAATTCTTGATTTAATAACACCAGAAGGAACCATTGATTTTGGATAACTATAACGAATATAATCTATATCAAATTTTTTAATAAAATCAAGCAATCTTAATGCTGTTGCAACCTGTTTATTAGAAATAGGTTTATCTGATTTATTCTTTAAAGTATTTAAACCAGTTGCTGCTGCACTTATAACAGCTGCTTTATGACTATAATGTGCTATTGTTTCATTATTTTTGATAAAATATTCATGAAATATTGGGGCATAGATAGGATTAAGGCAATAATAATCAGTAAACAAGGTTTCAATAAAATTAATACCTTGCTTTTTGTACATTTTGCACATTAATCTTATATCTTTTACATCTAATAATTCATCGTTAAATGTAAAGCCTGCTGATATAGGAGTTTCGTTATTGGCTATAGCATCAAAAGAAGGTACTAATATAGCTTTAGTATCAACATCACTATTTTTATTATCAATACCATAATTCTGTGAACCATAAAGAAATACTCCTAAAACAGAATTTTCTCCATAGGTTTCGCACAAAAATTCATATCTATCTTTTAACTTATCCCAAATTTTTTCCATATTTATCACTCACTTTCTATAAATATTATATCATAAAAAATTTAAAAAATCAATTTTCTTCAATATCAGTAAGTTCAAAATTTTCGCTACCGCATATGGGGCAAATAGCCTTTTCAAAAACATAAGCGGGGGTGTAATATTCTTCACTTCCGTCGACTGAACTCCATATAGGTTCATCAAAATAACGATTACAAATATTACATTTAAAACACCTTATAACCATATCTATCAATTCCTTTCTTTTCTTTATTTTCTATAATTATTATATCATAAAATTTATTAAAATACAAAAATGCGGAAATCCCTTGGTCCATGGAAACCACAAACCAAGGGTCGCCGCTTATTCAGTAGTATCTGTAATGTTAGCTATCAAATTAACATCAAGTTCATCTACTACTAATATCTAACCTGTTGTATATGTATTAAGTAATTCTTTATATTTTTCAGCTAAAGTATCTAAACTATCTGTTTCATAAATAGAAGTTGTTTTAGTAACTGCTTCTGTTTCTTCATTTACTTCTGTTATTGTTTCTGTATATAAAGAATATGTATTTTTAGGCATTTGTGCCTTTTTAATTAATATTTTATACATAATTTATTCCTCTTATTAAAAATAGAAATACTACAAATATAGAATGTAGTATTTCTATTTTAATATTTTGTAGCTTATTTAATTTATAATAAAATGCAAATTTTCTCTTGGTAAATCTTCTTCATTTATATCAGAAAAATCTTTTTTGACTATAATATCTTTTTCTAAGCTTTCTCCTGCACGGATTAAATAAATGCTTTCTGAATTTTCAAATGGCTTTCTTATTGTAATTTTGCTTTCAAGCATATCCGTTAAGTCGGTTTTTGTTACCTTAGCTACGAGATATTCATCCATTTCAAAATCCAGATTAAGAACCAGATACCTATTGTCAACATCATCAATGCACACAAATAGTATTGGAATTTCGCATTCAATAAGATTCTGTTCTCTGTATAAATAATGATTACCAATTCTGAAAAGAGCGATATTACTTTTCTTCATTACTTATTATTCCTGCACTGCTTCCTCAGTTTCCTCTTTCTCACCCTCAACCTTGGTAATCAGAGTAACCTTAATAGCATCCTCGTAAATATCCTCGGCAATGTAATCCAGAGTAAGTCCTTCAAAAACAATATCGTCCAGTCCTTCTCTTTCAACCGATACATTTACATTGCCTGCGTCAACAAAAGCCTGTGTAAGTTCTTCGATTGTGGCATCGGTATTCTCAAACACAAGTTCTACCTTGTAAGCACCTTCTGCCTTTGAGTACGTCTTTGTTACCTTTGCCACGGTGTAAGTCTTTTCGTTTATTCTTGCTTTCATAAAGCATTCTCCTTTCGGTTAATCCTTAAAATTTATCCTGTCAATCAGTTCAACACCATCTTTGACATACTGCAAAAACGGGAACTTCTTAAAAAAGTACGTCCTGCCTTTATCTGTGTATATCTTGGGTGACAGCTGATTTGTAAAATGTAATACCAGTGGCATATCAAAGCAATCATCCAAGTTATTGCAGAATCCGAAATACTGCGGTAAATGTACTGGCTTTCCTGCATCTCTTATTGCATCTTGGTCGGGGTATCTGTACTTATTCTGCATATAGTTTCGCCTTGCGGTTGCGAGAAAACCTGTCTCACGCATCTTATCAAGGTTCATAATCATTACACCCGAAACCATCTCACCTTCACCGTCACAAGCATCCTCCGCCATCCATGCAGCATAGTTACAATCTTTGTGTGTGTATTCCTCATACACTCCTGTGATGTCTCCCATTACGGCGGTATCACAGTCTAAATACAAAACATTGTGTACATGGGGAAGAATTATATCAGCCATAAGCCTAAGTGTTGCATAAGGTGTAAAGCAGGAATACTTGTTAGGACTGTCCTTAAGATGTTCCAGATAGTAGTCCTTTGCATCTATAATTGTGATATGACTGTTTTTGTCAAAATACTTAACTATTCTTCGTAGTTTGCTTTTCTGCCAGTCGTTCAGTCCACGATAAACAAAATGTTCTCCTGTTTCCTCATTGTCAATTTCAATATCCATGGTAAGAATATAAAAATTTACGTTTTTGTTGTGGGTGAGTGTCGTATAAACGACAAGCTCACATCCGCAATATGTGTTGGAATCCGTAGCCATTAATATATTCATACGGGTTCTCCTTTACACATTTCAATAATGAGTTCATACAGGTGTCTGTATTTGTACGGTGTCCATTGTGGCGAAAAGCAGAAGTAAATAACATCAAAATCATTCTCGATATTAGGCAAATCCTTCTTACCAAGAACTTCAAGAGGAATTTCCTCACCTGTACTATTGTTGAATATATCGGAATTAGCTGCTTTTACCCATCTATAGGAGTTAAGCTTATTTTTGAAATATAAATACCCAACCCAATCGGCACATGAATAATCATCAAAGTTAATGATGTTTTCCAAAGCATCGGGGTTGTACCATATATCATGATGAAAATCAACATTAACAAGGTCGAGTTTCTCACTATCGGGTAAATCAGGAAGCTTATCTATAATCTCCTGATGCTCCTCAATGGGGATAAGCTTTGCACCGTTCTGCACGTTTCGCTGAATAAGCAATGCAATCTGCTTAAGGCTTTCCGCATCATAGCAAAGAAATTTTTCAATTCCAAGTTCATTTTCAATTCTGTTCCAACTAACGGTTGCATTTTCATTGCCTGCACAATAGGAGTTGTATAGCTTGATGCAAGGTGACATGATATAATCAAAGTCAATAGAAAGCACTTTCATTATGTAGCCACCTCCGCAAAGCCTAAGCAACCTCCCTGACACTGCAAAAGCTTATGCTTCTTACAGGTTGTACATTTACCCGTGCAGTTTGCTTCTGCTCTTGGATAAGACTTTTTAAGCAGTAAATATCTTTCAAGTTCAATTAAATCGTTGAAATCTCTGATATCTACAGGGTCATAACTTCCAAAACAAGCTGTAGCCTTAAATTCAGGTGTTATATCCACAACAGGTTCACAGAATCCCTGTTCTACATTGTCGCAGATGTCATAAACAATTTCCTTTTCTTCTGCTGTAAAGTAGCACACAGGGATATGTCCACAGTCCATATTCAAACGACAGTGATGCTTCTGAGCATCCTTACAGAAATCCATAAAGATAGGCTTCATGTAGTTATAGTAACCCTCTTTATCCTTTCGCCACGATTCGTAACAAGCGGCAGGTGAAACTACACTACATCTGATGTGGTCAAGATTATATCTATCAACAATTTCCCACATATACGAATAATCCGTACAGCCTGGATATACATTGCATCCGCAGTTAGCTTTACGGTCAAACCAACTAAGTTCATTCAAGTGGTCGAGAGTTTCTCTCTGTTTCTTAAAGTTATCCGCCGATTGATACTGAGGAGTGTTACAGTTAATCAAGATACCTATTCTGTCACCGATATAAGGCAGAAACTTTTCCAGTTCGATACCATTTGTAAAAAGTGTTGCATCTGTGTTTACTTCTCTGCAATACTTGTTTGTTTCTTTTAAAATTTCCTCAAACTGAGGATGTAAAGTAGGTTCACCACCTATGATGCCAACATGATTCTTCGGTGTCCTTGCTATAAAAGAAAGAATCTTCCTAAAATCATCGAGAGTTATGCTTTGTGTTTCTTCCTGAATCATGTCATCCGCAAAGCAGTATTTGCATTTCAGGTTGCAATAATTTACGATTGCGATATTTGCCATTTTTTAATCTCCTTGTATTTCCTTTGGTTTAAGTTATGTCAAGTTTTATATGAATAGCTATAATCAGTTATATACTGATAGCTGTAATTATACCTGTAGCTATATGTGTAATCAGAACTAAATCTCTCGTTTCGGGTTGAAGAACTATATACATCCGAAGTGTATCTGTAGCTGTAATTCGAGTAGTAGTAATATCCTTGATAGTTGTAATAATTGTATGTATATCTGCCATCGTATGCAGTAGTTTGAGTGTATGAGTAATAGTAATAGTATCTGTATTTATATGTAGTGTACACCCTTTGGAGATAACTATAACGAATATCTTTTAATATATTATCTATAAGGGTCTTATATGATACATACTCGTAATAATATATACCCGAACCCAAAACATAATTGTCTACGGGTGTTGTAACATATAGTTGATAAGAAAAAGAGCGACTTCCATATTGGTTACTATAACCATAATGATATACTTTCATATAACTATAAGTATATTGGTCATTTAAGAGTTTAGGATTGTCAATATAACTATAACTACTGATTTGATAATTTTGTCTGTCATAAGTATACTGATAGACACCTTCGCCATTCAAGTACAATCTGTAGTAAGCACCACTGTAAGAGGAAACATATTTATATCTATAACTGTACTGACTTATGTAATAATATTGTACATCTCTGTAATAATAGCTTGTATCGGTTGCATAAGCATCTTCTGTACCAGTTCCTGTATTATTATAATTTCTGCCATATACATAAAAATCACCAAACTTATCACTTGAAGTTGGTGTGTAATAGTGGAAAGAAGCATCCTTATTAGCTACAGAAAGCGTTGTATCTTTCGCCACTCTGATTTTAAGGTCACTCTTAAGCGGTGATTCATCATCTACCAAAGGTGCTTTGATTACAGTATCTTTTGTCTTAACGTTGAGCAAGGCAACATTATCATTGGTTACCTTATCAAAAACAGGATATGATTTCTTTTCCGAGCCATTCCATACATTCAAACTGCCCACACTACCCTGATTAAAGATAAGTGAATAGGTGTTACTATACTCAGTACCTGTAGTGGTTTCGTTATCGGTTGTCTGAGTGGTATAGTATAGCAAAACCTTATAGCTTATTTCTGCAAAATCAATACCAAGCAGGTCATATACTTTACGCAAATCATAAGAAGTTGCAGTGGATGTTACTTTACCGGCAGTAAGCCATATATCGCTGCTTTTAAGTTTGTACAGCACTTCATAAGCAGTCTGACCGCTTAGTGTGCCCTGCCAGTTCAGGGTATATGTTTCGGCGTTGTCGTTATCTACATAGACGGATTTGGGGGAGAGGATTGTTACCATGTTAATTTTTCCTTTCTTCTATCTATCATGATGTTGACTGCGTTATCCACATATATCCTGTTTCAGGGGAGGAAGGGTCTGATTCGAGGATGTCGATAGTGGAAGAAGAACCCGACCCACCGCCACTCCCAACTTTAGAGTTAATCTCTTCATCCATTTTCTCTTTAAATCTTTTGAGAGAAGTTAAATTAACAGCTATTTCATCTGAACTAATTGATTTATCAGCCATTTATCAACACTCCTTTCGTTTGTAATATGTGAATTTATATTTAACATTATTTTAATCTATTTGTGATTATTTGGTTGTATACGGAGGACAAGGAATTACTCCTGCTAATACCCATTCTCCCCAATAAGTTTTTCCAGTTGAATCATTTGGATTTTTTATCCAATTGAAATATATAATTCCAATATCTGATTCATTTATTTTTATAATATCATCAACACGTTTTATATATTCTACGTCAAGAGGAAAACGAACTCCTAAAGTACCATCTTCATAGTTAGCTAAGTTTTTAAGAGCGGTTAATTGTGAAAAATCAAGATTATGCCATGTTGATGTAGCACCCGTTGAAAAAGTTAAAAAGTAGGTATTATCATTTGGTTCGTATTCTCCTGATTCATTTAATTTTAAAGTCATTTTAGTAATGCCAAAATTTTCAGGCACACTTTGAAATTTAACAAGAAATAATGTTTGATACGGATTATATGAAATTCCAGTAATGCCGTCTACTACAAGATTATTATCGCTCCCTTCAACAAGGCAATAACCATAATAATAATGAAAATACTGATATATTTCATCATCCCAACTTCTATTATTAACAATAGTTTTTACTTGGTCACGTTCTTTTTCATTAAGTCCGTCAGTATCACTACCACTACCAACCGCCATTACACCTTGCCAACTGCCATCATCAGGATTCTTTATGTTCATCTTTTTATGAGAAACTTTTATCATACAAATTCCTCCAATCAGCCTAAGTTATCAATATCACTTGTAGTTGCGAACAAAGCATCTATATCTGTAGTATCTGCCATGTTTAACGTGCCTTGAATTGCACTAAGTTCATCTGAAATTTTCTTACTGCTCCAAGTATCGGTTTCGTTTGTTTCATCATCCTTAATTTCAGGAATTTCATAATCTTCCGTATCAGAAGAATCAATCCAAGCTACAACATTGTCTTTAGTAGGTGCAGTTTCACTTACTGCTATTGTAGAGACTTTATCTACTTCATCTTCTATGTGGTCTTTGATAAGCTCATCATAATGTGTAAGCTCATCCATGCTTACAATTTTCTTACTATCTGCCATGTTTTAACCCCTTTCCGCAAAATAAATATACAAAAGCGAGTGCTATAATGAAATAAATCAAAATAGCACTCGCTATGTATTAATTAGGTGCGAATCAAATCAGATTAGATAGTACCATTTGTGGTAGTGTTGAATAAAGCATCAACATCCGTATCGCTTGCAAACGTAAGAACAGTAGGTGCTACATAAAGTCCCTCTTCACCTGCATCGGTAACAGTGACAATGGCATTGTTACTTCTCGCGGAAATACGTACATCTACTTTAATCGCATTATTGGTAATTGTAACGTTAGCAGTATCAGACGTATCACCTGTGTAAACGTCAACAAGCTTTTCAAGGTTTACGAAACTGTAGCTAACATCAGTATCACCTTTTACTGCAAGAACAAGCACAGGTCTACCATCAAGATTGGGGTCTGATGTATTAGGATATGTATTAGCATTATAAGCAAAGCTATCTACAAACTTAGTATTCAGCTGGTCGAGGAACTGCTCCTCGGGCAGGTCAAGCTTAAATGCTGCCTTTGTGTCGTAATCTGCTTCGGCAGGAAGAGTTTCATCCTTAAAGAAATAAAGGGAATTACTCTTATAATCAACCGCTTTAATTGCAGGAGTATCGCCATCGGCAATTACCTGCTTGATTTTGCCATCATAATATGTAAGTAATGATAACGAAACAAGCTTGGTTGCAGAATCAACAGCAGCTGCATTATTAGTTTCAGCCATAATAAATTCCTCCATTTTCATTAAAACAATTATTTTATATATAAAAAACTTAATAAATTAAGTTTGTTTTTTTTTTAAAAATTAAAATAAATTATCTATATCTTCTTTATCGGCAAAAGTATAGCCATCATTATTATCTTCTTTTTCTTCTGATTTATCAAACATTTCATCTACATCTTCTTTGTCAGCTAAATCAAGGTCGCTATCTCCGCTAAATACTCTATCTGTATAAGTAATAGGTATATCTACATTTGCGGGAACATCTTCATCAGATTTGACTGCGGCAACCGTTAAATCACCAGTTAAAGTAACTCCATTAATAGAAGGTAAATTCGATAACTGTGAATAATCTGTAATGCTTTCCGGCAGCTTGCCCGCATCTATTTCTTCTCCTGATGATAATGTACATATTAAATGTTTATCATCATTAATTGTAACATTAGTAATAGATTTTCCGTCTAAAGGAGTAGGAAATTCCATATTTAATACAGAACCATCATTTAAAATTATTTTTAAAGTAGTTCCATCAACAGAGAGTTTTGATATACCTGTTACCGCACTTTTAGCTAATCTTTTACACAAAGCATATGTAACTATATCCAATTAAATCTCTCCTTCCTTAAATCTAATGCCATTGTCTATCATTTCCTAACATCCAAACACTAGAATCTTCTATACAAAAACAAGTACTTCCAATAGCATAGGGCGTGATAGGCAAAGTAGTAATATCAGTTAAATAATCTACTACAAATTCTGTTACATAACCTTTTGACTATTTAGTAATACTATACATAAAAGATAATTCCTCCCCGTCTATAAAGATTTTACTAATTAATATTAAATTTTTATAGAAAATATTATAAGGGGTTTGCCCAAAAGAAAAAAGTATAGGACTAAAAAATCCTATACTTTTCATGAAATGAAGTAATTTAATATGTATAAAGAATGTATTTGTTTTTTAAACAAGACGCTATCATTTTGAAGTTTTGGAAATTTAAAACAAAATTATTAATTTGCTGTCTGCGTCTTTATATATATCTACTACTTAAGATATAATTGGTGCGGATGGTGGGACTCGAACCCACACGCTTTTCAGCGGCAAATTTTGAGTTTGCCTTGTCTGCCAATTCCAGCACATCCACATAAAATTTGGTGCTCCTAACCGGACTTGAACCGGTACGGATTAATCCGAGGAATTTTAAGTTCCTTGTGTCTGCCTATTCCACCATAGGAGCATTTTAAGTTAAAGTTTATACTGTAAGTTGACTCGAACAACTATCTCCCCGATATAAGTGGGGACTTCTACCATTTAAATTATACAGCCTTCTCTTCAACTTAATTTTTCAAGGCATTTTAATAAATAATTAAAGCTATTATATTATTTCCTTTAAAATTTGCTGTAAATGCCTTTAGAGTTTGAGATAACCAAAATAAACTATTAATAACCAAAATGTATAATATAATTATAACATAAATTTTTTAAAAAATCAAATTTTAAGCAGACTCGCAAGATATAATTGTAAATCTGCTTCTAAGAAAAATTTCATCCAAAGGGTCAACTTCTATAATATGCTTGTCACCATAGTCATCTACATAAACAACAGTTCTCATATAAAGCACCTCTCTAAATTATTTTTTCTTTTTTAACTTTTCTATATATATTATATCATAAAATTTTTTAAAAATCAAATTAATCATTTATCTTGATTTTTATCATTATTATCTTCATCTTCTATAATTTGAATAATACCTTTGCTTATAAGATACTCCTCTGCTACATATGCTAATACAGTAATTATTTCAAAAACAATAGAAATACCCAATATAATATAGATATATAGTTTTATTCCTTCTGTAGTGAATATCATAATAAAACAAGCTATTAGCAATAGTACATAAGCTATTATATTCATTAATTCTTCTCCTTATATTGAGTTTTTCTTTGCTCTTTCCAACTTCTTTGCGGGCGGCGGAAGCGGTCATCCCAGCACACAGGTACGGGTCTTTTTCTACTCTTAAATGTTCGATGAAATTCTTTATATTCTGGGTCGGTTTTAGATATAAGAATACTCTTAACCCTTGCAGATTTCTGGCTGCACCCGCCTCTATAACAGGCAGTATTAGGCACTGGACCCTTCCTATACTTAAAATAATACAAAGGTTTATGCCAACCTACGCCATACATTGTTTTAGCTTCCAACTGCATGGCTTCCGCACATTTTTTTACTTCCTCTTGATAAATAGAGGGATTAATTACACTTTTGTCTCTCATAAACAAAAAATATCTCATATTAGGATAAGATTCATTTACATCGCAAGTGTAATAAGTAAGATATTTATTATATTCTCTCCAATCATACCAACCACACTCATCAGGAAGCCATCTTATTTCATAGCCTTTTGCTAAAAATTTAATAAAATCATTATAATTACCAATAAACTGCATAGATTCTTTGCGGAAATCATATAAATAATAGCTATCTGAATAGTCATATGTATTATATAACATAGTTAGCCTCCCTGCTTTTTCTGTTAATATACAACACAAACTTATGGCAATCCTCTTTATTGTTCCAAGAATAAATCAAAACATTTTTTTCTAAATCAAATACAATATCTGTTGCTTTGAATTCTTCTTTTAATTTCTTTACAAAATCTGCGGGAGAAATATTAAGCATACGGCAAGGCAGCCACCATTTAGCACTTCCACCAGCCATATTACTTGTATCTGTACAATACCAATTACCGCTTCCAGACTGCCATTCAGTATACTTCATAATTGCCATATGCTTACACTCCTCTCATTAAAGACCCATTGCCGCCAATATATCAGCTACCTGTTTCTTTTCTTCTTCTGTTGGCTCTGTATTCATCTTCTGAGCTATTGTTTCATCTGTATAATTTACTTCTTTAGGAATTATTGCTTCTCCCTCTGCGGAAACGTTTGTCTTAGCACAAGTAAGGCTCACTTTAATCTGTACCTCTTCACCATCTTCACGCATAGGTATACGCAGTTCCTTACCGTCTACAAGAAAAGCATCAGGATAAACTTCCATAATTTTATTAATAATATTAGTCTTGCTTACAGCACCCTTAGCCATTAATTAATCACTCCTTAATTTTTATTACATATATATTATAACATTTAATTTAATAAAAATCAATTATTAATCTGAATTAAAGACTTCTATAAAAGCATCGTAGTTTTCTCCTGTGGGAATTGCGAATATAATATTTTTAACGCCAACTTTCTTCTCAACAAGAGGTCTTCTAAAGAAATGGGCTACCTGCGTGGGATTTTGTCCAAAGACACCACAGCCCCAAGCCCCCAAGATGAGCGTATCTACTTTATTAATTGCCGCAATATCATAAACAAATTTAATTCTATCATACATAGCTGCTTTATTAAAAGTTTTATATTTAGCATAAAATTCTAAGTCTTTTGAAGTTTTACATCTATATTTAATAGCATTAAGATTAGGGGCTGCACAAGTTATTACATCACATTTATATATATCTTTAAATATTATATCTGGTGTATAAATGGCTCTATTGGAATAAAGTCCATAATTACAAGTTTTTTTATTTTCTTTGTAATAATCAGGAAATTGAGATAGTACATTATAAAGAAATGATTCATGACATAAACTTTCCTCTTGAGCGGAGCTGCCTTTGAGAAACAGCCCACCTGCAAGAGTATAATCAGCAAAATTAAGTACAGCAGTCTTTCCACTACTTTGATATTCAATAGCAGAAACACTGTCAGTATCCATAATTCTTACTTTATGTTTAATATTTGGGTTAATATCGTAGGGCTTGTTATAAATAGAATCATCATATATTTTTGTGGCGGCTACGCTTGCTTTAATTTCATTTGAATATTTTTCTGCCATTTTACAAGTATGAACAAATGCTTTTTTAGATAATTCTTCTTTGTTGTTCCAATAATTATTCATATACTGCCCCTTCATCGTCATCACGCATCATTTCTTCTAATTCAGGATTAGGTTCTAACTCTATCCTTTGCCCGCACCAAGGACAATACTGCTTTTTCCAAACCTTTTCTCGCAAATCAATAACCTCAAGACTACTATTGCATCTTGGACAATAGCCAAACACAATTGGAGTTATACCATTAAAATTAAGTGTTTCTTGTTCTGTTGTATGAATAGTTTGCGGGATTTGCTTCTCTGCCGCCACACATAAAGTATAATTTATATTAGCCATTACTTTTGAATTTTTCTTATATACTTTTTCCATAGTTCTTCCAGCATAAATATCATTAAAATCTTTTTCTGTAAGAACTTCCTTATTAGGTCTTAAATTAAAAGCAATAGTATGAATAAAGGAAGTAAAATTCTAAAGGCAGGAAATACCTTCTTCTGTAAGTTCTCCATTAAAGCATATCATAATATTATACCTCTTTCTTAAAACTATCTTCCTTTTGTCCTACCTTGGCGGCAATGTCTTGTACGCGGCTACAAATATTGCAATTTACACCCTTTAAGCAGCGTCTGCCGCACGTTGCTCTAGCTGGTCCAAAAATATCAATTACATTTCTGTTATCAAAAGTTATCCATAAATCTTGAATCAATTCTTTAAGATTTCCATACCATTTTTTATCTATTGCATAAATCTTATATAAAGTTTCATCAATACACTGCATATCTTTGTTCATACAATAAGAAAAATCAAAAATATCAATATAATTGTTTTTATCATAGAAATCTACATCCTCTGGTCTTATGAAGAAACTATACAAACGATTAAATTGGGAGCAATGATATTGGCAGATATTAGGGTATACCCTTATTTCCGCACCATAGTTATGTACTATTTTTGATACGCTATCTAATTCAAATCCTAATGCTTCTGTTATATAGACATCACTTACGCCTTCTTTTAATTGTAAATATAAAGTTTCCCAATCATTAGTATTACAACTAAAATAATATTTTATTTCATTTTCTTTTAATTCTTCAATTATTTTTTTAAGTTCTTCTGATACATAAAATTTTTTATTATCTAAAACAATTTCTACTTTAAAATTATAATGATTATATGCTCTAAAAGTTTTAAATACTTCCAACCAAAATCCATTTATAATTTCAAAAGCACCACAAAAAATAAATGTGGCGTTAGGATATTTTTCAATTATATCTTGTATTTTTTCAATACTGATTTTCTTACTTTCCTGCATAAAAAAGCGGATTTCATCAATTTTATCTAAATACTTATTTAAATTGTTAGGGTGATAATCCAAACAATACTTCATGAATTACTCCTTTCATTATTAAAAGAAAAGGGCAATATATAATTGCCCCCTTCCTTAACAGTACCAAATTAAATTAATTATGCAAGCTTATATACGACAGCCTTCTTGTCGCCAATCTTAGTCTGGTCCTTAACAATTTCCTCAGCCTTAACAAGCTTTGTAAGACGTGCAACAATCTTAGCCTTAGTTGCATCCTCAACATCAATAGATGCAACAATATTATCTACAGACTGCCACTCATCAGTGATTACTGCCTTTACTGCCTTAAGAAGGTCATCTCCCGCATCCTTCGTAGCTTCACGTCTCTCCTTAGCCTTAGCCGCCTTCTGTTCAACCTGCTCAATCTGCTTATTAAGAAAATCAACAAGTTCACTCTTTCTTTCCTCACTTGCATCTGAATTCTCAACAATAGAAATGAGGTCAACATAATTATCCTTCTTGGTTACCTTTACATCAGCCATAATAAATTTCTCCTTTTAACTCTGTTTTTTGTTTTCTTTAACTTATGTATATATTATATCAAAAATTTTTTAAAAATGCAAATTATTCTCCGGGTACGTCTACGCTAAACATCTTAGGTTTATCATGCTTAGCCGAAAATGTATTTCCTTCTTCAACAAAAGAAAGATAAATTGATTCGACTAATTCAACTGGGTCTTCTGGCATTGTATAGCTATTAATAATAATTGACATTGCTTTTCCATAGTTTTCAGCTATTACAATGCCAATGTCTTCATGCAATTTATCTGGCTCTTCGTCAAATTCGTTATAATATTCAATTTTATATTCATAGACATTCATGCTATTATATCTCCCATCATACCTGCCCACTCTTCTTTAGTGAGCTGCTTAATCTGACATTTAATGAGGATGCTTTCAACAGTAGACGCACTTACGCTTCCAAATTTCTTATAAAGCTTTCTTATTTCTTTTGTTGCTGCGGCAATGCGTCTGCTTCTCGTATCAAGCAATCCTTCACATTCAAAAGCATACAAAGTTTTTGCGGGTTCATCTTTAAACATTGATATTCCTCCTTTTGATTAGAGGGTTATGTACATTCATAATCACCTCTTCTCAGCTTCTCCTTTTCTTTCTTCCTGTTGTAAGAGCCTTTGCCTTTCTTTAATTCACTCATACCATGTCTCTTTTTAAAGTGAAAGTAAAGCTGTAATTCCTCACCAGTTTTTTTCAATGTCTGCCCAGCCTGTTTCTTCATTGAATTCCTCCCAATCGTAATCCCATCCTGCTTCCTCAAGAACTTCTGCTCTGTAATCAGCATAATCTGCTACATCATCATAATAATCAAACATATCTTTTTACTTCCTTTCTTTTTATTATAATTAATTATAACATTAATTTTTTAAAAAATAAAGTTTGCTTTATTCATCGTAAGAACTATAATCTAAGATGACTGGATTGCCGCAACTATCAAATCCTACATTTCCTCTGTGTAAATCACTTGTAACATGAGGGTAAATTTCATTTATAAAATATAGGAATTCAAAAGTTTTGTTAATTCCATATTTATCAATCAAGCATTCTTTCCATCCTCTTGGAAGATTTTCAAAATAGTCAGATGTATCCCAATAGCAAGATATATCTTTTGAAAGTTCAGAACACTTAGGAGAATCATAAAAAGGAGCAACTTTCTTTTGAATATATACTGGATAATCTCCTTTTGTATTATTAAAGAAAGAGGTTTCCGCAAAAAACTCCTCAACATGATAATCATATGCTAAATTATATACCTCTTCCTCTGCCGCACAATAGTCCCAAGGTTCAGCTGCATCATAGTCTACTTCCGCACACTCAAAATAGTCTACTTCTTCTCCAAAGCAATTACAACAAAATGGAATTTTTAATACATAATCATAATTTTTGAAGACAACTACGGCTTTTGATGCTCCAGTTCTTATTTCAAATTCATCATTAGTAAACCCTGCTTTAAAAACTGCTTCACTCAGAAGATTAAGATTAACGATTTCACTAAATTCCATGTCTTCACCAAATATTGTAGGTTTTTCATTATCTTCATATTTGGATAATCTAAGATTTTCAACTATTTTGTCAAATAATCTCTCCATTTCCATTTTTCTATCCGTTAATCTCAGCATTATTATATTCTCCCATATCCTCAAAATAAAAGTTTACAAGTTCATTAATTTCAGCTTTGCTTATTGATTCTGCGGGGTCGTAGCGTCCATGCATCACCATAGCCGCATATTCTTTGCTTGATAAATTTGGATAAGACCTCATATACATAACTACATCGCTGTATTCCTCATTTGTCAGCTCGTCTTCAAGCACTTGCCGCAACAGCGAATATATGTTTTTGAGCGTGATAGTAAGGTTTTCAAGCTGCATACTCTTGAGTAGATTATCCATTTGCCGCACCTCATTTTTCTTTTTATTTTTTTCTTTTTTTAATATGTATATATTATATAATAATTTTTTGAAAAATACAATGTTTTTAGATTCCTCTTGACTTAAGAAAATTTTTATGATATAATATTTATATGAACTAAGAGGTGAATTAATATGATACAGTGTAATACTTAGATATGTCCATATAATGAAGAAGGTTTATGCTCTAAAAGAGTATTAAAGTTAAATTAGAATGGTTAGTGTTCTTTTGTTTGGAAAGACAATGGTTAGACTAATTAGCATAGAATATAGACACCAATAGATAAATAGTTTAAATAGATAGAAAAAATAATAGACGGAAATTTTATAAAGGAGAATGACAATGGAATCAATTGACACTACTGTTTAGCCCATTGCAGAAAAGAATATTTGCGTAGATAAGAAGCTAACTCCTTATTATACAATTAATAAATATGTAGAATTAGATAATTATAATAAGGATATAGAAGATTTATTTAATAAAAATAAGCAATAGGTGAAGAAAATGGATGAAATAGAGTCAGCTTTTTTAAATTGCGGAGAAGAGATTAATAGTAATATATTAGATATACAATAGGAATTAGAAGATATAAATTTAGAAGTTTATCACGCCAATCGCCGCCTAGATGATATAGCTAATAACATAAATTATAATATAAGAATTTTTTCAGAAAAGATTAACACAAAAGTTAATGAATTGACTAAGCTATTGCTAGCTGGAATTAGCATAAATTCTGTGCTAACGATTATTCTTATTGTAGTTATGTGTTTGTAAAAATGTGAGGATAATTATATGGTTATTAATTAGATTTAGTGTCCAATATGCGGCAGCCTTGTAAATATGGAAGTTGTAGATGTCACATTTAATAACAATAGAATGATAATGGGGGCGGAATGTCCCGAGTGTAAGCGGAATTTACAAATTGATGCGGCGATTCATTTTGATGATATAAAATATGTGATTCCTGCAATCTAGGAATAGCCGCCAAGTGATGGTGAATTAAAATGATATTTTGGAGAGAGATATTATTCCTTATTTATTATTTGTTTATGCTTGCTATTGTTTATTTTGATGGAAATGATATGGATTAAAAAAGGTAGCTTATTAATTTAAGCTACCTTCATTTTTTTTATTTAATTATAAAAATTAGAAAAGTCCAAAGCTTGACTTAAAGGGATTCTTTTCTTTTGAATCAAGCAAGTCTCCAAAAGCATCCTTAACTTTTTCAAGAGTTTTAAGGTCTTTAATGGCATCATCAAGAGCCTCTTCAACATAATTAATTTCATCAGAAAAATACTTATCAAGCATTTCATTTGCAACAAGATAGTCAAGTATGCTCTTTGCTGCTATTCTGCGGGATGCCGCAACCTTAGCCTTCTTAATAGTATCTGCCTTTTCAGCTTCCTTCTTCTTATCTATTTCTGACTTTGCGGCATTAATCTCCTTAGTGAAACCCGCAGCAATATCATCAATAGAATTTCCCTTTTCCAATTCCTTAGTAATATACTCTCTTACAGTCATAATCTGTATACCTCTTTTCTTTTGATTGTATAATTATCATATCATAAAATTTTTAAATTTTCAAGAGGAAGTAAAGATAGCGGCAAATGAATTTATTTGATTTTTAATTAATTTAATGGTATAATATATACATATTATAAATAAAAGGTGGTTTTAGTATGTGGGTTTATACAGCTGAAGTTAAAGGGCTTATCAATGGCGTAGCTTTTGGAAGCGATCCATTAAAATGTTTTTTAACCAAAAGAAAAGCAATAGAATATGGGATAAAGCAGTTTAGGAAGCTATTGATAGAACATCAAAATCATTATTCAGATATAAACGAAATGTTTGAAGATGCAAATATAAATATAAATAAATGGAAAAGAAGAACAAACATACTTTTATCAGAATTTCATCATTATAATTTTAATAATAGTAAATGCTTTAAGTTTAGTGATTTTGATTCAATAGATATAAGAATAATTCCAATGAAAATTATATTGTGAGGTAAATAATATGTGGATTTTTGCGGGCTGTTGCTTTGTAGCGGCTATTATTATAGGAATTATTATTGTTAGAAAAGATAATGATGATAATGACAAATTTTGGTTTTAAAAGAAAGGAGAGATTGGATATGTACGGTTATATAGCTATAATTATGGGTTCATGTAAAAATTCTTGTATATATTATCCCGATACCTGCGATGGAGATTCTCATATGTATTATCCTGATAAATGTTTTGAAAGTATAACTGATGTAGCACATGATGCCATTTGTAGACTTGAAGATATTTTAAAACAAGAATATTGTATAAGTAATGCAGATAACATTATTATGCTATTGGGCGACTCTTGGTATGACAAAAGAAAAGAAATTGAAAAAGCTTTAATAAGGTATAATAATTATACGTTATTTACCAAAGAACTTAATTTAAATAAAATATGCTGTTTTCAAACAATAGAAATAAGAATATTGCCTATGCTTGTTGTAGAAGAATGCGGCAGACCTTGATATAAGGATGCCTGTGACCTGCCATTGCCGCGTCGTTTGTATTCTTAAAAAAATAATGATATAATATATATAGAAAAATTTAAAAAGGAGTAATTAATATGAATACTGTTTATGGAGCTATTGTTTACATCAATTATACAAATGGTGCATCTGATATCGAAACTCTTCCTGATATCGAAATTCTTCCTTCTGTATATAAGAACAAAGATAATCTGGTTAAGGCGGCAACAAAAACTATTATAGATAATGCAAATTTTTATTCGTTAAAAATCACAGATAAAGAATACTCTATTATGGAGTCTCTTGATAAATATGGAAGTTATTCTTATTATAGAAATATTGAAGGGGAAGCTAATGACCTTGATGTTGTTGACATTTTTTGTAGCGTAAAGAAATTTGATGTGGAGGAATAAAATATGGACAAGGTTTATGGTGTCAAATTTTCTTGTGAAGATTGTGAAGATAAATATATTGGAATAATATTTGAGAGTAGAGAAGATGCGTGTATTGCTGCCGCAAATGAAATGATACAGGTTGCAACTGAATTGGGAGATACTAATAAGATTGACAGTTTTGAAGAAATAGAGAAAGAACTTTTGGATAATGGAAGCTATTGTTGTTTTAAAATAGCAGAGAGTATTACACTTTCTATTATAACTTATGAATTTGAAGGAAAGGCATTATAATATGAATATTAATATAAATCAGAATAGTAAGTATACTTTTGATGAATTGGATGCTGGAGATGTTTTTCTTTTTAAAGACGAAGTTTATATGAAGCTTAAAGATAAGTATTATGTTAGTAATTATAGTTGTTATACTGATTATCTTATTAACGCAATTGGTTTAGGGAGTCAAGAATTTCAATATATAGACCATAACGCATTTGTAGATGCGTGTGAAGCTAATTTAAATCTTAGAACTCTTTAAGAGGTGAATATATGAATATTAATATAAATAATAACGGAAGTATTTTTGATACATTAGAAGCTGGTGATGTATTTCTTTATAAGGGTAGACCTGTTATAAAACTTTTAGGCTCATTTCTTATTAATGATTATGGATGTAATGGAGTTTTAGTTAATGCAATTTATTTGGATAATATGGAATTTTGTAATATAAGTTGGGATGAGCCTGTTATTAAATGTAAAGCTAAATTGAATATTGAATTTGCTTAAGGAGTAATTAATATGGATATTAATATAAAAGAAGGAAGAAAACATTGTATAAAATTTGAAGATGTGTATGAAGGAAATTTTTTCATAAGTAATAAAGAGCTTTTCTTAAAAGTATATGGTTCTTTTGACCACATATATAATGCAGTAAGGGTGAGAGATGGACTGCCCGTTCGTTTTCCTGATTGCCAATAGGTTGATGATTGTAAAATTAAAATTGATGTTTCTTACGTATATGAATAAGGAGTAATTAATATGAAGGTTGATTTTGGAATTACGCACACCAGATTTGAACTTTTGAATGAAGGTGATGCTTTTATTAAGGATGATAATGTATTTATAAAAATAGAACCGCTTGAAGATAATAATGGTATTTTACTTAATGCAATAGATTTAAAGACTGGAATTGGATGTGAAATTGCTTCATATGTAACTGTATTAAAATGTAATGCAAAAGTTAATGTTAAATTTAATGAGGAGGCAGATTTTGTATGATAGTTAATGAAAAAATAGAAAAACTTGTATTTGGCGATTTGTATTATGGCGATGTATTTAGGTTCAAAGAAGAAGATGAAGGTAGAATTTATATGAAGGGCTTTGACATTCATAGAAATAAATTTGTAGTTATAAATATAGTTACTGGTGATATTTATGATGATTTTTCTGATAATGCAAGAGTAATTAAGGTAGAAGGGGAATTTCAAGTAAGATGATAGTCCATTCACATAGTTGGCTTATACCTTTTGAAGTATTAGGCAATGGTAAAATTTTTTATTACGAAGGAAAATATTATATGAAAGGTTCATATAAAGGTTTTTCAGTAGCTATGGAACTAGACAAAGGTGAAGTAAGAGATTTCCGCCCTACCATAAATGTACAATATGTCAGGGATGCAGTTGTAGATGTTGGCGATTGGTATTATGAAGGAGAAACAAGATGATAATTCATTCAAATAATCATATTAAATCTTTTGGTCAGTTAGATGATGGTGCTGTATTTGGTTCTTGTGGAAAGTATTATATAAAAGGCTATTATGGCGGCAATCCAGTTGCAACCAATTTAATGTCAGGAGAAGTATTAGACAAAAACTTTAATACATATACACAGGTAGATTATTACAGTGATGCTACTTTAGAGGTAGAAGGGGATAAGAATAAATTATATGTAGATTGAGGAAAAAGAAAATTCAATTTGTGTAAATCAATTGGAAATTGGAGATACTTTCTTTTATGAAGGTTTTTAATTATATGCTTGTTCAAGTTGAAATAAATGGATATGTAGCAACATTTGCCGCAAATTTGAATCGTGGAATTACTACTAAATATTTTTATGATAATCCGCAAACAAAAGTAAGACAAGTAAATATAACAGGCATTGTAGAAAATAAAATTGAAAAATCTAAAAAGCAAGTGAGAGATTATTTATGGAGATAATTAAATGAGGACAAAAAGCAAAGTTATAAATAGACCAGAGCCTCCTATTAATGAATTTTATTTTTTTAGTGGTAAATTTGATACAAGGTTTGACGATTTAGAGGTAGGCGATATTTTTTATGAATATAAAGATATGCTGAATCCAGACAGAGATTCCTTTATAAAGGTTAAGTATGAGTATTTTGATGATGAGAGCAAAGCGGCATCTCGTGACATTGCAGTAAATTTGCGGACGAGCCAAGTTGCTAATTATATCAGCTGTTGGAATACAAGAGTAGTAAAAATGGATGCTAAAAAGGGCGATTTACGCTTGGGGGATTTAATACTTAGATAAGAGGAAGCATGAAAGGAGCGGTTGCCGCATGAAAAATTTAAACAATAGTGATAAGAATGTAGCCCAGCTTTTTGATATAGATTTTGGAGAAGTATTTAAATGCGAAGGCGAGTATTATATTTTGCTTTATGATGACTTTACTTGGGAATGCGATGGTTCTAAGACTTTTAATAAATTTATTAAAGCTTTAGGTAAATTTAAATCTGGTAGATTTTTGGCGGCAAACCTTGTAAGTGGGCAGATAAGATTTTTTAAGATAACAGAGTTTGTGGAGAAAGTAAATATGGGGTTTAAGTTTGTGTGATGCCGAGGAGGAGCAATTTCCGCATGAAAAATATGATTAAAAATACAACAGTAACAACAAAAGTAAGATATCTGAATAATGGCGATACTTTTAAGTGTGATGGTAAGTATTATATGCTAATTTGGCGGCAGGCAGACCCCAATGGCGATGATATGCTTAAAAAGAAATTTGATTATTTAGATGATGTAGGAAATTTAATTACTGTTAATATTGTTTCAGGGGAAGTAGTAGTTTTTCCTAAAGAAAAGGAAGTACAAAAGGTAGAATTGGGATTTAATTACATAAACAATGAAAAAATTTGAGTTTTTAAACAAGAGAAGAAAGATTAAATCGAAACGGCGGGAATGGGTTATGCGGCGAATGCATAATCCATTTTTCTTTATAGGGGCGATATATTATGCGGAAAGTCGATTTATTTTATAGGGGGTATATTGATTTAGAAAACTCATTTTAAAATGCGGCGGGGTTAGCTTTAGGAATCCTCATACCTAGGGTTTCCGCATATTGTTTTTAAAAAATCATTTTAAAATCTAGGGGCAAGGAACATTTGGAAAACTCATTTTAAAATCTCGGGACTTAGCTTTTGGAAACCTCATACCTACGGTTGCCGCAAGGAACATTTGGAAAACTCATTTTAAAATCTTGGAAGCTTCATAGGTTCATTTTGAATACACGTAATTATTTTGCTGTCAAAATGAATACACGTAGCATTTTAATTAGGTTGTTAAAAAATCCTGTTAAAATTTTTCTAATGTTTTGTTAAGCTTTAACAAAGTAGGTAAAATTTTGAGGTAAAAAATCTAAGTTAGCAAGCTGCTTCATAGGTTCATTTTGATTACACGTTAATTCATTTTGAATACACGTAGCATTTTAATTAAATTAGGTAAAAAAGTTAGGTAAAAAATCTAAAAGCTTGGGTAAATTTTTTTATTTTACCTTTTTATATTTTTATTTAATGCTGAAAGGAGGTGAAAAATGTGATATAGAAAAGATTTCCCGCAGATACAACTTTAGAAGTTTCTACTTTTCTTAATGATAAGAAGATAGATGGAGAATTGTATGCTTATTTTTAGAGTATGTCTAAGCCTTAGGATGGTGAAACTCGCGTGTACTTTTCTTCTTTACCAGTTTAGTCTAAGATATGTAAAAAAATAGGTATTAAAAGTCCTAAAACTTATAGAGTACATTTAGATTATTTGATAGAAAAAGGATATATAGTCAAAGAAAGTGATTATTATGTTTTAAATAATAAAGAAAATATCTTTTTAATGATTCCTTTAGATACTTTATAGTTTTTATTGGATACTACTAAAGAAAATATCATTAAGATTTATGTTTATTTAGCTTAGAGATATAAATATGCTTAGAGTTAGGGTAAAAACAGTTATGAGTTTTCTTTAAAAGAATTAGCTTAGCATACTGGAGTTAAACTTGAAGGCCATAGTAGAGGTTATGAGATACTAGATAATAGCCTTAACCTTTTATATGATATAGGTTTAATAGACTATTGTTCTTTTTATGATGGCAATGTTGCTAAGAAAAAACTTACATTTTTATCTTTCGAGTATAAGAAGAAACAGGACAACTAATTTTGCTAATTAGGTAAAATATCTAATTAAGGTAGGTAAAAAATCTAATTAAGATAGGTAAAAAGTCTAAGTATATCTAAGTAATAAATAATTATAAATAAGGGGATATGAAATATCCCTTCGTCGCTTCGCTCCTCGGGATATTTCATATCCTTGCGCCGCGAAACTTTTGGGGAGTGAAGTGAGAAAGGAGTTGGGTGAGCGTGAGTAAAATAAACAATAAACAAAGTTAAATAAAGCTAAGAGGAAATTCAAGGGAATAGAGAAGTTTAAATAAAACTATAGAAAAATTGAATAAAAATAAGGAAAATAGAGAAAATTATATAAAAATAGAGAAAATGGGGGAAGTGTGGTGAAACCGACCTCCCTCCTTGCATTCTATATCTACATTTCTTTCAATTCTATTCAAACGATGAACAAAAATTTTGCTAAAATATTAACTAGCTCTTGTTAAACAGATTTAAATATATTATATTACCTATTGAAATTTAATCGAACCTTTATATAACGTAGGAAATCTTGTCAAATTTTAAATAATGTGCAAAAAAAATATTTTTTTTTAAAATTATAACATATTTTTTGATTTTTTGCAACAAAACAACTATTTTTGCTCGCCATATGAGCAGGTATCACTCCCCTAACAAAATAATCAAGAGCTGAAGCATCAAACAACTAGGGAAGACGGCCATATGCGAGTCCAAACAACTAGCGGGAGAGCCCATATGGGGTAAAAAGGTCGGTCCAGTTCTCTAAGTGGTTGCCATATGATGGTAAATTTACCAGTTTTTGCCGCAAAATGGTAAAAAATTCCAGAAAAAATGGAAAAATTTTCCAAAAATTGTTAAAAATTACCAAAAAAATTGGAAAAATATGGTAATTTTTGTTATTTTTTACCATAAAATGGTAAATTTTGGGATTTTTTGGAAAATTTTAGGAGAAAAAATTCACAATTTGTTCATATTTAAAGGTAGATTTGTTCATAAAGTTCGGACCCAGGTGCCCGTCCGCTGCCCACTCAAAAGGTAAATATTGGGAAAATACTCAACTTTGATAATTTACAATTTATTAATATAAAAGACTTGAAATGTTCATAAATTGCGGCGATTCGGCACATCCCAAACATAATCGTGCCGCCGCGCTTTAGCACACTAAAGCGTTACCACTGCACTACGCTAAAGTGTTTCCGCATGACAAAAATACCCAGCCTGTGAGATTCCACAAACCGGGCATTTCCGCATTATTTTATTTTCTTAGCTTTTGATTTAACATCATTGTAATATCTTTCTACAACTTCATTACAAGTTAAATGCTCATTAAAGAAAATTCGCACGCAATAATTGTAAATAGGACAGCCATAGCAATTATGTTGTCTATTTTTAAATTCTTTAGTAAAAACTTCTACATTTTCAAAGTTTTCACATATTCTTTTATCAATATCAAGTAAAGAGTTGTAATATTCTATTGCTACCGCATCACATTCTACATTAGGTCTTTTTTTACAAAGTTCATTAGCTGAACACTCAATGCAATTATGGCAACCAATACTAATATACATAGCATTAGCAAAGTCTCCCGCATTTTTAAAATTTTCAAGCATTTCCTTATTAGTCATAATAAATCAACCTCTTTCTTAATTACATATTTGTCAATTCTTTCAATTCATTGTAATCTTTAGTCCAATCATCAATTTTTCTTTGGCATTCTTCTACTCTTTTTGCTCTTGTGGTTTCTTTTATTCTGTTGTTGTTTAAATGTGTGGTAAGTTCTTCTTGAAGTTCAATAAGTCTATTGGCAATGTAATTCATCCTTTTGACATCACAACCACAAGGTATTCTACCAATTTCTTCTTTTTCCTCTGTAATTACACCATTGAAAGTAATTTTTACTTTATAAAGTGTGTAGCCTGAATTCCAATTGTTTGTTATAGCGTGCTGTTTTGCTATTTCCTCAGTCTCATACCTACTTGTTACAAGGTCTCTGCCTTCCATTCCGCCATAGCTTTCAGTTTCGTAAATTATTATTTCTTTCATAATAAATCAACCTCTTTCAATTAATCATTTCCGCACTCTTTTTCTTTTCTTCTCTTGAGTACATTATTATTATAACACACTCAAGAGAAAAAGTCAATGAACAAATTGTTAATTTATTCTTTCAAAATTTTCATCCTTTACTATCTGCCAATCAACAGAATCATAAAGGAGTCCATTGTCTGAAAGAAACTCCAAAAAAGCATACTGTTTTTCTGTCAAAATAACATTGTAAGTATCATTACAATCATTGGTAATTATTACCTTCATTTCTTCCATTTCCTCTTCCTCCTTGCTTTCATTAAGTGCATTAACCGCACTATAATAAACTGATTTTTCTTCATTACAACGTGTTAATCTTTCTTCTTTTGTCTTAATTGCATTGTAATAAGCTAATGCTTTATCTTCACAAGATAGACATTCTGACATTTTAGCACAAAAAGCATCAGCGGGGCATTTATCGCAATTAGAACAATAATAAGTATCACCGCAATAATCAGCAAATTTTTGTGCAGTATCAAAATTTTCAAGCATTTCTTCATCGGTCATAATCTTATTATTTGTCTTTTTTTCTCTTGAGTCAATAGATTCGTAATAACTTGTTGCAATATCAAAACAAGTATCATCAAATCTTTCGCAATATTTTTTAATAGGGCATTTATTGCAACCATTATTATACATATCTTCCGCAAAAGATGTTGAATTATTATATTTTTCAAGAATTTCTTCATTAGTCATAGTTTTTCTACTTTCATTTTCAATGGACTTATAATATTCTAATGCCGTTTCATAACAACCACACGTATTCATATCTTTACAATAGTCTTTAATAGAACAATTAGGGCAAAAACCGCATTCAATACAATTAGCAAAATCTTCCGCATTGTCATAGGTTTCAAGAATTTCCCTATCAGTCATAAAATTCATCCCTTTCTTCATCTTCTACAGACTCTTCATAAAATTCGTCAGAACCAAGCCAACAATCTTCACTTGGGTTTTTCATGCAACGGTCGCAATACAGACACTGTTCGCAACTGGTTACTACATAATTATTATTCATAATTATCAAACTCCTTTTGATTTATTTACTATAATAATTATAACAAATATTTTATTAAAAATCAATAGGCAAAATGAACAAAGTTAATGTGCGGCAATTGTGGGATTTGGCGGAAATACCTCGTTCACAAATTGTTTACACAAAATACTTGAAATGTTCATAATTAGCCGAAAACAGGGCGCATCCTTCGTTCGCGCCCTGACCAAAATTATGAACAAATCTATCATATTTTATGAACGAATTGTAAATATTTTATGAACAAAAAAATATCTTACTAACCGCTGCCCAGTAATCCCATCAGAATAGTAGGATATTTCCGCATAGAAAAAAGCTGACAGAATTTTCCTATCAGCTTTCCATCTTTTGTTAAATTTCTTCACATTCTGTTATTCTAATTATTTCATAATCTATGCCAAAATATTGTAATCCATTTAAAATTTTTCTTGTCTGTTCTGTCAATTCGTCAACAATATAAAATAGTGACAGGTGCTGTCCAGTTGTATCATGAATTGACAATATTTTCTTATTTTCCATAATTAAACAACTCCATTTCTTTTTTAGGTTAGGGCGGTTACATTGCAGACTATAACCGCCCGCCCCCTTAATTTTTCTTTTCTCTTGTTTGGATTAAATCCAGTTTGAATTTTTTGCCGTCAGCTGTAAAGGTGATTAACTTTCCTGCGTTCTCAATAACAACATCTTCCGCAAACCCTTGCAGGTATTCCGCTAAACCGTTGACAATTTTTTCCTTGGTGGGATTTTCCTTTCTCACTCTCTCACGCTGTGACTTTTGTTTATCTTTGTCATAGCTGTAAGCACCGTGTATCGTCCGCATAATGTTGGAATTTTTTGCCTTTTGGCATAAGTTTTCCTGTTCGGCATTTTCTTCAATGCCTTCATCTTCAAGATACATCTGAATGGCTTCTTCTTTTGAGATTTCAAGAATTTTCATGTTCTTTTCAATCTCACTGTCAGAAATGCGGATAATTTTTCCGCTTGGTAATGTGTAATTCATCTTACCAACTCCTTTTTAATTTGTATCTTTATTATAACACATTGAGAGAAAAATGTCAATGAATAAATTATGAATTTTCTTCAGTTATTTCATGAAAAAATTCATCTGAAAAGATTTCATAAAAAATTTCATCATTAAGATAACCTTGATTATCAAAATATTTCAAAAATTTGTATTGGTCTGCGGTCAATGTAAGATACTGCGGGTCATCACTTCCGCAGGTTATAACTACTTTCATTTTTTCCATAATTAAACAACTCCTTTTCTTTTTTTTTGAAAATTTGCGGCAGTCGGTCTGTGGTATCTTTTTACCGACTGCCGCATTTTTCCATTTTATGCTTTTGTGTTAAACTGCGTTGTAATAGGGTATCTTCTTAATCTCACTTCTAACAGCCTTGTTATCAAGCACAAGAGACTTAAGCAGATAAGTAATTTTCTGATTACTCAGATTAGGAATAACTCCCATAACTTCCTTGACAGTTACAGGCTTGCCAAAGTTTACCAGTGCTTCCAGTACCTGCACCTTGAGGTTGTCATTTTCTGCCTTTTTCTCGGCACTCTTGGCGGAAACTGCACTTGACTTCCTGTCAAGAATTTCAATCTGCTTTGTGAGGAATTCCACAAGCTCTGTCTTGTTTTCCGCATTGGAAACTTCTACCATACCCTTAAGAACTTCAAACTTTTCTCTGTTTGTCATAAAAAACAACTCCTTTAAAAATTTTTTATTTTAAAGCTTTTCAGCTTTAATAACTTTTTTTATTTTCTATAAATATTATAACATATTTTTTAGAAAAAATCAATAGATAATCTTTAAACTTTTTATTAATTTTTTATGAATTATCTATTTTATTTCGTTTTGTTGCTTCCTTTTCTCTTGTTCTGTATTAATTATACCACATTCACTTCCTTTTGTCAATGTATTTTTTGTATTTGTTTTATGAACAGTTTGTGAAGTGCGGGCGGTAGGTGTAAGAGTTTTGTATCTAACGTTTCCGCCTCTCTCATTCACTGTATACATTATACCACTTTTATAATAATATGTCAACGTTTTTTTGTACAAATTTTTTTGTATTCTCTTGTGCATTTTGCTAAGCAAATGACTATACCATTTGTTACCAGTTTTGTTTACAATATTTTCCAGCGTTTGTCTGTTGTCCGAAAAAATATACACTATTTTAGGATATTTTAAGTTTAAAAATGTTTACAAATTGTTCATAAAAAAATATTGATTTGTTCATAATTAGGTGCGGTTCGGGGTTACTTCCATCATTTACCAAAAATCTCGGCTCTAATAAAAAATCCAGTTTGCGGAAATTTTGCAAACTGGATTGATGTTACATAAGTGTTTCAAGCTTGTAAGTGAAGCCATTATTTTCTTCACAGAACATTTTAGCAAGGTTTTCCTCATTTTGGAGAAAAAACCCACTTTTTTCATTTTTTTCATTGTACAGCCAAAAGACTTTAATAACATTACGCTTCATAGAAACAACTCCTTTTGATTTATTTACTATACTAATTATAACAGATAATGTGCGGAAATACAATAGGCAAAATACACAAAGTTTATAATAAGTATTTGTGGGAAATGACGAAAATGCAGCGTTCATAAAAAATTCATCAAAAATACTTGAAATGTTCACAATTAGCCGAAAACAGGGCGCATCCTTCGTTCGCGCCCCAGCCGCAATTTATGAACATTTCAAGTCTTTTTTGTAAACATTTTGTAAACAAATTATGAACAAAATTCATAATTGCCGCAGGAAATTTTTACCAAATCCTCGGGGGAAGTAATCCCATCGGAGTAGTAGGAGTTAGCTGCCGCAAACTGACATTACCAAAAAATCCCACTGGAATTTTTATCCAATGGGATTTTCTGTTATTGGGGATTAGTGCCAATTAGGAATTACTTAACAATTCCAAAATAAGGAACTTTCTTGATTTCGTTTCTTGTTACCTTGTTTTCACTCTTGAGGTGTGAAAGAAGATAAGTAATTTTCTGATTGGAAAGTTCAGGGAAATTTCCCATAATTTCCTTAACAGTCATTTCCTTTTCTGCACCTGCAAGGACTTCAAGAACCTTGTTTTCAAGGGCTTCATTTTCCGCTTTCTTTTCGGCGGACTTTGCAGAAACGCTTGTAGCCTTTCTGTCAATCTGTTCAATCTGCTTGGAAATGAATTCCATAAGTTCGGTCTTGTTGTCAACATCTGCATTTGTAACGAGTGCAGAAAGTGCGTTGAAATAATCTCTCTTTGTCATTTTTACGTTTGCCATAAATAAACAACTCCTTTAAAATTTTGAAAAAATTGGTTTTCGTGCTCTTTAGGTAACGACTGTCAGAATAACTAAAATTCATTTTAGAAATTGTGCATTGTGCACTGTTATTCTCTAACAATTACCTTTTGAGTACATTATTATTATATCATATCTTTTACAGAAAGTAATTAGCTTTCTGTAAAAGAATTATGAACTTTTTGTGACTTACTTTAAATAAATGGTATCGTCACGTTTTATCATTTTGTGGTAGATGTATTCGTATTCTTCCCCGTCCTGCTTTATTGTCAGCGTTCTTTCTATCATGCGTGGAATTGAATTGTAAGTCTTATAAGTGCAGTCCCACTTCATGCCGTAATTCTCAATAGCGTATTTAAGAATTTCGCTTTCTATTAAACTGTCGCTTAAAGCTGTGTGCTCTTCCACAAAATTTACATCATTTTTGATGTACTTGTAAATGTTTTCTGCACTTGTGGAATAATTACCTTTTTCTGTAAAAAGTTCGTTTTCTTCACAAAAATTTTGATAATCATTATCCCAAGCAATAGAATGATGAATATATCCCCAAATGTCATAAATTGGTATGTTGTCAAAAGGATTGATACATTTAAACCAGTCACAATTGAATGTGAATACTCTTTCATCAAAACGTGCATTGTAGGCATAAGCGGAAGTAACATCATATTTCTTAATGTCACGTATCATTTCTTGGCATACCTTGCCAAATTTTTCAAGTTTTGCCTTTTTACTCCTCATAGCCTTGACGTAAAGCGGTCTTTTTTCCGCATAGTATGCAGTGGAAAAAAGTTCTAAGTTATGCCAAATCTGTTCAATTACAAAGTCCTTTTCTACAAGGTTTTCCCCTGTCTTTGTGTTTACAATGCAGTAGCCTACATTGTAAGTAAACACCTTGCCAAGTGCAGTTGTTTCCGTGTCAAAAACCAAAATATTCATTTTTTACCAAATCCTTTCAAATTGTGTTTTCTGTACTCTTAATTGAGTACATTATAATTATAGCGTATTTTATTCAATTTGTCAATGAACAAAATATTAATTTTTTTATAAACTTTTTGTTTCAGATACAAAATATTTCGCCTTGTATCTGTCTGCAATTTCCTTTATGAGTATACTTTCTTTTTGTGTTGCTGAATACACATTAAAAATGATATAATTGCCGTCCATAGTTTCAAGCACTGAAAAAGGTATTTCAAGCTTTTTCAAGTTGTCTGCTAAACTCTTACTTTTATCAGTATTAACCGTCATTTCAACTTTCCAAAGTTTGTCTTTTCTTCCTTTTTCTTCCAAAAGTTTTACAATGTAAACGCCCACAAGGTTACAAACAGCTACAACAATAGCCTTGGTAATTGTTGTCAATTCACACGTCATGTATACAAGCACGACTGTATAAAGACCGTATGCAAGAGCATTTACAAATGCCGCTTGAACTTTTCCGCACTTTATAGTACAGATAGACTTTACAGTCTGAATAATAACATTCAGAATGTTCAAAATGATAAAGATAAACAGTAATTTCATAAATTAACAAATCCTTCCAAAAATATAGATTTTAGGCAACTTATAGGAGTTTTACCCATTTCCCATGATAAGCACTGTTCAAGAGGTTTATTCTTTCTTCCCTCTTCCTTATGTATTAATTATACCACTTCTATATAGGAATGTCAATAGTTTTTGAAAAATTTTTTCGTGAAATATTGCACAAGTTTGCGGCGTTGGCTTTGTGCAGAATCGCAACACAGATTTTAGCATATAATACCAAGAATTTCCTGCCAATTGTTGGAGAATTATGGGATAAATTACCAACGGAATTTTTACCAAATTTTGGAAACGCTTTACCGCTTTAACACTTTAGTGCGGTGAAGCGGGGGCTGGCAACCCATTTCTATTTTTGGGAGTTATTGGAAAATTTGGCTCTATTTTTATTTTGGAATAATTTCCTTGAATTTGGTAAAATTTTCCAGCGACGGAGGGCTTCCAACCATTTACAGTTATGGAAGAAACTGGGGAGAGCAGGTTAATATTGGGAATTGGGTAAGATGAAGAAAAATTAACAATTTGTTCACAAAATATGCTTGATTTGTTCACATTCGCAAAAACGGTGCCACAACTTGTGAAATCGCACCGCCGCTTTACCCTGCTAAAGTGCTACCACTTTAAAGTGCTAAAGTGTTTCCAAAATCTGGTTTTAAAATTTCCGCACTTTAGCGATTTACCGCACTAAAGCGGTTGCCGCCAAAAATCCAGTTTATGGAAAATCCACAAACTGGATAAAATGTTAATTAATATTCAAGTGCAAATATATCACCTTTATATTGCCCTATATATAATTCAATATCTGTTTCTTTGTTATATACACAAAAGTATCTTAGCTTGTTTTCATAGTCAGTAGAAAATAAATCAGTAACACAGTCAGCGTATTTATTCTTGAAATTTAGTAATTTTTGATAATCTGGATTATTTATAAAATACTTATGAATCCAAGCTTCATACTGTTTTGAGTTCATAAAATCTTTTAGCTTTAGTTTACTTTTAAATTGCTTTATTACTTTTATTTCGCAATTACCATTTACAGAATAAACTGCATAACCGTCAATTTTTCCCTCAGATATTTCATCATATCCTCTTACAAGTTTTCCAATAGAGCCATTAGAATTAATTTTATAAACTTCTGCACGGTTTATTTCATTATCAGTAAGATACTTTTCCCAATCTTTTACTATTGCTTTTGGTATTCTTTCGCAGTCACATTCATACGGGTCATCCAATTCCTTACATTCTATTACTAAAAAATACTCATTTAACATAATTATCAATTCCTTTCAAAATTATTATTTTTGTAACCTTTTTGATTACATTTTTATTATATCACATTCTGTTCAAATTGTCAATGAACAGAATGTGAATTTTTTAATTAAATTACTTCGTGTCTTTCAATGTAAACATAATCATCACTTGCAGAACCTACATCATCTGTAATTGCAGCTTTTGTAAAATCGTGGAAATTAAGAACATTATGATTTTTATCATAATATTTAGAGCACTCAAAATCAAAACCTTGTGCTTTAAATTCTTGATAAAATTCTTCCCATTCATCAATAGAAAGTAAATATTCTACTGCTTCTTCTATTGCTTTCTTTTTTGAAAGATATACAGCAGATAGCGTAGGAAAGTCATCTTCTACTGTAAAAAGACACCACACTTCCCCTTTATGTTCTACTGTATACTGATTAGTTTTTTTGTTTTTTGCTGTTCCCATTTTTATCAACCTCTTTTCCTTGAAATATAAATATAGTCATTAACTTCATTAACAATTGCACTCTTTGTAAAGTCATAATAATTAAGTATTTCATCATAAACAATGTCTAAATCTTCAAGATATTCTTGATAAGATTCACGCCATTCCTCAATGTCAAGTAGATATTGAATTGCCTTTTCAAGAGCTTCTTCATAATTAGAACAAGTATACATTAGGCTTGGAGAATATTCTCCTATTTCAAAAACGTACCATACTTCTTGATTTTTTACATTTGTTTCCATAATTAACAACCTCTTTCTTTTATTTATTTTCTGTACCTCTTGAGTACATTATTATTATAACACATTTACTTGCGGAAATCAATTAACTTTCTGTAAAAAAGATGTGAATTTTTTGTGTAGAAAAATCATTTTAAAATTTTCCAACTTGTACCATTTAGAAAAATCATTTCAAAATTCAAGAGCCGAAAATTTTAATTTTTCCATTACTTTTTATACAGAAAAATCATTTTAAAAAGTGCGGAAGCAGGTTAAATAATTATTTAGCTGTATTAACCTGTTTCCGTGGTCTGTTTGATTAACTCTTGTTTTCTACTTCACGGTATATTTTTAAAAGTTCATTAAATAATATCTTATTCTGTCCTCTTGTAATAATAGCTTCTTTCTTTTTATCTTCCAACATAAAGAAAGTTTTGGCAAAAAAAGATTTAAGTTTATCAGTTTCTTCTTCATTGTTTGTATTATCTTTTTTTTCATTGTTTTTCAATAGATGTTGACAGCGGTTAAATTCAGCAACCGCATAAACAGGCACTTCTTCATCACAAGCATTAAATGAAAAATTATTAAACCCTGTAAGCTTTCCATCTGTTTCCTCTGTTACTACAACTTCCCATTCTCCAGTATTTTCATTCCATACCTGTGTTACGGTAGTAACAATAACCAATTCATTACCAACAACAAAATTTTCTTTCATAATAATCATTCTCCTTTTGAATTTAAGTTTTTTCTGTACCTCTTGAGTACATTATTATTATAGCATACCCAAGAGGTAAAGTCAATGAACAGTTTGTAAACAATTTATGAAGTTTTATCTGTTTCATTTTCTTCAATGATAACTGTGCCGATAGTGTTAAATATACTGTGTCTATTACCATTTTCATCATCAAAAATAATTCTATCACCGTCACTTGAATAGTCAAATTTTCCGCTGTACTGATAGAGAATTTCGCCGTCATAGGCGTAAACAGTTATTGTTCTTTCAATACCGCCCGTATAATCAGATGTCATACTTTTAAGAGAGCGTTTTCCACTTTCTGTAAAGTTAAGGTGACAATATATTCCGCCTGCAAAAGCAACTATTGCAAGTATAATGGCAATTACTCCCAAAGTATTCCGTTCTTCATTAAACAAGCCCATTCCAACTATTGCCAAAACTATAGCAACAATAACACCTATAATAACATACATAAAAAAGCAACTCCTTTTCAATTAGTGATTTATAGCGTTTTCAAAAAGAATAAACGCATTGTAATTTGAATAACTTGGATTTTCCTGTGTGTTTTTTGCACCAATTTCCAAGAATGAACCGCACAACCAAACGACAAAAACGGAAACTGCAATAGTAACAATTGCCTTTACAGCAAGAGCAACAAACAGGTAAATATTTACAAGTGCATTTTTCATTTTAATTACTCCTTTTGTTTTCTATAATAATTATAACAAATATTATAGATTTTTTCAAATTGGTTTTTGGAAGTGCGGAAACATTTTCTTTATTTCAGTTTCCGCACTTCCGCACGTTAGAAGTCAAAAACAATTGCACCGTCATAGAGAAGCTGTGCATGGTTTACACCTGCATTGTACCTCTTTAAATCGTCAAAGAATATTTCTGCTTTTGCAAAGCTGAAAAATACCTTTTCTCTTGTGATACCCTCATTTGAAAACATTTTAACCTTTACCATAAATAACAACCTCTTTCTTTTTTTTATTTTTTGTTTTTGCTTTGTTGTTTCTCTTTCTCTTGTTCTATATATATTATACCGCATAACAAGAGGAATGTCAATGAACTCAGCGTAAACACTTTATGAACTTTCTATGTACAACTGGAAATGATTCCCATATGGATGCGGCTGTCGGTAATATCTGTATATACCTTGCATATACAGAATTTTCCAGTCTTGCCATACAAAGCCACTTCCAGCTCTTGGAAGTTCTGCCATATGAACCCATATACAGTTCTTGTCATTTCCGCCATATATTGGCAGTCATAGCTTTTGGAAGAAATGGTAAGAACTGGAAGTCCCAAAAGCTGACAGAATTGGTAAAAATTACCATTCGACAGGGAATACCAAAAACTTACAGTCATGGAAGACTTTTCCATTACCATTCATTCCCAACTGCATACTATTCATACTTTATTATTATTATACCGTATAATCAGCAAAATGTCAATATGCAAAATGTACAAAATGTTTGTTCTATTATTGTGCATAATAACGGGACTTTTGTTCACAAATTGTTTACAAAAAATTCACAAAAAAATATTGATTTGTTCATAATTAATTCGCTACTTCGGGGTCACTTCCAGCGATTTCCAAAATTAGCAGTTAGAATAAGCTAACTGCTAAATGGAAAAAATTGGAAATTTGGTTCTGTCGGAAGTTTGGAAAATTTTGGTAATTAGCAGTTAGGGCAAGCTAACTGCTGAGATTGATAAAAATTTAACAAAGTTAGCGTGAGAGCCGACGAAAAAATTAATTTGTGAACTTTTTGTAAACTCTTGAAAAAAGCCTTGCAAAATATATTGTAATGTGATATAATGATAACAGTGGAAATAATGCAGAAATGCAGAATTCCTAAAAAGTGGAAAAATTAAAATTTGGAAGGAAATGGTAATTATGAAAATTTATGCAATTATTTACAGGGACGAAAGAGGACTTTTGCAGATAGATGAATGTGAGACGCTGGAAGAATTTAACAGAAAGAAAGCTACTCACAAAGATGACATTTTGGAAGGTTTCGAGAGAACCGCAAAAGATGTTGAAATTGACTTAACAATAGTTTAATGTTCCACGTGGAACATTTCAGGAACTGCACACTTAAACAGTGTGCAGTTTTTTCTGTAAATTTTTTGGTAAAACTGGTAAATATTGGAAATTTCGGGCTACGCCCATCGTGCTGGAAAATTTTGGGAATAGCACATTTGTTGTATGGGAAATTTTTCCAAAAAGATTTTAACGCTTTAAAGTGCTAAAGTGCGGCTTCGGAGTGCGTCAACCGCACTGGAAATTTTTGGTATTTTTGTCAATTGGAAGAATTTGGAAAATGTTCCACGTGGAACAAAAAGCAAGGGCGGATTTTTCATTTCCGCCCACATTCTCATTCTATTGTCATTTCAATCCACCAATTATTTTTGCTGTCTATGAGAACATCACCGCCATAAATTTCCCATTCCTCTTCTTCTGTTAAACGTTCAATTAATTCGTCCACAAGTTCATCACTTTCATCTATCATATCCATTTTATTATTGTCAAGTCTTTTTCCTGTCAAGTAATTGTATACCTTACAAAAATCAGCATCGTAAAGTTCATTAACAAACAATTCAACCGCATCCTTAAGGTTAGAATATGAAGCCTCAGCATTTACAACGCCGTTCTTTGTGCTTGTGATTTTAAACATAATCATCATTTCCTCTCAATTGTAAAAATTTGGTTTTTGGAAGTATTTCTTTACTTCCACTGTTATAATAATAACATATTTCAAGTAATTTGTCAATAGGTTTTTTGAGAATTAACAAAAAGTTCATAATTTAATGTTACAAGTTAGAGTTAGCATAGGCTAACTGCCTAATTTTGGGAATTTTGGCTCTTTCGGCAATCAAATTTTTTCTTAACAAAATTGTAATAATACTGGAAAATACTGGAAATTTCGGAGTCACTTCCAGCGATTTCCAAATTTGGTAATCATTTTACAGCAGAGAAAAGATAGGAAATATTTGGAATTATTCCCTATCTTTCAAAACTTTGTTTGTATCTACATAGCAAGATACAATTCATCATTAAGACAAAAAATACCTTTAATTAAGATTTCTATCGCTACAAGGTTAATGAATTCTGTTAAACTCATATTGTCAACTTTGTTTATGTGCTGGAAATATTCCTCTTTTATCTCAAGCGGATTATTTTCAAAGATAAATTTGTTAATGACTTCCGCAACAGTGTTTCCAGTCAAACAAAGCTTTTCATCATAGCAGTAAATTACATGAATTTCACACATTGTAAAAAACCTCTTTTCTTATTCAGCGGTGACTGTTGGTTTTTGGCATCTTACAGTCACCGCCTTATTTTTTACTTAACAACTATTACCTTGGTAATGGTATCATCCTCAAGAGTTTCTGTTTTGTGGGTATTAAAATACACTGTTACCATTGTACCGTCTGCAATGTCAGCACGGTTCTCAAGTATCCACTCGTTGCCGTCAGTAGTGGTAATTTTTACCTCACCATCATCATAGTAAGTTTTGGTAGCAACACCGCTTTCTGTGCGGGTGACGGGTGCATTGTGGCAGGCGGTGCAAAATGCACCAAAAAGTGAAATAGCAACAACAGCAATAATCTTTGTTCTCATAATAAACAACCTCTTTCAATTAATGTATTAGATTTCAAAAGCATTCAACTTATTTAGTTCTTGCTTTCTTTTACTATACTTATTATACTACTTTGCTATAGTGTAATCTACATACTTTTTCTTAAAGATTTATGAACGTTTTGTAAACGCTGTCGGTGATGAAACTGTACTATTGTATTATTGTATTAGTACAATAATCAGCATCTTACTGTTTGAATTGTTGCTATTGTATTAGTATAATAGTACAATTAGTTATCTATAACTAATTAGTCTATGCTAATTGCTTGTTAAATTTTTAACAAAGATTGTTAATTTATTAACAATGAGTTAGTTTGTGCTAACTGTGTGTCCATCGCTGACGCACAGAACAAGTGTTTGCTTCAATGCTTTAATGTACTAAAGTGTCCTTCACTGAAAGACACAATTTATCAAACGTTTGTTCTCTTGCTGTCTGTCTCTCTTTGTACTACTGTACTAATACAATAGCACAAGCAAGTGTATCAGCTGTACTAATACAGTAGTACAATACTTTAACGCTTTAGTGCGTTAAAGTGGTTGCCCCTGAGATTGTTAAATTTTTAACAAAGTGAACGTTTGTTCTTTTCGCTCTCTCTTGCCAATTTATGGGAATTAGCCTTGTGAGCAGGTTTACCATTTTTTTACAAAACTTTAGCACTTTAGCACTTTAAAGCGGTGAATCGGACTCACTTGGTAGTATTTGGTAATTCTTGCAACATACATTCATCAAATAGTTGTGGGAAAAATTTTGATACATTTATCGTTAAGCTTTACAAAAACATTTTAACGCTTTAGCACTTTAAAGCGATGAAGTGGATTGATGCTGTTGTACTCGAAAGCCCTCAAACGCTTAAACAGCAGACACAACATAGGTCTTACTAATTATTTTAGTAAGACCTACTGTTAATTATGCCCAGCCACGTTCTTTTTTAATAGCCTCATACCTTGCTTTATTTTCGGACGCTATTTTATTTTTGTCATATACCCTTGCTTTAAACTCGTTGTAGCCATCTCTTTTAAGACACCAATATTCAGTATGTCTTTGTGCACAAATTTGCATAATTGCTGTCTTAAGTACATCCTGCCTGTTGGTAGTAAAATACTCTTTGTTGGGTATTTTTACCACTGTGCTTAATGGTCTGTATTTACCACTTTTGGTAAATAATGTTATCTGTACTTCTATCATAGTATCACAACTCCTATTAGATTTGTATGGTAATTAATGTCAATGTTATCTTTTGGTTTGGTATTAATTACCATTGAACCATTCAACATTAGCGTCAATTTCTTATTTTATTATAACACACAAGAGCAGGTTTGTCAAGAGGTTTAAATGTAAACTTTTTATGAACGTTTTGCAAGATTAGCTTATGCTAACTTGCAAAGGCAAAGTGTGTAATTATTTGCCATTTTGTGGGAATTAGGCTGCCAATATTCTGTTCACATTTTGCTAATAAAAAATTCACGGTTTGTTCATAAATAGAACACTCGGCACGCTTTGTCTGAAACCGTGCCGAGCGTAAGCCATTTTTAAATTTTATTTTGTTTTATCTTTTTGTCTATACTTTTATTAAGTAAATAACTAAGTTAGTGTTAATTGTTTTGTTACAAATTTTTCTTTAATTATAATTTCTTTAGCTTCTTTTGAAAGTTTAATAAATTATTTATTCTTGTTTGTTAGAGCTGTTATTGTGTTTAAGCGGCGGTGCGAATCGCCAAGCTAGCGAACGTTTCTTGTAGAAACTACCGTATGTAGTAGAACTTTTTTCTTGAGATATAAAAAGCTACAAAGTTTCTAGTGGGGGCATACATTTCGGGATTCCTCTGGGAAATTTTGGTAATTTTGTTTTGCCTCGGCATAATTCTCACCAAATTAATTTTTAAATCTAAAACACGATAATAATTCTCACCAAATTAATTTTGATTTTTAATATTATCAATATCAATTTCAAAATTTAATACTTCATTAATAGACATTTCTCCATTTATCATTTTAAATATATTATCATTAAGCCGTTCCGTAAGTTCTTCACAATATTTTGCCCATATTTTATAAAAATCTTCATCTTTTTTCATTAATTAGGTCCCACGCTTCCCTCAATTATCTCATATAATTCTTCAAAAGAATTACAAGGTATTTCCCATCCATCTTCTGTATAAACATTTAAGTCTTTTCTCTTTCCCCAATCTTTATCATATATATACCAACTTATAAATTTATTTACATCTCCCATTATATCTTCCAACATTTCTATCACATAATTAATAGAAGTAATCTCAGTCAATTTTTCAGGTACTTCTCCAAAAGCTTTATCTATTCCATACATAAAATCATCTATTTCTTTATCTTTATTTTTAATTTTTTCCATACATTTAATAAACATTTCTTTAGTCATATTAATTACTCCTTTCATTATATGCGGCTGCCGCTTCACTAAAATCAAAAAATAAATTTTCATCATTTTCATTTATTAATATTTTATTATATTCATCTTTATAGCAACTTCTATCACTTGTGAACTTTCCCCTATTATAAGTTCCTCTTATTAATATATTATTATTAATATCTAAATACCAAGCTACTTTTTTCCTCATTTATAAAATCCTCTCTTAAAATTACTAAAATAATTATATCAAAAAAATTTAATTTTGTCAAATAAAAATTCATTATCTCGTTTGACAACTTAAAAATTTTATGTTATACTTAAAAAAACAAGAGAAAGGAATTTTTATAGAATGGACCAACCACTTAAATTAGATTATACTATTTAGAGTGCCGCGGAAAGAGTAGCTTTAGTGAATCGCATAATCTAGAGCACTCCGCCTGAAAATCTTAATAGTAAATATATAGATACATTAAGCGATTATATTATTTTCGCTATGAATAAAGAAGAAAAAAAGAAAAAGAAAATTTTAACAGACAACAGATTAGTAACCGTGAATAAGCGGGAAACCAGCTTTGAGGGGCTTGTGGGCAAGCTTGAGAATGGCGAAGATGGCATTTATAATATGTTGTGTAGTAATAAAAATATAATTCTTACTCCCAAAGTAATGATTTCAGAAAGAGATGTTGCGGAAATCCCTGAATTAAAACCTTTACGCCAAGCTATATCTTCTATGGCCAAGCTAGAGAAGACAGCCTGCGGCCGCCGCAAGTATCTTATTAAATAGCAAATTATAGAAATGTGCAAAGACCAATATGTTATAAAAGAAGCTTTCCGCAAACCTATATATCCAACTAAAGTATGTAAAAGTGTAGACCCAATTAATTTTGATGGAACTATTACTATTGATGAAAATGGTGAGATACATGATAATAGCTTAATATCATTTTTTAATCCTAAACATATTTCAGCTCTTTTGTGTAATTATTCTGCTCTTAAGGAAGAATCATGGGGTAAATTTTCGGAAGACACTTATTACATGATGGAAGACTTAGATGCTTTAGTAGACCAAACTTTAAAAGATAAATACCCTCTTTATTATGACCTTTTGATATATAAAATAGATGGTAAATAGAATTAGGAAATTTAGGATTTGTTATTTTTAGATTATGGAGTGCGACATTCGGTAGAATATATATCTTCTCTTTGGCGGAATAAAATACCTAAACTTTTGGCGGAAAAAGCAGAAGAAAATTATTTAGTTTGGTATTATACTACTCAAGAGAAAGGCGTAATGAAAAAATGCTCAAGATGTGGGCAAACTAAGTTAGCACATAATAAGTTTTTTTCTAAAAATAGCACAAGTAAAGATGGCTTTTACAGTATATGTAAAGAATGTAGAAATCTAAAAACTAAAGAATTAAAATCAAAGAAAAACAATAGAGGTGAAAATCAACAATGAGTACAGGAGCACTTATATAGTGTCAAAAGTGCGGCAAGTCTATGGAAGAAGGACAATTTTATACTTATAAAAATGGCGAAAAAACAGAATTGTGCAAAAAGTGTTTAACCATGCACATAGATAATTTTGACCCTTCCACATATTTGTGGCTCTTGGAAAAAATGGATGTACCATATGTACCTTCTGAATGGAACACGCTGCGTGATGCGGCTTTCGCAAAAAACCCAAAGAAGATGAATGGTATGTCGGTTTTTGGCAAGTATTTATCTAAAATGCGGCTTAAGCAATGGAAAGACTATGGATGGTCTGACAGTGAATAGCTGCAAAAAGAAGTTGAAGCAAGAACAGAAAAGAAAATGGCTCAATCAGAAGAAGAGCGGGAAAATATTAAATAGCAATTTGCTAATGGAGAAATTACAGAAGCATAGTATCGTACATTAATGAGTACCCAATCTTAGTATCAAGAGGAAATAGAAAAAGTAGCTAGAGAGAGCGAAATTGCGGCTGCGGTTGGTGCCGCGAATCCTTTTAACGAGCAATATTTTATTGATTAGTCTGAGCTTCCTGACCCCGCCGCAGAACTTACTAAAGAAGATAAAATTTATCTTGCTATGAAATGGGGTAGGGAATATACTCCTAATGAATGGATAGATATGGAAAAGAAGTTCAATGAGATGTGTGAGTCTTTTGATATACAAGATTCAGATACAGAAGGCAATTTAATATTAATTTGTAAAACTTTCTTAAAAATGAATGAAGCAATAAATTAGAATGATATGGAAGGTTATTAGAAACTCTCTAAAGTTTATGATGCTTTGCGGAAATCATCTAAATTTACTGCCGCACAAAATAAAGAATAGAAAGATGACTTCTTGGATAGTGCAGGTGAATTAGTTGCCTATTGTGAAAAAGAAGGCGGAAGAATCCCTAAGTATGAAATAACTACTCCTTTAGATATAGTTGATAAAGTAATATTTGATTTAAAAGAATATAATAAATAGCTATTTTACTCTGATGCTTCTCTTGCTCGACAAATAGAAGAATATCTTAAAATACGTTAGAGTATGGAAGAGAAAAAAATAGATAAAATGAAAGCTTAGGCTAATGGCTAGAGTGACATAGAACTTGACGATGAAGATATTATGGATTATCGTGAAGAAATGCGGAAACAGCGGGAATAGGATGCTTAGGACTATGAAGATGAAGGAGATGAAAATGAATGAGTTTATAGAGTTTATTATCTTTATCTGATTCTCGTGGCAAAAAAATAGGATTATCAGAAGAAAGAATTAAAGCTTAGCTTTCTAATCTTAGATATTTAATTTCTTTTTATAGAGAATATCCTGATATTTTTATAGATTAGATAAAAGGTCCAGATAGTACATTTTAGTTTTTCTTTTATTAGAGAATCTTTATCAGAATAGTTATGCGGCATCGTTATGTTTATGCTACATTTCCACGTAAATATAAGTGCGTGTAATAATAGTAATATTATTAAAGAATCTATCTAATTGCAAGGACATCCTATTAAGGAAAATTTGCAGCTAAGCTATTGAAATAAATAGAAAGTTCAACGACTATCCCGCAAGGGAGTACATTACAAGCGATTGGTAATGGAAAAGGTAGACTCCTATTGACCATAGGATGAAGACATAGTCTAATCTATATAGTAATATATAGCAGTTCATAAGAGAACGTACACAAAAGTAGCGAATTGTGTAGAATATAAATGGCATATTCAAAGAGTTTCCTCTCAATGATGGTATTGATGTTGCGTTGTATTTTATATCCAGGCAGCCATTTATTTGTAACCACAGGCGGAAAGGAATAGGCAGCGAGCATTACAATAGCTAAGATTGATGAACTTTGTACATTGATTCCAGCACTTCATAATGAAATAAACTGGAATCGTGGCGTATCTAAAAAATCAAAAGATGATGTAAAATATATATTCAAGAATGGTTCTGTCATAGATATCTTGGCTGCGAGAGAAAGTTCCCGAGGTTAGAGGCGGACTGGAGGCTTGATGGAGGAATGCGTACTCATAGACCAAACTGCGTTAAACGAGATCGTGATTCCCACAACCAACGTTAATAGGCTTCTTCCAGACGGAACCCGTGATAAGACAGAAACCGTCAATAAGTCGTAGACATATATCACGACCGCAGGCTACAAGAACACGTTTGCATATGCTAAGCAGATAGAGCTCTTGATACAATCTATCATAGACCCAGATTTAGCGATGGTAATGGGCGGAACCTATATGACGCCAGTAACTGAAGGATTGCTTGACGAAGATTTTGTTGACCAATTGCGTGCCCAAGGAACATTCAAAGAGGATTCCTTTGACCGAGAGTACAGGAGTATTTGGTCTGGAGATGTGGAGAACGCATTCTACTCCTCTGAGAAGTTCGATAGGTGCAGAGTATTATTACAGCCAGAATACGAGTATAGTGGACGCTCTTCAAAGAGTGCCTATTATGTACTTGGCGTCGATGTAGGACGTACAGAATGCACAACAGAAGTATGTGTATTTAAGGTTACTCCTTAGCCAGATGGTGGTTCAATAAAATCTTTAGTAAATGTTTATACATTTGATGCAGAACATTTTGAACAGCAATCTGTAAATATTAAAAAAATATTTTTTAAATATAAAGCATAGGTAATAGCAATAGATGCAAATGGCGTTGGCGGCGGTTTAGTTGATTTCTTAACTGTATCTTAGATTGACCCAGAAACATCTGAAATATTGCCACCTCTTGGAGTTGCGGGAGGTACCTATGAGGATGCTGCCGCACAATATAAAAAAATTAAAGGTCCAGATGTAATAGAAGATGTTTTGTATCTTATAAAAGCAAATGCACCAGTTAATACAGAAGCTTATACATATGCAAAAGTGCAAATGTCAGGTGGCAAGGTTAAGATGCTTATAGATGAAACCTCCGCAAAAGCAAAATTAATGTCAACTAAAGTTGGATAGAATATGTCATTAGATTAGCGTAACGAATATTTAATGCCTTTTGTTTAGACTTCAATTCTTAAAGAATAGATGATGAATCTTGTAGAATCTAATGAGGGTGTTAATATTATTCTAAAACAATCAAGTAGGGGCATTAAAAAAGATAAGTTTTCTGCTTTTATTTATGGATTATATTATATAAAAACAGTAGAGGATAGAAAAAAGAAAAGAAAGAAATTTGATATAGCAGATTTACTTTTGTTTAACTAAGTTTTAATTGGGCAAAATAAAATAAAAAAGTGGCTAATTTTTTGAATAAAATTAGCCACAATATTATGGGGGTGTATTAAGAATGCGTGCCTCTAGAGGTGAAATAAAAATAGAAGATATCTTAAATTCTGCGGGAGTAAATTTTCAAGAAGAATATATATTTCCAGATTTAGTAAGTTCAAGTCATCGTCCTTTGCGTTTTGACTTTTGTGTATTTGATGATAATGGTGATATAGACTTTTTAATTGAATATCAAGGTATATAGCATTATGAAGCTAAAAGTAAGTTTGGCGGAATATCTGGTTTAAGAAAACAATAGTACAATGATATGCAGAAAAGGGAATATTGTAAAAAACATGGATATACTTTAGTTTTGATTCCTTATTGGAATGAAAATCTTATTAGTTACGATTATATATTTAAAGCTGCGGGATATTAAGACAAGAAAAGCCTTTTTGACAAATATGAAAATTTATGATATAATAATTTAGATAAAGAAAGAGGTGTCTAATTATTGATAAATAGAAAGGAAGCCATTAAAAGTAAGGGCTTCTCAATGAATTTTGCGGACACCCGAAGTATAGAGCAAGAACATTAGCCTTATACTCCTGTTGACTTTTCAAAAATAAAAGTTGGAATTAAGTAGCTTGATGATGCTGTTTATGTTTTGGGTGATTATAAAAAAGCTAATCCAAGTTTAGCAAATAAAGAAACAGTACTAAGAGCTATTAATAATAGTGATTATGAAAAACAAAGAGAAATATCAAATTATTTTTTTAAAACTAGTGGTATATATTCCAGACTTTGTAGATATATGGCTTACCTATATAAATATGATTGGTATGTTACACCATATATTATTAATAGCAAGAGCGGAAAAGCTGTTAATACAGAAAATATAAAATCTTCTTTTAATAATGTACTGGCTTTTTTAGACGATTTTGAAGTTAAAAAGTATTTTGGCGAAGTAGCTTTAAAGGTTATTAAAGATGGATGTTATTATGGCTATATTATTAGAGAAAATGATAAAGTAGCTGTGTAGGAACTTCCGGTTAAGTATTGCCGCTCACGTTATTCAGTAGCTGGTCATCCTGCTGTTGAATTTAATATGAAATATTTTAATGATAATTTTTCTGATGTTTCGTACAGAATGAGAATTTTAAATTTGTTTCCAGATGATTTTAAAAAAGGTTATAATTTATATCTTTAGGGAAAGCTTACTGGTGATTTTGCAGGAGATACATCTGGTTGGTACTTACTTGACCCTAATAGTGCTATAAAGTTTAATATGAATGGCGAAGACTATCCTATGATGATTTCAGTTATTCCCGCAATTATTGAACTAAATGAAGCACAAGATTTAGATAGAAAGAAAATGTAGCAGGAATTACTAAAAATTATTATTTAGAAAATGCCTGTTGATAAAAATGGTGATTTAATTTTTGATATAGATGAAGCACAATAGCTACATAATAATGCAGTTAAAATGTTAGGTAAAGCTATTGGTATTGATGTATTAACAACATTTGCTGACGTAGATGTTGAAGATATGGCGGATACCACGACCACTTCCGCAACAGACGAACTTGAAAGAGTTGAAAGAGCTGTATATAATGAAGCTGGAGTTTCGCAAATGCAATTTAATACTGATGGTAATATTGCATTAGAGAAATCTATATTAAATGATGCGGCATCTATGAGAAATCTTTTATCTTAGTTTGAATGTTTCCTAAATGTATTAATTGCACCTTTTAATAAGAATAAGAAACTTCAATTTAAAGTTTAGGTTTTAGAAACAACAATATATAATTATTAGGATATAGCTAAATTATACAAAGACCAAACAAGTATGGGCTATTCTAAGATGCTGCCACAAGTAGCTTTAGGTTTGTCTTAGAGTTCTATATTGGCTAATGCTTATTTTGAAAATGATGTATTAGATTTGGTTAATGTATTTATTCCTCCTCTTATGTCAAGTACAATGAATGCTGACATATTAAATAGAAATTCAAATAAGTCTTCTGGTGATAATGAAAATGTGGGCAGACCTGAGAAATCAGATGATGAGAAATCAGAAAAGACTATGAAAAATATTGAATCGAATAGTTAAGGAGGGATAAAATGCGATAGTATAGTATGTCTGTTGCGACTATTAATGCTCCAGAATTTATCAATCTTTAGCCTTCTGATATATCTCCTTTAATGTCAAGTTGTGAGATTAAAGTTTTATATATAGGCGAAAACCACAATAGAACAATGATTTCTAAAGAAGTTGCTTTAGATATGGCTAAGACCTTAAGAGGTTGTCCTATTGTTGGTTATTATAAAGATGATAAAGAAGATTTTCGTGACCATGGAGAATTTATAACTATAGATGCAGATGGAATTAAATTTTAGCGTGAAACAAAACCTTATGGATTTGTTTCTCCTGATGCAAAAGTATGGTTTTAGGAGTTTGAAGATACAAATGCACAAGGAAAAACAATAACGAGAGAGTATCTTATGACTACCGGTTATCTTTGGACAGAATAGTATGAAGAATGCAAACTTGCTATTGAAGAAGGTAGACCTTAGTCAATGGAAATAGATGAAGCTTCTGTTCAAGGACAATGGACAAAAAATAATAATAGTAATTTAGAATTTTTTATTATAAATGATGCAACCTTTTCTAAATTATGTATTCTGGGTGAAGATATAGAGCCTTGCTTTGAGGGTGCGGAAGTAGCTGCTCCAAAAGTAAGTACATAGTTTACAAAAGATGAAAATGTATTTAAAAGAACTTTATATAGTATGATGCAAGAATTACAAACTGCATTAGAAGGAGGTCAATAGATGGAAAACCAGAATCCAACAGTTCAGGAAACAAGTGAGGTAACTCCTGTTACTGAATATGCGGAAACTTAGGTATAGGATTCTAATACCGACGTCCCCGCTACTGATTTTGCCAAGAATGAAGAGCCTGAGAAGAAAGATGCTGAGAAAGAAAAGTCTGATTCTAATTCTTCTGATTCTGAAAAAGCTGATGATAAAGAAACAGATAATTCTGAAAAGAAAGATGACGAAGAAGATAAGAAGAAAAAGAATAATGAGTATGCTCTTCTTCAATCTCAATATACAGAATTACAAGGAAAATTTGCAACACTTGAAGCACAATACGCTGAATTAGTTTCTTACAAGCAAAAGCAAGAAGATGCTGAGAAAGATGAGTTAATTGGTAAGTTCTATATGCTTTCTGATGAAGATAAGAAAGATGTTATTGAAAATAAGACCAAGTATTCTTTAAGTGAAATTGAATCTAAATTATCTGTAATTTGTTTCCACAAAAAGGTCAATTTTAATTTAGAAGATAATACAAAAAATAATGAAATAGTAGATAAAGGTATTATCACTTATTAGATGGCACCGGAAACAGAAACTTCTTCGCTCCCCGATTGGGTTAAAGCAGTAAGAGAAGTAGAAAAAAATAATAATAACTAATATAGGAGGATACTATGGCTTAGATTAATAGAATAGGCTTTGGTCAAGTAGAGCCCAACCAGTTATCTGGTATTGTTACTGGTCAGATGTGGGACCAGCTCCCCCTCGATACAAAGACAATGGGTGATGTACTTGAGCAAGGCAGATTTGCAAAATATGATTACGCAAATGGTAAGGTAAATCTTACTGGCGCAGGCGAGTGGTTGCTCGTATATAATGAAACAAAACTTTATGATGAGAGAAAACAGTCTCAGAGATATTTCGCAATGCAGGCTAAGGATTATATTGATGGAGAGATTGTTCCTCGTCTTATCAGAGTTCCTGTTGGAGATATTTTTACAACCAATACATTTGGTGCTAACACAAGCGATGAAGCTAAGGTTGATGGTATTGCACTTGAGGAAAAGGATTTTGTTAGCGTAGATTCCGCAACAGGTTATCTTAAGAAGGGCACAGCAGATGATGATGCTCCCGTATTCCAAGTAGCAAAAGTTTATACAATGCCTGACGGTCAGCCCGGTGTTAAGCTTCAAAGAGTTAAGTAATAAAGGAGGAAAAGATATATTATGGCACTTAGCAAACAAGATTTAATTGAATTAGCAAGAGCTAATGCGAAGGCATCTTTGAATCCTAGTACTTCTTATTCTTTTGGTGGTGAGAAGCTTTCTGCAGAAGCATTGAATAAAACTTATATTAAAGAATTAAATGAATTGGGTAAAACCCCGCAGCTTTTTAGAGAAAATGCAAACTTGATTTATACACTTATGGAAGTTGGTCTTACAGAAGTACTTCCTGTTAAGGTTCTCCAGAATTATGGACAGTTTGCTGATGTTAAGACTTATGCACAGGGTACAAAACCTGTATTTAAGGTAAATATTAGTGAAGCTTCTAAGAAGCGTGCTAAGCAGTTTATTACTAAAGTAGGTCTTGCAGGTAGATATGAAACTTTCAAGCTTGATGGTTATACTCTCGAAGTTCCTACAAGTGCATACGGCGGAGCTGCTAGAGTTGAGTGGGAAGAGCTTCTTGACAATCGCTTTACCATGAATGACTATTATAGTCTTGTACTTGAAGGTCTTGATGAAACAATCTATCGTGAGATTGCTAAGTCACTTCAGGAAACCGTTAAGAATATTAAGCCTGTAAATACAACTTCTCAGACAGGTTTTGATGAAGTAGAAATGGATAGACTTCTTGCAACAGCTGATGCTTATGGCAAGTCTACTATTTATTGTACTTTTGAATTTGCGGCAACTATGCTTCCTGATGTAGCTTGGGCTTCTGATTCTATGAAGCAGACTGTTTGGACTAATGGTTATTTTTCTAGTTATAAGGGACATAACGTAATTATCCTTCCTCAGTCTTTTGAAGATGAAACCAATGCTAAGAAGGTAATTGACCCTTCAATTGCTTATATTATTCCTACTGGCTCTGAAAAACCTGTAAAGGTAGCATTTGAGGGTAGTGCACAGGTTAAGTCATTTGACAACCGTGATTGGTCTACTGAGATTCAGACATATCAGAAGGTCGGCGTAGCAACTTATCTTGTTAATCCCGGCATCTGTGTATATGAAAATACAAGTCTTACTATGGACAATACTTCAACAAGTCCAATTGACTAATTAATATAGATTTAAAAATTTAATAGGGAGATTTAATTCTCCCTATTTTTTTTAAGGAGATACAAGGAGATAAAATAAAATATGGATAAAAATACTTTAATTAGAGTCGTAAATAGACGTTCTGGTGTAGTTGGATATAAAATTCCAGAGATGGGTATTCGTAGACAATTTAGACCAAGAGAACCAAAAGATATTACATTTGAAGAGTTGGAAAGATTATCGTATGTTCCGGGCGGAATGAGGATTCTTAAAGAATATCTTGTTATTACTAATTCTGATGCGGTAAAAGAATTACTACCCGGTGTAGAACCTGAATATTATTATACAGAGGAAGATATTAAGAAATTACTTTTAACAGGTACTTTAGATGAATTTCTTGATTGTCTTGATTTTGCACCAGATGGTGTATTGGAATTAGTAAAGAATTTAGCTGTTTCATTGCCGCTTGATAATATGTCAAAAAGAGAAGCTATTAAAAATAAACTCAATTTTGATGTAACAAGAGCAATTGAAATTGCTAATACTAAGTATGATGGTGATTCGGATGCGGAAACAGAAAAAGAGGAAACTCATACTCGTCGTGCGGCAGCACCTAAAACCGAGACTACAAGCACTCGTAGAGCAACGCCGCCAACATATAATGTAACATCTATAAAAGAATAATATAGATAGGAGGAATTATTATGTCAGAAATAGTAACTCCTTTCTCAAAAGTATATGATTCTTTTCTTTCAAAAGTTACAGATGATTTATATTTAGAATTGACAGAACTTGATACGTATGAAATGTTAGAGGAACTTTTGATTACGTCAATTCCTAAATTTGAATTTCCAAGAATAGACCTTTCATAGTATGAAACAGAATACATTGAAGATGAACAATACTATCAAGGTATTGAAAGTGATAATAAATTAGTAAAAGCCTTCCTATTTGATGGGGGCTTTTTTAATAGTAATTTAACTTTTGAAGAAATAAATATACTTTCTACTTATATGATTGTAGAGTGGTTAGGATAGCAGTTAGCTAGCATAGAGAATACACGAATGAAATATAGTGGTTCGGATTTTAAATTCACAAGCTAGGCCAACCATATGCAGAAACTACTCTAGGTTAAGAAAGACTATGAACGAGAAGGTTTTCATTTACAGAGGTTATATAAGCGTAGAAAAATTGATGAAAATGGAAAAATTCGCTCAACCATGAATTAGATTATGGAAGTCTATGAGGGGGATGAGTGATGATATTAAAATATAATTTTGAAATAGATAATTCAGTTATTGAAAAAGAATTAATGAAGATAACTAATCAAATATATAAATTACTTCCTTGTAGAGAAGAAAATAAAGATTGGGAAAAACCGCTTGAAACTATTATAGAAGAATTAAGTGGAATAAATAGATTAATGCATAAGCAGCAAGATACCATGTTGCCGCTTATTTGCAAGTTAGAAGGATTATTTCTTTTAACTCAAGATTCTGATTTTCTTTTGTATAGAAGAACAATATTTGAATGTTTATCTTTAATTAATAAGTTGGTGATAGTATGTCAGGATTAGACAACTTAACTAAGAGATTAGAATTTCGTGGTGGTGCTATCCAAACAGATAGAATGAATTATGATAAACTTAGTTCTTTAAAAAAAGCTTTGCTTTATTCATATCAAGCAACTACGATTTTACTTCAAGATGAAACAGGAGAATATAATAGAGAATTTAGGTGTTTAATTAATCCAGATAAAACAAAAGCTGATTATGATAATTAGATTATTTCAATTCCATATGAAGATATATAGCTTAATGCGGCGAAGACTGGTAAAGCTTCTTAGGGCTAGGTAAAAACTCTAATTGCCCCCGGTTCAACTTTTTATGATACTTAGAGTGAAACCTATTGGATTGTATATCTTTGGTACAAAAAAGAAAAAGCTTATTTTAGAGCGGAGATTAGGTGCTGCGATAAAGAAGTAGAGATTAATGGCCATAATTATAAAGTTTATTATCGTGGACCTGTTGAAACTACTGAGGTATGGGGATAGAAATCTAATATTACTTGGAGTTCGCCTAATTATTCAGCTATTATATACATAACCAAGAATGAAGAAACTTTAAATTATTTTCATAGATTTTAGAAAATCTTTATTGATAATGAGCCTTGGGAAATTGTTGCAGTTGATGATGAGAGCGGAGATGGAATTATTGAAGTTCAATTAGCTGAAACATATAAAAATACAATAGAACAAGAGCAAATAAAGAAAGAATTAGAATCTTAGAAGCCAGAAGTTATAGATAAAGAATTGCCGCAAATTATTGGGGCAACTAAAGTAAAACCATATGATACAATAAATTATTAGGTTAAAAATATTACTGGCGGAAAATGGCAAGTTGATAGTAAAAAAGTTATCATTTTAAGCCAAACTGATAATGAGGTTGTTATTGAAATTGCTACTGGTAAAAGCGGTAAATTTAATTTAACATATAAAATGGAGAATGAGGAAGATTCTATCATCTTACCTATTGTTATTGAATCCATTTAAGAGATAAAAGGAGAATATAAATGAAAAGAGATTTAATGAGATTTGAACTTAAATCTTCTTTTCTTTAGTGTGAAAAAGACACAGAAACAATACTCAGAAAGTTATTTATAGAAAGTAGACCTTACAGCGATGAGTTAAAGAGGTTATTAGTAATTAATACAAAAGATTGCTTAGATAATTTAGATGACCCTTAGTATAAGGATATTCTAAAGGATATGAGTATTGCTAAATTAAGAGAAGAAGGCTATATTAAGTTAGAACCTAAACTGAGATTTCCTGAACACGAAGAAGTTAAATCCTATATTTTAATTTCATATGATAATTTTACGTAGACTAATAATACAGAATTTAGAGATTGCACTATTAGTTTTGATGTACTTTGCCATACAGACTATTGGGATATAGGAAATTATAGATTACGTCCGCTAAAGATATGCGGCTACATAGATGGAATATTAAATAATACACGATTATCTGGAATAGGTACTCTTAATTATTTAGGATGTAATGAACTTATTTTAGATGAAACTCTTTCTGGTTATACTTTGATGTACCGTGCGGTTCATGGTTCTGATGACTCCATACCCGCCGCAGATTAATAATGGTTAGTTATTTATAGTTAATAACTAAAGCTGATATTCCTTTTGTAGAAGCTACATTAACAATACATTAGCCTACTTTGAAAGAAATTTCATATATAGGAGAAGAAAGCTTTTATACAGGATGTAATCTATTAAATTTTAACAAAGAGCGGATTTTAAGTGAATAGGACAATTTTAATTTAGCTGATAGGACAAATTTTGAAATATTAATGTCAATAATGATAAATAATGATGATATTAATATGAGAAAAACTTGTAATAATGTATTAATGCTTTTGACATTAATATTTCCAAACTATTCATTTTCTTTAACACCTACAGCAATCATATTTAAACAAGATGAACAAGAAGTAGGATAGATTAATAATAATAATTTTGAAATATTTAAGCAAATCATAATTGAAATGTTTTGTTTAAATTAGAAAAATAAAGATAATCCAGAATATAACCCTTAGTCGGCATTAGCAAAAAAAATTGCTGATAAACTAAAAAAGGGATAGGAAAAAGTAGCTTAGATTAAAAATGAAAGTAAAGAAGTTAATATTATTAGTAGATATATTTCAATTTTGGCTGTTGGTGAGTAGAAAGATATAAATAGTTTTTCTTAGTATACAGTTTATCAATTGTTTGATGAATTTCAGCGATTTACTTTATATTTAAATTATGATTTATATATGAGGGCTAAATTAGCTGGAGCAAAAGATTTAAAAGATATAGATGATTGGATGGGAGACATTCATTCATAAATCTAATATAATTTTTAAGGAGGAAACAAAACTATGCGTTTTGGTGTACGTGAAATATGCGACGTAGTATTCAAAGCCAAGTCTGATGTAAAGATTGGTAGTACGCTTTTTAGAAAAGGACAGCCTGTCCTTTATATTGATACAGCAAAAACTTCCACCATTGAAGGCGCAGCAACCACAGTGTATGCACAAGGTGGTCGTGGTAATACGCGTCTTATAGCTTGGGAAGGGACGGCCCTAGTCTGCGCTTAAGGCAGGTACGTTTAGGGAAAAATTGACATTTTACTTATTTTATGTTATGATAAGTAAAATATGAAAGATTTTTTGCCCTTCCAAAGATGGTAACATCTTTTAGAAATACTTAGTGAATTGCTGTTAAGTCTTTTATATTTAATTTAAATAAAGGAGAAATAAATATGGAAGAAGTTCAGCAGCCGAGTTTAGATTTTAAACCTTTAAAAGAAGATAATGATTATTTAATTTATTCAGATGGACGCTTATATAGTAAAAAAGCAAATAGGTTTTTATCTGGTAAAGTAGATAATGTAGGATATTAGGTATATGCTTTAGCTTTAGGAGATAGACTATCATCCACTTCTAATAAAAAGCTAAGTAAAATGATATATGCTCATAGATTAGTAGCAGAATATTTTATTCCTAATCCTAATAATTTACCTTATGTACATCATAAAGACGAAAATAAATTAAATAATAATGTAAATAATCTTGAATGGATTTCCGCCAAGGATAATTCAAAAGAACACCAATCAAAAAATCAAAATAAAGCAGTAAGACCGCCAAGATACCATATAAAAGATTTAGATGGCGAAGAATGGCTAGAAATTCCATTTAACGCAAATTATTCTATATCTAATATGGGTAGAATTAAAAATAATAAGACTAATAGACTTTTGTATTTAGATGAAAATCAAAAATATCAAAGAATAGCATTTTACCCAAACAAAAGTAAACATTATTATATTCATAGATTGGTGTATTGTATTTTTCATAATGATTATGATTTAGAAGGATATGTTATTGACCATATTGATAATAATCCTAAAAATAATAAATTAGATAATTTATAGAAAATTACTCAAAGCGAAAATACTCAAAGACAAGATAGGTTTAAAAAATAAAAAGGTTCAACGACTATCCCGCAAGGGAGTACATTGCAAGCGTTTGGCAATGGAAGCACTAAGCTCCTGCATTGAGCAGGATGATGATATAGTCTAATCTACACGTATATATAAAGGTGTAGCAGTTCTTAAAAGAACGTATATAGCGTAGCGAACTATATAGAATAAAAATGGAAAAAACTTTAACATTCACGGTTGAGGATGCTTTGCTCTCTCCTATTGGCTTCTCTATTCTTTCTGGTGCAGGTTTAATTAAGGGTAAAGATAATACAGAAAAAGTACACGTTCATACAACTACTGCTACTATTGCAGACGCTTCTGGTAAGATTGATTTAGCTGATGCTCTTGGTAGTGATACAATTTGTGAAGATGCTCCTATCTTTGTTGTAAAGACTGAGGTAGACGGCTCTGTTACAGGTGAGGTTATTGAAGTAGCTATTGGCGAGGACAAGAAGAGTCTTCAGGCTAAAGAAATTACATCTCAGACTTCTGTATTAGTAGACTATTATGTAGTCAAGGGCGGTAATGTTATTTCTGAACTTCAGATTGATGCCGAGAACTTCGCTGGTTATTACTATGTAGAAGCTAGTACATTATTTAGACGTTAGGATACAGGTGTTGATATGCCTGCTGAAATTACATTCCCTAACGTAAAGATTCAGTCTAACTTTACATTTACAATGGCTTCAACTGGCGACCCTTCAACATTCTCTTTCACAATGGACGCATTCCCCGGCTACACTTATTTTGATAGCACTAAGAAGGTTCTTTGTGTAATCCAGATTGTTGAGGATAGTACTTCTGCAACAGAGGAAATCAAGTCAGTTATGACACATACTTCTGACCCTAAGGAAGAGTTCAAGCCTTATACTGATGAGGAACTCGCAGGAGATTCTACTATAAAGGATAATCAGTATCAGGATAGTTACTTAACTGGTGCTGAAGAGGGCGACTAATAATTAAATTTTAATCTTAATTGATTAATATAAATAAAGAGGATATTTTATATATCCTCTTTTTTTTATATCTTTTTGGGGGTGATTTATTATGGCAGCTTAGTATGATTATTTAAAAGAATTTATAGAAAAATTTGAAGATAAAACTAAAGAAATAGTTTTTAATGATGATACAATTGTGTCTATACAAAAAAGTATCTCTCAATGGTTAAAAACTAAAGAAAGATTTGATAAAAAATTAATAACTATATATAATAATTTTACATTAGAAGAAAAAAAATCTTTAGCAATATCTAGCAATAAAGGTGAAAAAGATTTAAGTTATGCAGGTTTAAATAAAATTATAAAAAAATATGTATCTCAAAAAAAGCATATTAAAAATTTAAAAGATATAAATGAAATAACACAATATTTTATTAAAGGATATAAATTATTACATTATATAAGAGAAATTTTAACTGATTAGGAAATCACTTATACTATTTTATATCAATCCAAAGAAGAATTACTAGAAGCACATTTAACTTTACAATAGTTATTTCCAGCAATATCATTAACTTTGTCTGATTATAAAATTGTTAATGAAGAAACTAAGTTGTCTAATTAGATGTCTTTATCTTTAAGTAATACAGCAATAAATAAATTAATAAATAAATTAGAAAAAAATGAAAATGAACTTAATAAAATTATAACATCTTTAGATAAACCAAATTTATGGGATTCTTTAGTCAACCATCAAAAAAAAATAAATATAGGAAATTTAGGTCATGCATTTGAAGCATACAAAGTTCTTAGAACAATAGATAAATATAAAACTATAAATTATATAGGCAATAGCAATAATTATAATACTGAATCACTTGCAGAAGCCTTAATTAAAGAATCTTTAAGAAATGGCGATAAGGGATGGCAAATTGGTGATATAGGAACCGAACAATTAAAAGCAGTATATAACTCAAGTGCTAATTTAATATAGATATCATCAATAGCTACTACATTAAAAGCAGTTAATGAAGCTTTGGATAAAAAAAATGAAAATGAAATGATTAAAGCTTTAACAGATATTTATGTAACTAATCGAGAAAGTTTTAATAATAATATAGACAAAAAAGCAGAAGAAATAGCTATTTCTAATATAAATAAAAATATAAAAAAATTAGGTTTAAATGTAATTCAATAACTTGACAAATAAAAATTTTTATGTTATACTTATAGTAATAGAAAAAAGATATTGAAATAAAAGGAGAAAAATATGAGTACAATTAGTTATACTAATTTAAAATTAAAAAAGGATAATAGTATTAATACTTTTAATTTTAATGATACAGAAATTGAAGTATTGAATTATTTACCAATAAATGATAAATATGACCTTTTAATGGTTACTCTTTAGAAATCTAAAGAAAATGGATACTATAATCCTCTTAAAATTGATATGAAATTTACAGATAAACAGCGGGAAGACGAAGCCAAACTCTATGATGCTTTGTAGAGTTCAGGTTTTATTGGTAAACTTATTGAAACAATTCCGCAAGATGAATATAATAATCTTTACGATTATATTAATGAAACTATTCAGCAAGAGTTTGAATATAACAAATCAATTGGTGCGGTTGCCGCTAAAGTTATTAGTGACCTCCCTAAATCAGCTGCTGCCGCACAAGATATTATTGACACTTTTGATAAGGATAAATATCAAAATGTTATTCAATTTGCCCAAGCCGCAAATGGAAACAGGGATATAAAGACTAATTAGCCTGTTGACTAAAAGGGCAAATTAAATTAAAAACTAAGCCTTTACTATCATTTAAAAATAGTAAAGGCTTTTATTTTTTATAAGGAGGTAAAAGGAAGATATGGCTAGTAACAAAATAAATTTTGAAATAGGCTATACCGTCGATAAATCAGGATTAAATGAATTAACTAAATCTTTATAGAATATTTATGCAATGTCAAAAGAAGATTTAGTTAAAATTAACAATACAAGTATTTCACAAGCGGCTAAACAATTAAGTTAGATTAAAACAACTGCTGGTGCAGTTGAAATTGCTTTATAGTCTGCTTTTAATCAAAAATTAGGAACTGTAAATTTATAGACTTTTAATACAAAACTTTAGGAATCTAATTTAGATTTAAAAACAGTATATACATAGTTCTCTTAGGCAGGAGTACAAGGTGAGAACGCTTTTAGAGGAATTGCTAATACTGTATTAAATAGTAATTTGCAATTAAAAGAAACTTCAAGTGTTTTATCTGATATAGGAACAACTTTAAAAAATACTATTAAGTGGAATATATCTTCAAGCGTTATTAATCAATTAGTAGGCTCTGTATAGGAAGCTTATGGTTATGTAAAAAACTTAGATTCTTCATTGAATGATATTCGTATTGTAACTGGATATTCTGCTGATGAAATGGATAAGTTTGCGGAAAAGGCTAATAAGGCGGCTAAAGCTTTAGGCTAGAGTACTACTGATTATACCAATGCTTCACTTATCTTTTATCAATAGGGTTTAGGAGATGAGGAAGTACAAGCCAGAACTGATGTAACGCTTAAAGCGGCAAATGTTACTGGCTAGTCTACATCAGAAGTATCTGAACAATTAACAGCTGTATGGAATGGTTATTAGGCAAGTGCAGAAGAAGCAGAACTTTATGTAGATAGATTGGCGGCTGTTGCTGCATCTACCGCATCAGACTTGGAAGAACTTTCTACTGGTATGTCAAAGGTAGCTTCATCTGCTGCGGCTATGGGTGTTGGAGAAGATTAGCTTGCTGCTCAATTATCTACCATTATTTCTGTAACAAGATAGGCTCCAGAATCCGTAGGTACAGCCTTGAAGACGATTTATGCTAGAATGACGGATATTGAGGCTGGAATAGATGAAGATGGAGTCTCGCTTGGTAATTATTCTGGGGCAATGGCTGAAATGGGCTTCAATGTTCTTGACGCAAATGGAAAACTTCGTGATATGGGCGAAGTTATTGAAGAAATTGGCGGCAAGTGGGAAGATTTAACTAGGGAGCAATAGATTTCCCTAGCCTAGACTATGGCCGGCACGCGTCTAGCTATTTGGTGGCGCGTGTAAAAGAGTTTAAACTGCGGGAAAGCCCTTAGAGCCTTAGCAACCAAACTATTATAGTGATATAATAGCGGCGAGGTTAGCGACCAAGGTATGGTAACATCGCTAAGGATTGGGTAACCAGACGCAACGAAATTTCTTAGGACAAAATAAGATAATGACATTGTGGTAATTTTGTAATTATATTGAAAATAAAAAAATAAAGGAGAATTACCTCAATGGAAGAACAATTAAAACAAATTTATTATGAGAATGAGCCTACTACTTATTATATTTCTTCTTTTGGAAGATTATATAATAAAAAAACTGATAAATGGTATAAAGGTAGAATATCTGATAGTGGTTATCTAGATTATGGTTTACGACTTAATGGAAAATTAAAATCTTTTAGGGCACATAGATTAGTAGCTGAATATTTCTTACCAGAGCATGATGAAAGCAAAAATATTGTTAATCACAAAGACGGTAATAAATTAAACAATAATGTAGATAATCTTGAATGGTGTACTCAATCAGAAAATGTGATTCATGCCATTGAAACTGGATTAAAATCTAAAAAAACTTTAACTATTATTCCTTACACTGGGGATTTAGAAAATGAAATTTGGAAGCCTTTATTATCGAATCCTTAGTACTATGTTTCTAATATGGGAAGAGTAAGAAATATTAGAACTAATAGAATTTTAACAGGAAAGAGAAATACAGATTATGTTCGATATGAATTAATGATTGAAAACAAAAGAAAAACTTATTTAGGACATAGACTTGTATACAAAGTTTTTAATGAAGATTTTGATTTAGATGATAGAACTTAGATTATTAACCATATTGATGGCAATAAATAGAATAATCGTTTAGATAATTTAGAATTAATTTCTCAAAGTGAAAATGTTAAACATAGTTATTATGTAACAAAAACCAATTCTAAAGCTAAACAAGTAGGTTAGTATGATTTAAATATGAATTTAATAAAAATATATCGTTCAGCTAATGAAGCAAGTAGAGAAACTCAAATTAATTAGAGTTTAATATCTGGTGCTTGCTCTAGAGAAGGTACTAGTCATGGTTTTAATTGGAGATATCTTAACTAAGAGAGACGCTCAGAGACTATAATAACTCCTCGTAAAAGAGTATGGTATAGTCCAGACCACAACAATTAAATGGCTATCGAAAGATAGTGTGGTATGCAATATAATAACCTCATTGCTTTGTTCGATAACTGGGATTCGTATGTAGACACTTTAGAGGTAGCTAATAATGCTCAAGGTACATTACAAGAACAGCAAGATATCTATATGGAATCTACTGCCGCACATTTACAGCAATTAGAGACTGCATCAGAAGGTGTATTTGATTCTCTTTTAGATGCAGATACAATTAATACAGTAGCTGACGGCTTAACTACAATAGTAACTGGAATTGAATCCTTTGTTGATTCCATGGGCGGCGGTTTAGGCATCTTATAGGTTGCCGCACCACTTCTTGCTAATATGTTTAGTGAAGATATTGCCAATGAAGTAGTTCGTATTACTAACAATATAGATGCCGCAAATTAGAATGTTGCGACTATGTAGCAAAAACTAGAAGGATTAAGATAGTTTTAGGAAGCTGGTTCTACTGACCCCAATACTTTAGCTTTCTTGTAGCAAGAAGAAGATGTTCTTGTTAAACTTAGTAGTTCTATGTCTACTTCTGAAATTAATGAATTTGGCAAGAGAATGGATGAACTTAATAGTAAGATGAGTGCTTATGCCACATCGTAGGAAGAAGTAAATTAGGTAGTAGAAACTTATAAAAAAGCTTTAGATAATCAAGATATAACTTTTGATTAGATAATTAGTAGTTCAACTGATTATTTAGCATAGTTAGAATATATATCTTCTGCTTATAACGTTGCTATTGAACCATTAGAAGAATTTATAAATACAAATGAAGATTTTAACGAATGGTTGAATGCTTTTGACGATTTTTCTGCTAGTGGAGATATTAATGAATACGTTAATGAATTAGATAATTAGCTTAAATAGGCAATAAATTTTGATGATTTAAAAGCTAATCTTTCAAATGGCGTAACCAATGAAATTGAAAACGCTTTCACTACTTTAAATGAAGCTTTACTTAATTCTGAAGGAAATACTAACTCAATTGATACAGCATTTAAAAATTTTAACGATACTTTAAAATAGTTAGGCGTAAATATGCAAGAAGTATCAGAAACAGATTTACCAAATTTAAACCAAAATGCTGTTAAAGCAAAAAATGAATTTGATTAGATAAAAGAAAGTATATAGAAATCAACAGATGATTAGGTTACTAAGTAGATGACACAATCTGTTGTTGGTATAACCACTGAATTAATTGGAATGGCTACTTCTGTTACAAATTTAGTTTCAAATATGAAGGATATATGGAGTGATAATTCTCTTAGTGGTTGGCAAAAACTTGGAAAAACAATTTTGTCAATAAGCGGTAATGCATCTGCTTTTACTGCCAATATACTTAAAGCGAAAAAAGACATTATAGCTTTTGCGGCATCTATAGAAGTAGCAATTGAAGAGAAAAATAAACAAAATACAACTAATGTAACTGGTACGGTAGTAGAAAATGCTAATGCGGCAGCCATGGATAGAAGTAGAAATGCAGCTACCTAGTTAGCAGCTGCAGAAACAACTGAAGCGGCAGCTACGGGTGAACAATCTGCTGCTAATGCCATTGAGTCTGGAACTGAAGTAGTATCATAGGCAAGTAGAACTACTACTTCTGGTATAACTTCTATAAATGCAGCTCTTACTTCGTTAAAAGCAAGTGCGGCTGCTGCAGGTACATCTTTAGGAGCAATTGCTACAATTGCAGGTGGTGTAGTAATTGGTATAGCTGCTGTCTCTGCGGCTATTTATGTTGCTTACAAAGCTTCAAAGCGGTTTGAAGAAGCTGTTAAATCTGCTAATACAATTTATAATACAAATGCTGAAATATTAAAAGAAATAAAATCAGAATATGAAGAATTAAAAGAAAGCTTAGAAGATTATAATGAAGCTTATTCTGCTATTGAAGATTTAACAAAAGGTACAGAAGAATGGAAAGAATAGGTTACCGAATTAAATGAACAAGTTTTAGATTTAATAGAAAATTATCCTGAATTAGCTAAGTATGTTTCTAATTAGAATGGCGTATTAACTATTAGTGAAGAAGGTTAGGAAGCTTTATTAGAAGCTTAGTAGAAAAAAGTTTCTACTGCATAGCTAAATACCTATTCATCTGCCTATGTAAATAAAGGTTATAGTATTGAATCAGCTAATAAAGAATTACAAAATAGTTTAAATAAATCAAATATATCTGTTTAGACTACTGATATATCAGGAACACTATCTAGTAATTATTTAACGGATATTTTACCTTCTAATCTTAAAGAAATTTTAATATCGTCAGCAAAAGATGGTTATAGTACGTTATATGATTAGTTAGGAATAGATTTATCTAAAAAAGAAAATACTATTAATGGTTATACAATAGAAACAAGTACCCTTACAGAAGCTATTGCTGAATTAGTTAATAGTAATAGTGATTTAATTGCTTCTATAGACAATTTAGAAGAATCTCAATCTGTATATGCTTAGGAAATGGCTAACGAAATTTATGACTATACAGAAGATAAAACTAAATCTGATAGTTATAATGAAGCTGTTAGCACAATGCTTGGAGATTCAGTACAAAAATAGCTTGATGAAATAGGCGA